TGGACAAGTTAAACCTGATTTTTCAGGTCCTGCTAATCCATCAAATGTTGAAGGCGTTGTAGAATTCTTAGGTTATTCACGTATTGATAAGAAACCTATGTTTAGAATTTTCCGTCAAACTAATGCAGCTGCAACTGGTCAAAATTGGGTATTCGATCAAAGAAAGAACACTTTAGGTCAAATGGAAACTGTTGTTGAAGCATTTCAAAATGGAACAATGGATACTAATGGAACACAAGGTGGATATACTATTGGCGGCGTAACAAATGTTTCAGTAGAACTTATTTCTACTCTTGAAGATCATCTTCCTGGATTCTCTAGTGGATTTAATCGTATTGGTTCTATGAACCGTGAGCAAGATGAAGCTCATTATCCTGGTGTTATTGGTCCTAACGTATCAACTAAGAGAGTACAAGTCGGTACTGTAGAAGTTAGCTCAGCATTAAAACGTACAGAAATTGAAGACATTAAGTCTCAAACTGGTATTGATATTGTTTCAAAACTAGAATCTGTACTTATTAACGAACTTTCACAAACTATTTCTAAGGAAATTGTTTACAAATTGTTCGAACTTGGTGAATCTAACCGTGCAAGTGCTCCTGTACATGCAGGTGTTACTGCTCCTTATAATACTGTATTTGACTTTGATGTTGACGCATATTTCGGTGGATCTGCTCCTGGTGGTGAAACTACTAACAGTGCACAACGTAAGTTATTAACTCGTCTTGACGCTGCTTCTAACTTCATTGCAACTGAAGGTCGTATAGGACCCGCACAGTATATTGTAACTAATGCTAAATTAGCTGCAACTCTTAAAACTGCTGCTGGTTATACTATTAGCCCTGTTAAAGCTGCTTTAAATCCTAATGGACAATTATATCCAATGGGACAAGTTGGAGATTTAACAGTATATATCGATCCTTATATGTTATATAACGACGATCGTATTCTTCTAGGTCGTAAGAACAATCCTGATCAACCAGGTGTAATTTTTGTTCCTTACTTAATGGCTCAATCAATTAGCTTGATTTCTGAAGCTACATTCGCTCCTAGAATGTTATTACGTTCTCGTTATGCTATTACTGATGTTGGTTTCTTTCCACAAAAGCAGTATATGGTTATGCGTGTTAAAGATACAGTTGGTTACTTACAATAGTAGATACTCAACGTATAAATATAAAAAAGTTGGTCAAATTGACCAACTTTTTTTTATAATTTTAAATTATTAATTTGTCCAATTCCATTTTATATTACCAGAATTATAAATTTTATAATATCCACGTTCTAACATTATTTCGTGTTCTGTTTTATTTATATCAAAACCTTCTTTTATTAATTGATCTTTTCTATATTTAAACCTATTTTCACGAATTCCATTTTTACTATAAAAATACCCTGGATTAGTTATTTTTTCTAATTTAAACCCTAGTTTTTCATATAAATTACTATATCCCCAATCTAAATCTTGATATGTAATAATTTTAGTTGGATTATATTGTTTAATAAAATGTTTAAATAGCTTACTTAAACCACCAACTATATGGTATTTTTCTGCAAAACGATATAATTCATATTCATTTTCTTTAGATTGTTGGTTCATGTTTTTTCTTAAATTACCAAATCCAATAACAGAAACTAATTCATTGTTATAATATAATCCTAATTTAACTTTAGTTGCTATATATCCTTGAAGATGATACTCATTTAAAAATTCTTTATATTCATTATTTGTTAATTCTTTAATTTGACATTTTCTAGCGTATAAAACTTTTTCTTTGTTAAATATTATTTTAAGTCTACGTTTAATAATATCATGCTTTAAATACCAATCATCTTCCCATATTTGAATTAATCTAATATTTTTATCTTTTGCTAAATTTAATTTGTTTTGATGATAAAATTTATCTTTAAACAATTCACTATGCCAATAAACTCCATTTGTTTCAATTGCTAAATCATATTCTGGAATATAAATATCTAGTTCTAAAGGTGAGATAATAGATCTATCATTTTTAACATATTTAATATTTAGTTTATCTAAAAAATAACAAATTTCATTATGAAAATTAGAATATGAATTTATTGGATTACAATATACACAAATATTTTGATTTGCTTTATTTCTATAATATGCAAATTTCCAATTTACAGTATATTCATTATTGCATTTATCGCACTTAAATGTTAATTCTCGTTTATCATAATTAAATGATATAATATCATAATCGTTAAATCTATTTTTTTGTATTTGTATCCATTTTATTTTATTATTTTCTTTATATTGTTTTGATTGTGAGTAATTTTTTACACCATATCGTTTTAAATTTGTTTGTTTTGTTTTTTCTTGTATTTCTTTAGATTGTGTAGGATATTCTACATTAAATTTTTTTAAATTTGTTTGTTTTGTTTTTTCTTTATATTCTTTTGTTTTTGAAAAACATTCAACTCCATATTTTTTAAAATTTGTTTGTTTTGTTTTTTCTTTAACAATTTTAGATTGATTTGCGTATTCTGTATTATATTTTTTTAAATTTGTTTGTTTTAATTTTTCTTTTATTTCTGAAGAATACATTGGATGTTCTACTCCATATTTTTTTAATAATGTTTGTTTTCCTTTTTCTCTAATTTTTTCAATTTGTAACGTATGTTCCACTCCATATTTTTTAAAGTTATTATATTTTATTTTTTCTTGTATTTTTTTAGATTGACTAGGATTTTCTACACCATATCGTTTTAAATTAGTTTGTTTTATTTTATCTTTTATATTTTTTGATTGATAAACATTTTCTACTCCATATTTTTTTAAATTTGTTTCTTTAGTTTTTTGTAATTTACAAGATTTATTACCACAACTATGTTTTTCTTCTTTTACAAAACGTTTATATACACCTGTAAATATTTTATTACAATAATCGCATTGTATTTCTACAATTTCTTTAGATCCTTTAGTTAAATCTAATACATTTATTGTTAATTTTTCATTTGATTTAGCGTTATATCCTAATTTTTTATAATAACTAACGTTTTTATTTGTTATATTAATTGTTATTTTTTTATTTAGTATCATAATTATTTATTTGTCCAAATCCATTTTATATTACCAGAATTATAAATTTTATAATATCCACGTTCTAACATTATTTCGTGTTCAGTTTTATTTTCATCAAAGCCTTCTTTTATTAGTTGTTGTTTTCTGTATTTATATCTATTTTCACGAATTCCATTTACAACATAAAAATAGCTTGGATCAGTTATTTTTTCTAATTTAAACCCTAACTTTTCATATAAATTACTATATCCCCAATCTAAATCTTGATATGTTGTAATTTTAGTTGGATTATATTGTTTAATAAAATATTTAAATAATTTTGCAAGTCCACCAACTACATGGTGTTTTTCAGCAAAACGATAAAGTTCATATTCATTTTCTTTAGATTGTTGATTCATTGATTTTCTTAAACTTCCAAATCCAATAGCAGAAACTAATTCATTATTATAAAATAAACCTAATTTAATCTTTGTTGTAACATAACCTTGAAGATGATATATATTTAAAAATTGTCTATATTCTTTAGAATTTAATTCTTTAATTTCACATTTTCTAGCGTATAGAACTTTTTCTTTATTAAATATTATATTAAGTCTGTGCTTAATTATATTTTGTTTTAAATACCAATCATCTTCCCATATTTGAATTAGTCGAATATTTTTATTTTTTGATAAATTTAGTTTATTTTGATGATAGAATTTATCCTTGAATAATTCACTATGCCAATAAATTCCATTTGTTTCAATTGCTAAATCATATTCTGGAATATAAATATCTAATTCTAAAGGTGAAATTATAGATCTATTGTTTCTAGTATAATTAACATTTAATTTATTTAAAAATAGTTGAAGTTCAGTTTGAAAATTTGATATATATTCTTGTTTTAAGCATTCAGTGCAATATATTGGTAAGTTGTGTTTTAATCTATAACGTAATATATTAACATTATTTATTGAGCGATTTTCATTACATTTTTCACATTTTATTAATATATTATTAGAATCTATTATATTAATGATTTGTTTAACATTATTGAATTCTTTTTTATATTTTAGAATTGTATTATTTTTTGTTGTTTTAGATATTTTTTGTCTAGTTGTTTTATCTTGTAAAATACTATTTACTCCATATCGTTTTAAAACAGTTTGTTTAATTTTATTTTTAATGGTATCTGAAGAAATTGCACAAGTACTTCCGTATTTTTGCAGCATTGTTTGTTTAATTTTTTCCTGATATTCTTTAACTTTAAAAATTGATGTTTTTCCATAACGCTGAAGTGTTGTTTGTTTCATTTTGTTTTTAATATTTTCATTTTGAAGTGCATGTTCAACACCATAACGTTTTAACATTGTATTTTTAAATTTCTTTTTATATGTATCAGTTTGACTATTATGTTCAACACCATATTTTTTTAACATTGTTTGTTTATATTTTTCTTGTGTTTCTTTATTTTTTACCGTACAACTTTTTGAACAAAAATTTGGGTATCCTATTGTAGAATTTTTAAATTTTAATTCTTTACCGCATGTTTTACATTTAGGAATTTCATAAATTTTATTTTTAATATGCCATTTTAATTGAGAAATTGACATATTTATAAAATTATATTTTTTTGCAAAATTTTTAATATATTGTAATACTTCTGGATAATGTTTATTTAAATATTTTTCTCTAGACAACATTCCAGAAGTATCTTGTTTATTGATTATATTTAGTATTTCTTGTTCAGTCATATTATATTAATATATTGTTATATAAATATAATAAAAATATATTTAATAGTTTAAAAAAATAATATATAATTAAAAAATAACAAATTAAAACATGACTGTAAATCCAAATTGGATGGTTCCACCAATAAAGCCAAAAGTTATTGCAAATCAACGTTTAGGTAGAATATATTTAGATGTAGATATAAGAAAAGGAGTATTAAGAAATATATTAGAAGATGCAAGTTCAAATATTGATGAATTAAAAGATTATGTACATTTAATAATACATGCTGATTTAAATTCATATATAAATGTTGAAGGTGTTGAAGTAAAATGTACATTATTAAATAAAATAAGAGCTAAAATATACTTACATTTAATTGAAAATGGCACATATGGAGCTAACTAGTTTTAATAATTTTATTAATGATTTGAATTCAATTGGATATAAAAATCCATTTAATTTAAATGAAATAATAATAAATAATGATGCATCTTTTGAATTTAAGTTTAAAGATGACATTGTTTATATTACTAATGTCACTGTATATGATATTCGTGATTTAAGAACAACATTTGCATTAAAACAAATTATAAAATTAATTGATAAGTATAATGTTACATTAGCAATTGCACCATTTATAATTAGTGATACAGGATTAAAAGATGAAGAATTTTTATCTTGGATACAAGATTTTAAATTTGAATATGAAAATGGAATATTAATACGTAAAAATTAAATATTTTCCGTACCAAAAAAATATTCTGTTTCTTCAATTAAAGTATCCATAGGTTCGTCAGGTACATCTAAATGATTTTTTAATATTTCTGCCATTCGTTGTTTCATTTTTTCAGGTAAATAGGAATATTCATTTAGTATATATTGAACAGTTAAACGACGGTCATTTTCCATCATATATGAGAAATTTCTTCCTTCAAAACTATTACCTTCTGTGATTTTAATATGATCAAAATCACCTAAATGTGACACATCTAATATTGAAATTAAATATCCATTATATGATAATGTCCATTTAACTGGCGTTTTATATGGATGTGCTTTTTCGTATAATCGTTGTATTAATTTTTTATACCATTTATATTTTATTAAGAACATTAATATTAATTATTATTTTTTATCTTGTTGATGAAAATGCACCACCACCTAATATGCCAGCACCTAACACAAATCCAAAATTATACCATCCACCATTATTATTTACTGCGTATATTGTAACAGTATCTGAAAATAAACTTCCAATAAACGTAAATGGACTAATTAGTCCATGCCATAAACCTCCCCAAAATCCATAAATTGTTAGTCCATGTGTACACTGCGTGACATCTACAGTGTGAGCGCAGCTACTTAATATTAATAAACTTATAATTAATGTAAGTATAATTTTTTTTGACATTTTAAACAATTAAAGTTTTTTTTCTATTATTTATAGAAATATTAAAATATAAGTTTTATGATAATTAAAAAAATTACTATTAAAAATTTTAAATCATTTGGTAATAATGAACAAATAATAGAATTAAATCCACAATATGGAGAATTAATATTATTATCAGGAAGAAATGGTGCTGGAAAATCATCAATACCTGAAGCTATAGATTATTGTTTATTTAATAAAGTAAAAGGTAAAAAGAAAAAACACGTTGTATTATCTTCATTACCAAATAGATTAAATAATAATTTATATACATCTTTAGAATTTGTAATTGATGATATTGAATATAAAATTGAACGTGGAATGAATCCAAATAAAGTTATATTGTATGAAAATCATGCAAAATATAATAGAACTGGATCAAAAAATGTAAATAAAAAGATAGAAGATACTATAAATATTGATTTAGAAACATTTAAATCATTTATTTCTATGTCTATAAATGATTTTAAAAATTTTATGACGTTATCACCTGATGAAAAACGAACATTATTAGATAAATTATTTAATTTAGGTGTTTTAAATGATTTAGTTAAAATACTTAAAAATTTAAAAACTAATAATGAAAAGGAATTAATTAAATATGATGAACAAGCTAAGTTATTTGAACAAAATATTGAAAGTTTTCAATTAACGATTGATAAAATAAAAGAAGCACAAAAATCATCATTGGAAGATGAAATTAATACAACTCGTGAAGAAATTTTATCTAAAAAAGAAGAATTTTTAAATATTCAAAATAAAATTAATAAAATAAAACAGAATGAAATTAAATTAAAAGATATACAGCGTGAAGAAAATAAAAAAATTCGTGAATTAGAATATACAATTCGTGAATATAAAAGACAATTAGATTTATATGCAAATGATAAATGTCCTGTTTGTGGAAGTGATTTACAATCAGATGAACATTTAAATAAACAAGATTTAATTAAATCACAAAAAGAACAAACTGAAAAAATATATCAAGAATTACTTAAAAAACAAACAAAACTTGAAAAAAAAGAAAATCAATTACGTGACTTATATGACAAAGCTAATAAATCATTTGGTGAGTTAAAACAATATTTATCACAATTAAAAACTAAGTTACAAGACCTAAAAAATAAACAAAGTGTTGAAAAGGAATCACAAGAAATAGTTGAATTACTTAAAAATATAGAAAAAAATGAAAAATCATTTAAAATAGCTAATAATAATAAAGATAAATGTATTGTTAATCAAAATATATTTAAAAAATTAGATGAATTATTTTCAGATAATGGAATTAAAAAATCAATTATATCATCAATAATTAAACCAATTAATAAGTATATTGATGAAAATCTTTCATTATTAGATATGCCATTTAAAGTTACATTAAATGATCAATTTAACGCAACTATTACATTACTTGGAAATGAAGTTGACGTTGAAACACTTTCAACTGGTGAAACTAAAAAAGTTAATATTTCAATAATGCTTGCATATTTAAAAATGATTAGAATGAAACGTAAAATTAATGTTTTATTTTTAGATGAAATATTTTCTTCAATAGATATTGAAGGAATTAATGCAATAATACACATTTTAAAACGTTTTGCAAGAGAATGGAATGTTAATGTATTTTTAGTTCATCATAGTTATTTAGATAAAAATTTATTTGATAGAATATTACATGTTGAAAAAAATATAACTTCGTATATACAAGAAGAACGTATTAAAAATGTAAAAGAAATAAAATTTGAAATTGAAAATGATTTTAATAAAATAAATAATATAAATGATATAAATAAATGATAATTAAAACATCTTTATTAGAATGGTATGGTGTCATTCAGGGAGGCGTAGCAGCATTTATAGCAATTACTATAGATGATATTAAAACAATAGAATCAATATACTGGGTACACCCTAACGGGTCACGGACACTTCATACGTCAACAGAGTTTCTAAATTTATTTAACGTTGAAAAAATTGAAGATTTAAGTTTTTATAATGATTTATTAGATGATATAGATTCAATATTACCATCACGAGATGAAATATTTAATACATTTTTATTTAATTCAACTAGTGGTATCAGCTAAATTTATATTTTTCCTGAAATGATAAATTCGTTTGTGTCACATCAACTAAATAATTTTTAAGAGCTAAACGACCAATTAAAACTGGTTTTGTCATTGTTTCACGATCAGTTAATGTTAAAATTGTTTCAACATCTTCATTAAATATTCTAATTGTTGTTTTAATTGTATATCTATTTTCACTTTCTCCATTTGAAGATGTTATTTCCTTAATTGTATATTTTTTAGTTTTATACACTTTATCAGGAAATTTATATGAATGATGATTACCTATTTTAAAATATAATGTATCTCCTTTTACTTTTTTATATGTACAATGTAGTGCTGACATAAATGCACCTGTATCAATTTTGCATGGAACGTCTATTAATTGTAATTCTGTAAAATCTAAAAAATCAGTTCGTCCTATAATCTTTTTCATGTATTATATATTAAATTAATCTGATTTTTTTATAATGTCAATAGATGATATTAAATCAATTAAATGTTTCTTAAATTTTTCTGGATTTTTAATTTCAATATTTGGTGTACTAATTAATTCAAGTTCACTACTAATATTAATTGAACTTTTTTCTTCATCATTAACATTTAATCTTAATGATAATGTATTATCTATATGTGTTATTAATATTTCCATTATTTATAATCTTCAAATGTATCATCATTAAAAAACGTATCAGAATCATAATTAACATGTTCTGACCAAAATTCATTATATTTAAATTCCATATATAAAAGATCTAGTATTGGTGCTGTTTGAATTGGTTGAACTGGTACTAAATCCATTCCAAGCGTTCTAGCTGTAATTTTTTTACATATTGGTAATAAACCGTCTAATATTGAATGTTTAGGTGATTCTTCTGGTAAATTATCAAATATTGTATTTTCAAAAATATCCATTATGTTAAATTATGTTTAAATTTTCTATATTTTTTAGCATCTTCAGATGACATTATATTATTCATTTCAGAATATGGAGGAATAATATTAACTTTATACAAATTATCACCTCTAAGATATTTATTATACAGTTTACGTATATTATATTTTAAAGATTTAATAAGTTTAAATTCAATAATTCTTGCGTTATTTTTTACAGCGCCATTTGGAAATAAACCTAATTCTTTTTCAGTATCAATGAAATTATTTGAAAATTGAACTGAAATTTGAACAATTCTTGGATTTTTATCTTTTAATTTTTCATAAAATGTTGTACCTAATTGATATGTAACAATTTTATTATTTCTAATTAATTTTTCAATTATTTCAGGTATATCATTATGTAATTCTTTTATAACATTTTTTGTTCGTTCCATTGATAATATAAAACGTAAATCAGCTAACTCGTGTTCTGTGAAATATGTTTTTTTATTTAATTTTTTATTAATTAATCTATTATATTTATTAGGACTAAATGAACCAATTGGATTACCATTTTCATCAATTAATTCATCATCTGATTCTGCATGTCCAGTTAATAATAAATATTTTAAATCATCTATATGATTTTTATATTTTTTTAATGTATCTAATAATAGTTTATATTCATCACCAATTCTTACAACAGACGAATCCTTTTTAAATGGTATAGATTTTAATATTATATTAGTTGGAGATTCATGAACACCATCATCTGTTACATCTGGTTTAGTTTCTGGCTTACTATCAGGATTTATTATAACTTTTATTTTAGAATATTGAGCTTTCTTTTTATATAAATCTTCAATTTTATTACCATTATGCTCTAATTTTGCAGTATACGTTACATACGCAGGAGTTTTTGATAATAAATCATAAATTTTTTCAGCATTTTCTTTCGTAGGAGTTAAAACTTCATAATATTTTTCATCAGCTTCATATTCTGGACGAGTTTTTAATGTATCTTCATCTGTTTTAAAAAATTTTATTTCAACATTGTCAGGATTTTCATTTGGACGATATTTTTTAATTTGTTTTCTAATCTCTTCTATTAATGCTTCTTTATCATTTTCAAAATTATCTTTAACAAAATTATTTAAAATTTCTTTTGATACTTTATTATTTATAATACCTTTATTATTATCATTAATAAATTTAATTTTTGTTACATCATAACCTTGTTTTGATAAATAATTTTTAATATCAGCTATAACACGTTCAGATAAAAAATTAGCTCTATCTTCGGCTAATTTTTTATTATTAATGTAATTAAAATTTCCTTTATTTCCATAATCAGTGTTCACCCATGATGCTGATGCGCGTGTTATTATTTTTACTTCTTCAATTTTTGGTTTTTTACCATCTTTAGTGTTTTTCTTAATAAATTCATCTAAACGTTTTATAGCTTTATTTAAATAAATTTTATATGTTTCTTCATCAACTTTAGCACCATTATATTTAAATTCATTATTAAATGTTATAATAAAACTATCGTATGGCGCATTATTATTTTCTTTTTTATTATCTTTGTTCTCTTCTTTATTATCATTGTTTTGATAATATTCTAATAAAAAATGTGAATAATTCTTAAAATATTTCATGTATTATATATAAAAAAAGATCAACTAAATAATAGTTGATCTTTTTGTTTATAAAATATGTTAAAATTATTCTTCAGTTTTTTCAATTGTTGGTTCATCAACTTGATTTTCTTCTTTTGCTGATTCTTCTAATTCCTTTATAATTTTTTCTCTTTCTTCAGGTTCTAATCCAACAGTCCATTGATAAATTTCTTTACTTAATTTTTCAGAATCTGCATTATATTTATTAAATATTTTAGAAATATTACCAATTTCTGTTAATATACTTGCAAACATTTTAGTTTTTTCATCATTTAAATTAGTTAAAGTCATATCTTTAATTAAATGATGTAATAATGTTGCTTCATTAATAGTAATTTCAAGATTTTCAATTGTTTCCTTGTTTCTTGGAACAATATTCATATCAATAAAATCAAAAAATTCTTCTTTTAGTTTATATCCAATAAAAATATCTTCTTCAGTATAAACGCGTTTATTAACTACATAATTTCTAATAAAATGAAGTTCTTTTCCAGTTATTCTAAATTTATATTTTAGATCTCTTAAATAGTCAGTATATTCATTCCACAATTCTTGACTTTGTTTGTGAACCTCATCCTTTGCTTCTAATTCTAAACTAGCAGCATCTTTATTTTCTTCAATAAATGTTTTAATATTATTAGCCTTTTCTTCTAAAACATCTTGAATATCTTTAGGTAATATTAATCCTTTTTCTAGTAATTCTTGTACTTGATCATTTAATAATTCTTCTTTGTTCATATTATTATTTTTTTATTTTTTTTATTTACGTGTAAATTCATCAGCTAATTTATCTTGTAATTGTTCTGATGTTAAACTATCTAATTGATTAGCTCTTGCAACAGCATCTAAACCATATCTATTAATTAAACTTGAAAATGTTATCATATCAGGTTTAATAAATGTTATTTTTCCAGTTTCTAAATTTACTGTGATTTTATCAATTTCCTGAAGAAATAATATTTCTCTAACAGTATCATCATCTATTGCATCAAATAAATTTTCATTAATTGAAATTATAACATCATAATTTAATGCAAATGACATCATTTCATTTAATTTATGTAATTTAATTATTTGCTTTTGTCTATCTGCATGAATAAGCAAATATTTTAAATCATACGGTAAGCTAATTTTTGATATTAATTTATCAAAAAATTCCTGTGTTTCAGGACTAATAGTGTCAAATTTGGGTCTACTTACATTTTCCATATTTATTATAATTAATTGTTTATAAAAGTTTTAAAAAAAGCATAACTAAAAAAGTTATAAATGTTATAATTCCTAGTATATAAAATGTGTATAAAATTTTTTCAATATTTAAATATTTGTATCTAAAAACTATCAAGTAATTTAAATTATCAATTTTTGTTAATTCTTCTCGTATAATAAATTCTTTAATTTGATTATTTACTAAAAAAGTATCAAATTTAATAAGCCATTTACGTAAATATTCTTCAGTTAATGCATTTACGTGTTCACTTCCATATATCTGAGTTTCATCTGGAATATTAATTACTGTGTATAATCTGTTAATATTATCAACTCTAACATTAAAATTTTTTAATAAATCATCTTTAAGATTATTTAAAATTTCCTTATACGTATAATAAAATCTAATACGTTTAAAAATATTCATATATTATTTACACATTTATACGTTATATAATAAATGTATTAAAAGTTTAATTAGAAATAGGGCCATTTTTTAATTTTTCAATACTTTTAGATTTTATCAATTTTTGTTGTGAAACTAATAATTTTTTATTAATTGAAATTAATTCAGTTAATAACATTTCAATATTTGATTGATTAGACTGTGAATTATTGTTTAATGACATTATTTGTTGTTGTGTATTTAAATTAATCGGATTATTATTATTTAATTCAGGTTTATTACTTAAATTGTCATTATGAGATTGTTCATTAGTTGATTTATTTTCTTTTATATTTTCAATTCTTTCAACTTTAGTTTTTATCATTTCTGGAGTGTGTAATATTTCTTTAAATTCATTTGATTTATTATATTCATTATTTGTTTTTTTAATAAATGAATTATTATTTGAAATTAATTTTGAATTATCTACGTTTGTAGTTATATCATTTTGTTTATTAATTATTGGTTGTTCTTCTAAAGATGTCGTAATATTTTTAGTATTAATATTATTTAATTCATTTTTATTGTTTTTATTAAAAATTTTACTTATATTTTCTGGTTTAATTTCATTTGTAATATTATCAACCTTACTTAATAACTTTTCTGGTTTAATTTCATTTGCAATATTTTCAACCTTATTTAATAACTTTTCTGGTTTAATTTCATTTGTAATATTGTTAACTTTACTCAATATTTTTTCATTATTAATATTAAGTTTATCAGATATATTTTTATAAATATTATTTGGATTAATATTATCAATTTTTGATGTAATATTATGCAATGATTTATTGACTATATTAGATAAATTTTGTGTTTGATTTTCTACGTTTAAAGATTTAGATATTTTAGATATAAATTTATTATCATTTGTTAAATTTGAAATATTACTTGTAACATTATCAACATTAGTAAATTTAGATATATTATTAATTAATTTTTCATTATTATTTGTTATTTTAGATAATGATTTTTCAATTTTATCTGAAAATTTGTTTGTTATATCATTTGTTAAATTAATAATATTATCTGATTTAGGAATTATATTTTCATTATTTTTATTATCATTAATTTTCAAAATATTTTTATTTAATAAACTTAAATTTGATTCTAATTTATCATAAATATCATTTATTTTATTATTTGATTTAGGTTCATCTAAATCTTTTTCAGATTCATCTTTGTTTTCATTTAAAGAAATATTATCTAGTGTTTTAGTTACAATATTAAGTGATTCATTTTTATTTGCATTTAATTTTTTTGCATTTACATCATTTATATCATTTACAATTGATGTATTATCAGAAGTTTGTTGTTTATTATCCTTTGTTAATACTTCAATATTTTCTAAATTTTTATTATTAACTTCAACATCTGCATCAATTTTTTTAATACCAGATGATATTTCTTCTATTTTATCAATTATTCCTTCCATATTATGGATTATTTATTTTAAGTATTTTCTTTTTACATTCTAAATATGTCATATTTTTATTCCATCCAACTTCATTTAAAATAAGTTGTTCAATTCTTTTATTTTTTTTATCAAAATCAGTATTATTAATAACATCAATGTTACTAATTAAACTTTTATCTAATAATATTGCATTTTTAAATTCATCAGTTAAACTACCACAATTAATATATTCTTTTTGCCATATCATTTTGATAAAACTTTGTTTTACATATGTAATAAAATTACTTAAATGTTTAGCATCATTTATAAATGCTTTAATATATGTTTTCATTGTTATTGGTGTACTTAAATCGTGTATTGCATAATTTAATTCTGAAGAAGAAACTGTTTCAATTCTTTCAATAATATATGATTTTAAATTTGAAACGTAATAAAAAATGTGCGGTGCTTCATTCAATTTAGAATATTTTTTATTTTTAAATGGTTGACGAATATATTGTTTTTTTGCTGAACTATATTTATATGTTCCAAGTGCAACAAATGTATTAATATTATTTGAATTTTTTCCAACATGATACATTACAATATTATAATCATTCATATTAAACATATAATATTCTTTTTCTTTTAAATTAAAATCGTCAAATGGTCTAATTATTGTAACATCTGAAACATTTTTAGATATATCTTTAACTGCATCTGGAACTTCTTGAATTAATTCATCTAATTTTGGATCATTTTTTGTCTCAACATGATAATTAGATATATTAAATACGTTTGATAAAACATTAACATTTAAATATTCATCATATATTTGATATAATTCATTAATTTTTATATTCCACAAATCAGTTAATCGTTGTTTTGTATTACTATCATTTTCTTTATTTGATTTATAATTTATTATTTGTGTAGCAGAAATTACAATATTTTTTAATTTATATAATGGTAAAAGTTTTGTTCTATCGTGTTTCATTATATTTTTAATATGTTCATCTAATTTATCTGTTAATATTTCTAAATCATTTATTATTAATTTTGCATTATCATAATCATCATCAATAGTATTAATATTAGTTTTTATAATTTTTAATATTTTTAATGCATCTTTATTAAATGTTAAAATTCTTAATAATTTTTCATATTTTAATAATATGTTAAATGCTAATTTTTTAACATCAGGGAATTGAATATGAGATATTTCATTTTCAATTTTATTAGATAGTTCTTTTTCTTTTTCTTTAACTTTATTTGAACGTTTTGTTAATATATTATCATATTTAAGAATTGTATCACTTAAAATTTTATCAATTCTTATTATTTTTGATTTTATTAAATATGCTTTAATACTAACAATGTTTCTTAATTTATTTAATAATCTATTTCCTTGTCCAAGCGTTAATATATTCCAAGCTGTTACAAAAACTTTTAATTTATTTTTACCTTCTAATAATAAATAATTATCATAATTATAAATGTGTTTCATCTTATATTTTTTAATTTTTATTTTTAATAGTTAAATGATTATAACTATATTTTTCATTTTCAATAATAACATAATCTTTTTCAAAATTTATTTTAAATCTACATGTATCTGTATCATATATTTTTATATTTTTATAATATAATTCAAAATTATTAGATTTACTCATGTTATAAAAACGTTGTTGTATTAAATTTGTATTATTTATATGAAAATCTTTTTTATTTTCTTTAATTATTGGTTCTTCAACTACTTCTTTAATTGGTTCTTCAATTGGTTTTTCAATTGGTTCTTCAACTACTTCTTCAATTGGTTTTTCAACTACTTCTTCAATTGGTTTTTCAATTGGTTCTTCAACTACTTCTTCAATTGGTTTTTCAATTGGTTCTTCAACTACTTCTTCAACTACTTTTTCAATTGGTTCTTCAATTGATTCTTCAATTGCAGGTTCTTCAATTGGTTCTTTAATTGGTTCTTCAATTGCAGATTCTTCAACTACTTCTTTAATTGGTTCTTCAACTACTTCTTCAATTGGTTCTTCAACTACTTCTTCAATTGCAGACTCTTCAATTGTTTCTTCAATTGGTTCTTCAACTACTTCTTCAATTGCAGACTCTTCAATTGGTTCTTCAATCGGTTCTTCAACTACTTCTGCAATTGCAGACTCTTCAATTGTTTCTTCAATTGGTTCTTCAACTACTTCTTCAATTGCAGACTCTTCAATTGGTTCTTCAATTACAGGTTCTTCAACTACTTCTTCAATTGCAGACTCTTCAATTGGTTCTTCAATCGGTTCTTCAACTACTTCTGCAATTGCAAACTCTTCAATTGGTTCTTCAATTGGTTCTTCAACTACTTCTTCAATTGCAGACTCTTCAATTGGTTCTTCAATTGGTTCTTCAACTACTTCTTCAATTGCAGACTCTTCAATTGGTTCTTCAACTGATTCTTCAATTTGTTCTTCAACTGATTCTTCAATTTGTTCTTCAATTTTATGTTCTTCAATTGGTTCTTCAACTGCTTCTGCAATTGCAGGTTTTTCAATTTCATGTTTTTCAATTTCAGGTTCTTCAATTGGTTCTTTTTTAATTATTAATAATTCTATTTTTTCGTTTTTTTGTTGATCAATTTTAATTGTTTCTTTTTGTAATTCTTTAAGTTTTTCAGATGTTTTTTTATTAATATTTTCAATGATTTCATTTTTTCGTTTTTCGTTTTCAATATTTTTTTGGATATTGTCTTTTTGTGTTTTTTTATTAATTTCGTTAGTTTCTTCTTGTTTAGTATTTTCATAATGCTGTATATTATTTTTTTTATTATGTTTATGTTCTGACGCTTTGCCAGTTGGCTCAGGTATATTTCTATTTAAAACCTTTGCTACTACAATACCAATTGTACTTACAACGTTTTTTCGTTTTTTAGTTCTTCTTCTTTTTGCCATATATTTATATATTTATTTTTTATTAAACTAATTAACATATTTATATTATAATATACAATAAACTAATAATACTTTATATATGAAAGCTTTTTTAATAAGCGATACACATTTAGGATCGCACCCAATAAAATTAGATTATTGGCTATATGATGTTGTTAAAGATTATTTTGACAATTTCTTTTTTCCAACTATTGAAAAATATAAAGAAGATGGAGATATTATAATACACTTAGGAGATTTTTTTGATGATAGATCAATATTACCTGTAAATGTAATTGATTATGGTGTAGAATTAGTTGAAAAAATGGCATCAATTTTACCAGTTCATATAATATTAGGTAATCATGATATTTATACTGAATATGATAATAGTATTCATAGTATGAAATGGACTAAACATATTAATAATGTCACATTATATGAAAATCCAAAATTAATTAAATTAAGTACTAAAAACGCTTTAATGATGCCTTGGATGCAATATAAAAAAGATGAACGTGAATTATTAAATAAAACTAAAGCTGATTATGTGTTTTGTCATTCTGATTTAAAAGGTGCATATAATAACAAAAAAGTTAAAATGCGTGGTGGAATGGACATAAAAGATTTTAAAAATTTTAAACAAGTTTGGTCGGGTCATATTCATTTAAGACAAAAAACATATAATTTTCAATTTGTAGGATCACCATATCATCTAACTAGACATGATATAGATGATCAAAAAGGTTTATACATATTAGATATTGATAAAGGAACATATGATTTTATACCAAATAAAATTTCTCCGGAATACAAAATATTAGAAATAACTAAAGCTGAAGATATTAAAAAACTAAATTTAGATAATTATAATAAAGATAGAATAGATTTAAAAATATCTAATAAATTATTAATTGAAAATAAAGAAATAAGAAGTAAAGTAGAAGAATTATTACAAAATAATAAGTTTGAAAAAATTGATTGGCAAGATGAAATAGAATTAGAAGATGTTGTAGATGAAGCAGATGTTGATTTTGTTGAAGGTGAAGTAGATTATAATATTAAAAAACTTACATACGAGTATGTAAATAAACAAAAATTTGAAGAGAATAGTATTATAAAAGATCATATATTAAAAATACTTGATCAAATGTTTGAAATTTACGAAACCACAAAAAAAGATTAAACTTTACAATAATAAAAATTATAAATTAAAAAAATAAATATAATATTATGATAATAAGAATTGGAAATGAAAAACTAAGATTTGACACAGATAAAGAACCAGTATTATTTATAATGTCTGAAGATGAAAGATTAAGACTTATTTATAATTTAACTGCAATGAAACCAAAAAATAAAACAAGAAAATATATGATTGTCCCTGGTAACATGGAAAACGATGATAAAAAAGAATATTTAAATTTAGAATAAATTATGGCTAAAAGAGGACGTAAAAAAAACAAAATTGTATGTAGTTTTGATTTAGAAGAATATGAATTTGAAGATTTAATAAAAATAACTAAAATTAATGGTCCTGTTTTATACAACACATATGTTCATAAAAAATATAAAGATAAATTACCTCCAGATTGGAAATTACATAACAAGTACTCTGAATGATTCAGAACTAGGAGGAGCTACAGCAAATTGAACTGTTATTGCATTATCATCAACACGTTTTATTTCTACATTCATATTTTCATATGATCCTCCTGCTGTACTTGGTGTATATGAATAAACTTGAACAATTACATCCATTGTTCCAATATTATGTTGTATAGTGAATACTGTCGTATTATCATCACCATATATTGTATATACTTTTTTAAATACATTTATAGAATTATCAACATATGATTTTACAGCTTTTTGAGATGGTATTAATATATCGGAGTTTGCACTTAAATTTCCATCAGTATCTAATATAATTTGTTTTCCAGGTATTTTATTCACGTTATACATTATATTTTTATTATTTATATAAATTATTATGTTTCACTAACATTAAATTTAAACATTATTATATCATCATTTTCAATATGATATCCAGCATTTACAGAATGCCAAAACATTAGAACATTATCTAAATTATTATTAGCATTAGCAACAGCATCTAAAATATTATCAGCAATATTTATTGTATCTAATGTACTAATGCCTGTTATATTTGAACCAACATTTGAGCTTACAATAGCTATATTATTATCAATACTTATAATATTAACATAACCATAATTTGGCGTTGTTATTTTTAAAATTTGACCAACATAAAATGTTCCAGCATTTACAATCTCAAAACTTTGTGGCGCACCATTCGTTATGTCTCCAGATGCATCAACAGTTGTTACTGTACCAAATGCGTATGCTCTTCGTGGTTCAATTTCAATTGTTTTTATATTATTAATGTATAATTCAGTATCTATAACACTAGGTATTAGTGGTAATTTTGTATTTGTTAATATTTGCCAATCATTGATTTCTGGAGCGCTTGCTTCAGGTATTAATTCTATTTCGTTTGGAATAGTTTTTTCAAAATATTGATTTATCCATGTTGAACTATCAAATCTAATAATAGAATGTAAATTGTAATCAACAGATGAAAAAGTTCCAGTAGTTGGCGTATATAAAATCCAACCACCATTATTTGTAGAATTTGCAGCTGCATCCCAATATGTTGCAATTTGATTTTCAACTATACTACCATTAGTTGTTGTATCTGTTTCAGGATTATAAATTGGTAAATTTAATGCATCAGGTCCAATATGAATAAACCTAGTTCCATTAGTTATTGTAACAGTTGCAGCATATTCTGTTAATTCAGTATCTTTATAAATATCAATAGTAGTTTGTCCTGCTGTACTATTACTTAAACTATTTGAATATCCTAATACTGAATCTTGCCATTCTCCAATAGAACCATTATTACTTCCACTTCCGCCACCCCAACCAGTATCATCAGCTGTTAATCCAATATATTCATAACAACTAATATAAGGTGGATTTGATGGATCAACACCTGGAGGATTACCATCCATAAATGTCAAAACACCAGTGTCAGGATCTAAATACCATTCATTTGCACCAGAAAATATTGGATCGCCGCCTCCAGTTTGTAATACATAACTATAACTTGTTCCATCACCATAATTAAATGGTATTATTCGTTTTGGAACACCAAACCAATATGACAATGGAAATCCATTAATAGGAGTTAATTGAACTACAGACAAATATTTAACAACATTTGGAACTTCTTGTGCAACAGTAGGTATTTTATTAGAATCAATCCAAATTTGAGATAAATCTACAAAACTTCTTCCTGTAATAGGCTGTTCAAAATAAGGTGTATCAGGATTTGAATTTGATACTCCGGCTGCTATTTTTTTAAATAATAAATCTGTATATAATTGATTTTGTCTGTCTGTTATTGCCATTTTATAACTCTATTTTTTATGTTATTGTAATTGTCGCAAATCTATTACTAGTTCCTTGTCTTATTCCAACTCTAACGATAACATCTCCAATTTTTGGATCGCTTCCAAATGTAATATATCTTATTCGTCCATTATTAGTTGAATCTGGACTATTTATCACATATGCATCACGCGCAGTAGATGGACCAACAGGATCATCTGTACCTGTTGGATTTCCACTACCACCATATGCTGCCATACAATTTAACCACCCATCACCACCAGTTGGTGCAGATCCGTCAACTCTTAACAAAATAATTAATCCATCAGGTTGTTTTGAATTCCAAGTTGCGCCACCAAAATTTAATTTTAATGATGTAATATTATTAATTGATCCTATTTTAATATCAATATATCTCCAATCTGAGGCAGGAAAATTACCATTGGTATTTGTATAATCAGGACCAGGATCTCCATTACCATCTATATAATTAGAATAATTGACTGCTGCTGGATATTCATATAAACCATTTCTAACTTGTAATGCGTGTCTATATACACCATTAGAATCATCTAAACTATTTTGATGTGCAACCATGTCATAATATGCGCTTGATGATGATAATGGTGTTGTCCATGGTGTAGATGGATCAACATTATCAATGGGTGATTGCAATCGTTTATTTACGTCGGCAGCAGCACGTGCAAGACTTTTAGTATCAACTCTATAATTTGTTAATGTTGATGCATTAGCTGCTGAACCAGATGAAAATATATCATATGGAGTTACTGATCCATTAATTGTTTCATAATATTGATTATTTAATATTGTATGTGTATTTTCAATTGTAATAGTGCTATATTCAATGTATGTTCCAGATAATGTATAATTAACTGCATTTGTTGCAGTTACAGTAGTTCTAGCAGCTCTATATGGATAATAATATTTTACTGAATTATCTATATCTGCAATAATTTTTAAAGTATCACCAGTTTGAAATGTTGGAACACCTGACACATAACTTACCATTGGAGATATGAATGAATATGAAGGAGTGTTACTTACGATTGGAGTTTCATTTCCTTCTATTCTATATTTTAATGGTGCGTTTCCAACAACAATAGCGTCAGAAAAATCACCTTTTTGTGAATATTCTAAATAAACTTCTCTTTCATATCTATCATTTGCATTATATGTTGTTGCAAGTTGTACAGAACTAACACTTTTAACTGAATTGTAAAAATTAGATGATGTAGCAGATAAATCTGGATCATCTGCATAAAAATCTCTAAATTCTGCAATATCAATTGTAATATTAAAATTATTTGTTGAATCTGTTATTAATTGCACATTATCTTGAGGTGGAGTTGTTAATTGATCAAAATAATTAATTTCAACGGTTTTTGTATTACCATTATATTCATGCCTAAATCTTAATCTAGCATCAGCAGATTCATCAAATTTAAAATGACCATCTCTATTTAAAACATTTAATGGATTCCCAGTTGTTCTATATGTTAAATATGAATTATTTGAAAATTTAAAAATATTATATGCAGTTGTTCCAGTAAATGCTAATTTTGCATTTACAGGACCTGTTAAACCTTCAGATAAACTTAAAGATAGTAGATCTAATGATGGTGGAGTTGCAGGCGATAATTTATCAAGTGTTTCTATAATTTTATCAATCGCTTCTTCTAATACATCACCTTCACGAACATCTGGTATATTTTTACCAGGAAGTCCATATTCACCATCAGGAGCGTTTTCTATGTTTAATGCAAGTTGTTTTCTTTTTAATTTTGTCATTACTTTTAGAAGCGTTATTATTTTTGTTATATATTAATTATAATGGTAATTTTGTTTGATAATATATTTCTATTATGTCATCTGTTTCTAAATCATATGATGTACTAATCCAATGTATTTCTTGATTAACATCATCATAAGTCCAGTCAGCATTAATAACAGTTTTTTGTGTGTTAACATAAAAATATAATGTATTTTCTAATGGTTCTAATACGTTTGTTCCAGTTCCAATTGGAAAAATCCATCCAGATGTACTACTTGAAACAGTTGGTGTTTGGTATACAGTTACAACTTCACCAGCATATCCAGTATCAGATCCAACACGTTCCCACGTTTGTCCATTTAATATGTATAATTTAGGATCATTTATATCAACTGAAAGAGAACCAGATGGTATTGTATCTGTTCCAATTGTTATTCCTGATGGTACTCCAGTACTTGATAATAAATAAACTACATCATTTGATTGTATATGCTTAAACGCCATTATAATATATTATTAATTTATTTATATATTAATTATTAATAATATACATTATTCTGAAAAATCAAATATTTTAAGACTATATGTTCTTTTTTGTTTATAAATCAATCCATATCCATTATCAGTTGTAACTTCAACTAGAATATATGGATCAATATTCATATCTGCAGTAAAATTATATGAATCTAAATTAGTTCTATATTCTTTTATTACTTGAACAGCGTGCATATCAAAACTAGTATAATCTTTATAATTATCGTCTGAAAATGTCATTATGTGTAATGTAAAATATGATGGAATAATAGAATCATTAACAAAAAAATCTATATGTATATTATATGTAGATGATTCATTTAATATTGGTTGTAAATATGCTTCAATTTTAAAATCAACTGGACTAATGGTTTGACTTAATTTTAAGTTTATTACATTTTTTTGATCATGAGAATAATTAAAACTTTTCATATTAGAACTATGTCCAGTTATATCAATAATTCTACGACCAATTGGTATCATTTCTTCATTTAACCATTGTTTTAAACCTAGTAATTTAGTTGTAACTTCATTAACACTATATGCAATTATATTATTTCCTTTTTCATCAGTAATATTATATGTTAAATTAAATAAATTAGTTTTAATATAACGTTTTGATGGCATGAATTTTAATATTTGATCATCTAGTTTATATCCAGCGACTAAATTATTTAACATATCATGTATTCTCAATTTTTCTAGTTTTCCATAATTTATACTATTTTCATCAACATTTCTATAATATTCATTAAATTCTAAATCATTATAACCAAAATAATTTATTGCATTTATTACAGCTTTATATGAACCAACATAATTATAAATTTCAGGAAAATTAAATAATAATTCTTTACGTTTATTATTTAAATAAATCCAATCAATTCCAGCTTCTTTTATATTATATTTTTTAAATATGTAAGTATGACGTGGTTGAATATTTAAACCTAAATTATACATCATTATTTTAAACCGTTCATCTTCAATTTCAGTTTGTCCAATTACATTAAATCGGCCAATTTCAATTGGAACAGTTATTAATTCAAGAGTAAATGATACACTTATTGTATTATATGGCGCAACAGTTTCCTTTGATTTTTTCCATGAAATTTCATTAACAATATGTGAATCGTCTGTCAATTTTATCCAATTTGTACCAAAATTTTTAACTCTAACAATTCTTCCTGAATTTGTAAATGTAACTTGTCCCAATGTATTAGTATTATCAAATCCATTTATTTTAAATTTCATATCTTTTTTAATACCTAATTCAATAAAAGTTGTATCAAATCTATCAACTCTAATTTCATTAAGTTCTTCAATAAAATATACTACATTTTTATATGCATCAATTGGTAAATTTTTATCAGTATTATTAGATTCAATTTTTTCAGTTTTAATTGAAATTGTTAATGGATTATATTTTTCTAATATTAATATTTTTTTACTAACTTCTTCATCATCATTTTTATATCCAACTAACGTTTGCATTGGTTCTGTTTCATATGTAATATCAATTTCACTATCTATTCTTTTAAGTTCAAAATTTATTTCCTTAAAAATAGTTTGTTGATATTTAGGTATTTCAATATAATCTAAATTTTTATTTGGCTTATCATTTAAATATACAATATCATTATTAGCAAATAATGGCTTTGGTCCAATATATGTATAAATACCTTCATCTTTTAACTGAGTTCCAGATACATCATATAGAAACATTTCATTTGTTGGAGAAATATCTTCATCAATTTCAATTAATTTCCATTTTAAATATGTATTGGGCTCATTATCATATCCTTCTCTCGGGTATCTTAAAAATTCTCTTGTTTTTAAAATAATATCATCGAAAGTTTGTGGGCCTCGTTCATGAATATAATCTTCAGTTATAGTATATACAGATGTAATTTTTTGATATGTATCATTTGTAAATTTAATTAATAATGATACAATATACGATCCAGTAGATTCAAATATATGTTGAACTTTTCTAATATCTTCAACATATGCATATCCACATGTTCCACTTGTTGCATCTGTTCCACATAATATAATACCACTTGTACTATTTTCATAATTTGTATTAGTGTTAGTAATAATTTTTTTATCACTATCATCACCAAATGACCATTCCCAATATGCTATTTCATCATTATCAACATTTGTAACATCAGTAAATTCAATTTGATAATATGATGCATCATTATTTAAATCATCAACACGATTTATTTTAAGAAAATCAGTTACTTCAAATTTAACCAATGTATCAGCATATTGTTCCCAATCAAATGGTTGATTTCCAACTCTATCAGGATCTGTGTCAATATCATCAAATCCTTCTCCAAATAAATCAAAACTATTCCAAAATGGTCCTTGATAACTTAATCCTAAATTTCTTGGATCTACTAATAATATATTATATTCTTGATTATTTAATGGCCATTTACTTCCATCTATTGATAATATCATTCCAGTTGCAAAATTATACTTTTGAAAATCAGCGTATGGAATTAAATTTAATACTTCATTACCAGCTATTATAATACCTTCATTACCAGGTTTTAAATCTATAATATCATACAATCTTTTTGTTGGTTTAGGTGTTATACCAACCCAAATTGTATATACCAATTTAGTTGTATCATATAATGTATAAAAAATTAACGAATGTATATTATTATCAAAATTATACTTAACAAATATATGTTGTTGTTCTAAATCTAATTGCCAAGTTTCAATCCATAAATTTAATGTATATTCAATACTTGCTGTTTCAACTGACATAGTATATCCATTTATCGTAATTGTTAATATATTACCAATTTCATAAAAATTTATTTTACTGTGATATATTAAATGTCTATTATTAGTTCCTTGTATTTCAAACGTGAAATTAACATTTGGATACTTACTAACCATAACAATTGTATCGTATGGAGCTAAACCAGCAGTTCCAAAATAATCATCATATTGTCCACTTCGTTCTAAATATGTTATTATTCCTAATGATTCTAATTTTTGATAATATTTTAAACCAATATCAGTATGATCATTTGGACTAAATGTGTCTTGTTCAACACCAAATAATCTATTACCCCAATCAAATAATGTTTCTTGTATATCATACGCATTATTTAATATATCATCATAATCTGTTACAATATTATCAAAATTAACGTTGAATTCAATTCCATTTATTATAATATTAAGTCCATAAATTTTATCAATATCATTTATTATTACTTTTTTAATATGTCGTTTTGATATTGATTTTTCATTTTTATGAATGCCAACTAAATGATTATATTCATCATTTAATTGCTCTAACACTTCTATTTGATAAACATTATTATATCTTATTGAACTATTTAATGGTTCTATAAAACCACTTGTTTCATTTGTGTTAATTATAAATGTATTTATACCATTAAAATCAACTTGCATATAATCGTTTTCAATTATTGGATTATTATTATCATTTGAATTTAATAAATATTTACGTTCAACACAAAGTAAAATTAATTCATCTAATTCTTTCCAATATGTTCCAATATATTCATCAGGTTGTTTATCAATATTATTAACTAAACATTTATAAAATATACCATTAAATTTAGTATAATCATTTACCTTATATTCAATATCACAATCCCAAACATTTGTATCAGTTTGTAAATATAAATTTAATCCATAATGATCAAATGTAGATTGCCATTTAACAATAAAATTATTAAACATTAGATATTGTTCATTTGCAATGTCTGTAAATATTTTTGCATCTGGATTTGTTTGTTCTAATTGATCAAGATCAAGTAAACTTATAGCTGTTAATAATTCTTTATTAATCCATTCTTGTTTAAATGTTATTTCAGTGGATGTTAAATATGCAGCTCTTTGAACATTTTGTTGATACTCTACAGTTCCTGATGAATCAACCCAAATTACAGTTTGTAATTCATGAATTGTATACCAAATTGGTAATAAATTTTCAATATCATAATCTACTTGAATATGAAATGTGTTTGTACTAGTTCTATGATAAATATATCCAATTGTATTTTCATTTAATTCTGTTTCAACACCACCAATAATTCCATTTGTTGGTAAATTATTAGTTGGTGGATTATTTAATGTTACAATTATACCATTTTTATTTTGATTACTTATTACTTGAACATTTAATAATTTCCATCCTAACGTTTCTAATATTATAATTTTTGTATCATCTTTATTCCATAAAGTGTTTATACCTTTTGCTTGATTATTTATTTCAATTTGAACAAGGTTTGTTAAATATTCTAATGTTAGTGTAGTTTGTTTTGTTTGTAAATATATATCAACATATGACATAAATATTTTATTTTTAGTTATATCTACGTCAAATATTTTATTTTCATTTGTTTTTGAATCAAAATTTTCAATTCTAATTGTAGGTGGATCCGTTAAACAACTAATAACGTCAATTGTTTCTAATGTATATCCTTTTCTGTCACTATCATTTGGTTCTAATATATTAATAGCTTTATCCTTTTTAATAACAGTGTATATCCAATTAAAATTTTGATTTATTCCATCTTGTTCAAACGTAAATTGTATTCCTTCTTGTAATAAAGTAGGTGTTGAATCTCTATTAAATGACCACTCATATAAAATTAAATTTTTTCTATTTAAAAATAAATTTGTAATAGATTTTGGTATAAAATCAACAACAGTATTACTTAATAATATTCTATTAGCTAAAAAATTTAATATTATTTCAAATCCATATCCAGGTTTTAAATCTTTACGATTTAAAATATTTGTTTTTAAATATTTTTCTTTATATGGTAAATTAGTATTATTTTCTCTAAAATTTACAGTATATACACCGTCGTTTTTTTGACTATTTACTATTGTTAATTTCTTTTTATCATATAATCCATTTAAACCTAAATTTCTAAAATTTGATTCATTCCATTGTTTATCTAAATAATCTGGATTTATCACTCTAATAAAATTAGATGAATATATTAAACCATAATTTTCTATATCATATTCATAATTCCAATTAATATTTTCAGTTTCAGTTATAACTAAAATTGCATCCATTTTAGAATCTATAACTGTGAGCGTTTGAAATTCATAAGTTGTTGTCATTCCAGGTTTTTTTAAATTAAAATCTGGCGGTGTTCCGTTTTTAAAATTAACATTTTCAACCCATATTTCAGATCCAACTCTAAATTTTAAATGAAAATTATCACCATATATCCATTTTGAATAAAATCCTTCAGCATTTATTGATGCTGATATATTTAATATTTTTAATTTTGTTTCTCTTGATCTATGAAAATCAATACCAAATTCATTAAATAATTGATATTTTATTAAATTTAATTTATTATATTGTAATAAACTATTACCACTTGTTGATACTTCTAATTCATCAACATTAGTCATTGTAATTGGAGCTACTTTTTCTAATGTGTATAAATTTAATGTTTTAAACGTATCATTGCTATTTTCTTCAAATAATAAATCACCTTCCCATCGATATAAATTTGGTTCATATTCTACAAAATCAAAATTTAAATTATCTCCTTTATTATTAAAAAACATTAAATTTGGTGTTACATCAGTTCTAACATAATCATTTTCAACTATTGGACCAATTACAGTTTTAACAGTTAGTTTTAATATTGTAGATTGTTGTCCATGCGTTATTGTACAAGATAAATTATCACTTTTTAAATCATAAAAATTAAGTGATATTGATGAATTAGTAGAACCAGTATTCCATTCATATTTTTCTGCACCATCTTTAACATAAAATAAAACATTTTCTGAATTTAATTTAACATATTCTGGGCCATATATAGTATCACCAATTTCATATAAATTAATATCAATATAATCTACAATGCCGTAATCTATAATATCTGTTGGATCATTTATATTTACCTTAATTAATTTTAAACTTATAGTATTTAATCCTTCTTTATAAAAAACAAAATTTGGAGTGCGTTTTCCTTCAAAATTATTTACAATACATGTTTCTACATTTGTACCGTTTAAATATGTAAAAATCCAATAATATTTATCTTCATAAGTGCCAATTGACGGAAATGGTTCAATTGTATCATTTTCATAATATGCAGAAGCTTGAAAAACGTCTTTTAATATATTATTAAATTGTCTTGGATCATTTTGTGGCATTTCACTTGGATTTTTATATGGATCTGTGACAGTACCATCATTATTTATTCTAACAAGATTAATTTTTAAAGACATGTATAAAAAATATCATTTATGATATATATAAATATTTATTTATAACCGGTTTTTTTTAGTAAATATTTTTTCTTTTAATAAAATATTATTATATTTACACAAATAAAGATTATTAATATTAATTTTTAACATAAACAATATAAAAATTTATGGTACGAGAAGCAAAAGACTTTTTAAAGTCAATGATTAAAAAAGGAGTTTTAACTGATGATGTTTTTAAAGATAAAAACAGCACATTTAATAAACTCAAAGAATTACTTAAAAATAGTCCTGGATACGTAGGATATTTTACACGTGCACATTATAAGGATCCCGAAAATGTTACATTTGAACGTCTTGAAAATTTATATAAAAATTTGAAAATATTAAGAGAATATAAAGATCCTCTTGATATTTCTAAATATTCAAAAACTCCATTTGATGAATTAGAAAAACTTGTAAAAGAACGTGTAGATATTAAAATTGGAGAAAGTTTACCAGGTATATATGTTAATACTGATCCAAGATTTAAAAAATTACAAAAAACCATAAATAAGTATAACTGGAAAATTATTATTGCTGCAAACGAAAAAGCAAAAGGTAAAAAACCTCAACCTGATGTTGAAGTTGTGCGTGCTTGGGGATGTCCAAAATGGTGTATTAAACGTAAAAATTATTTTTATAATACATATGTAAAAAATGAACAACATATTCAATACATTTTTATACGTAATGATTTTGCTGAACGGGTTAAAAAAGCAGCGTTAAAAGCTGAAAATGCTGATGAACATTTATCTGGTTTAAATTATGGAGGTAATTGGGACCGAGCTGATAATTATCCTCATCATTCTGAAAATACAGCAAATTTACGATTTGGTATGACAACAAAACCAAGTGAAAATTTATCATTCTTTAATCAAAGAGAAAATTTAACTGCGTTTAATGATACAAATAGTGGTGTATCTAATATTGAAAAACTTATGTCTTATATGGATGGTTTTCCAATTAGAATGTTAGATATTGAAGTTAGACGTGCACTTGGATTACAACGTTCTGAGTTTGACATAAGTGTTCCATCGTTTAAAGAAATAATTGAACATATTGATTTAAGTGAAAATGAACGAGATGCTGAAATTATTGCAAATGCGTGTGGTAAGTTTGTTCAAATAATGGATAAACTTCATAGTAAAGAAGATGAATTTAAAGAAGTTAGAGCACAAATTGTTCCATATTTTGAAAAACATAAAAATCTATTAGATTTAATGTTATATGCATTGTTGTATGCAGATAAAATTCCAGCAGATTTAATTGAACGGGCGCGTAATCTTTATGAAAATGAAGAGAATTCTAAAAAAGTAAATATGGTTGTTACTATATCACTTATTCAAATTTATCTTGATAATGTTAAAAAAGGAATTGATATAGATGAAAATCTTGAACATATTATACATAAAAGTGTTATTAAAGACTTTATTATTTATCACTTAACACGTTCTTGGATTCGTGATCGGCCAAAATCTAATATTGACCTTAAACGAGCAATGATAATTGTGTTTAAAACTGGTCAGCTGTATCAAGAAATTGAAGGTCCAGGTTCTCAAGTAACAAGAAGTAAATTATTTAAATTAATTGCAAATTACTTGTATACTCACGATAAAGAATATGGAGAGCAAATTATGCGTGAACAAGGTTGGTTGGATGAAATAGAGTTCATTAAAAATACTTTAGATAAAAAGAAAAATAATGACACAACCAATACTGAATTTTTAAAGCAAACTGCTCGTAATATATTAAAAATTTTACCAGACGTAATGTCAGATAAAATTGATGATAGAAGAATAACTCCAACATACACTGAAATTTTTGACGAATTAAAAATGTATGATGACGAATTATTTGAATATTCATACGTTAATCATGTTGAAGCATTATTTACTTCTCTATCATATTATATTAAACAAATAGAACCTGAAATAATTAAAGAATTTAAATAAGCTTTTATTGTTTAACATTTCAAAGCGCTACTTAATAGTAGCGCTTTTTTCATATAAAACATTTTATATAAAATGAATATAAATTATATGAATAATGAAATAATTAAAAAATTAGATAAATTTTTAAATCCACCAGAATATTTTAAATTTTACGAAGATGTTCATAAATATTACTATAAAAAAGACGAATTAACTTCAGTTACTACATTTTATTCTAAATTTTATGAAAAATTTGACACTGAATATTGGTCTAATCGTAAAGCTGAAGAATTAGGAATTACAGTTGAAGAATTACTTGAAGATTGGAAATATAAATCAGATAAAGGTACTACTATTGGATCTATAGTTCATAAATGGATTGAAGATTTTTTAAATAATTTAAATCCTGAAATACCAAAAATAAATTATAATATTGGTCCATATTCAAAAGATGAAATAAATACAATAATTGAACGAAGAATTAATAAATGGTTTCAATTATATACCGATAAGCTTAGTAAAATGACACCAGTAGCACAAGAATTACGTATCTGGTCATTAAAATATAAATTAGCAGGAACTATTGATACATTATTTTGGTATAAAAATAAATTAATTGTAGGTGATTGGAAAACAAATAAAAAATTTACAACTGATGAAGATTATAATTATAACAAATATTTAGTAGGTCCATTCAGCAATGAAAAAGATAATGAACATAATAGATTTAGTATTCAAGTTAGTTTATATAGATTAATGTTAGAAGAACACGGTATTGAAACTGGCCCAAGTTTTATTTGTTGGATTCCACCCGAAAATGAAGATATTATTTTAATACAAGCAAAGGATTATAGAAATATTTTAAAAGCGCATCTCAATAATTTATAAAATAATATATTAATATATAAAAAAAATTAGTATATTAATTAATGATTGATTATATTAAAAGTTATTCTAATTATGAAGCGCTAAATGAAAAACGTGAAAAAGATGAAAGAAAACTTAAACGCGCAGAACGAAAAACGCGTAAAATTGATAAATTGAAAGCGCGTAAAAAAAAATCTGATGAAAAAGGTAAAGAAAAAAAATCAAAAAGAATAACTCATCGAATAGATAAAAAACGTCATAGAATTGAAAAACTTGCAAATAGATTTAATAATAGAAATATTGAAAAACGTCTTAAAATAAAGGCATGTAAAAAAGTAAAATCAGATATTAAAACTATAATTAATGGATTAAAAAACCAAGATGAAAATAAAAATTCTAAAAAAATTAGTAATTATGAACATGATTATAATATAATTGATTTATTAATTAAAGAAATTAGAAAAAATTCAAATGATAATAAAATAATAGAACGTTTTTTAAAACAATTAAAACAGGAAGATGTTCTTAAAAAAGTTGAAGAAGAATTTAAAAAAGCTGAAGATGAAAGTAATATAAGTGATGAAGAAATATCACAAGCTACACATGGAGAAGTAACAAGTTTATCTTCTAATAAGTTAGGAATAAAACCTGATGAATTATGGAATGAAATTAAACAACATTATTTAGAAGTTAAAAATACATTTAAATATAAAATAACTAAATATAGAGCACCATTATTAAATACATCATTAGCTGATGAAAGTTTAAATATTGTTAAATTTATACAATATATGTTAAACAAACTTGAATTAGATTCAGGCCCAGAAGATGGAAATTTTAGTAAAAAAACAAAGACCGCATTATTAAAATTTCAGGAAAAAAATAATTTACCAACAACTGGTGAAGTAGATATAGACACATGGAAAAAAATATTAACATTGATGAAAGTTGAATTTGATAAAAATAATTTTAATATTTATCATCCAAAAAATGGTATGTCTAATCCATCACCAGAAAGTGATCTATTAGCTAGATTAAAAAAATGGTTACAATTATAATAAAAAAATTATATTAAAAACATGTATATAGTAGATACGCAAAGAAAAATATATTTTAATTCTAAATTAAATAAGCTTTTTGATCTTGAACAATTAAAATATATTAAAAATGATGAATTATTAGAATATTATAATAATAAAATTAATAAATTAATTGCAGTAAATGAAAGTTTGAAAAAAATTGAAAATGATAATACAATATATTCTAAACATGGTTATTTAATTGATGAAAATGGTAATTGGCTTTCTAATGCATGGGATAAAACTGCTAATTTCATTAAAGAATTAGCACCTGATAGACCTGAAGATTGGATTCATTTAGGTGTTGATGGTATATCAGCGATACTTGATGCAACTGGTGTTGGTTTTGGAATTAGTGCATTTATAGATGTATTACATGGATTGTACTATATTGCGTCTGCATTTGGTTATATGGTTGATAATAGTAACAAACGTATAGAATATATTATAATGGGTATTATAACTATTGCATCAGCAACACTACCAACTGGTGGAAATATTGGTAACATGGTAATTAAAAAAATATTATCTAGAGCTGGTAAAAATGGCGCAAGTGGTGTAATAAAAACCGTAACAAAATCACCTGCATCAAGAAATCTTCTTAAAAGAGGGTTAGATTTAATATTAAATCAAACTGGAAAATTAACAACAAAATTAAAAAATTTAGTTAAAAGTTTTAAAAATACATCAATAGGTAAATTTATAGTTGAAAAATCTGGATTAGATAGATTAATGACATTTTTTGAAAAAAAATCAAGTAAAATAGTTAATGAATTATCTCATGATAAACAAATTATTGAATTAGCAGAAAAATTAGAAGTTCCGATTGGAAAGGCAACAAAAGGTACATTTGGAAAAACTGTATCTACAAAAACTGCTAAAGAATTTTTAAAAAATGAATCAGAAATAGCATTTAAAGAATTTAGTAAATATAGTTTAAAAGCTGCTGATAAAAAAGTAGTTCAATCAATGATAAAAGAAACGCAAGAACGTGTTCTTAAAGAAACTGCAAAATTAAGTGGTAAAGAAGCAACTAAAGTAACTAAAAAAATTGCATCTGAAGTTGCAGAAAAATATAGTAAAAAATTAGGTAATAAAATACCTAAAAAAGAATTAGAAAAACTTGTAAATAAATTGTCAGTTAATACAAAAATAATATCTAATAGACTTAAAACTTCAATGCGTATGACTGATATTACTAAAAAAGTTGCAAAAGAAACAGTTAAAAAAGGTTCAAAAGAAGCAGTTAAAAAAACAAGTGGAAAAGCACTATTAAGATCAACAAGAATTTTAAGAAGTATTAAAAGATTTGTTAAAAAAGAATTTGCTGCAGGTATGTTAATATATTCTGATAAAGCTAAAGAATTATTTAATAGTTTATTAGAAATGCTTGGATTAATAGATTTAAATGAAGATAAAGATATTCATAGTTTATTTATTGAAGCGCTTAAATCTGTGAGTGATTTAGTTCCAAAAACAACTAGAAAACAAATTGAAAAAGATGAATTAAATGATGAGGGTATTAAAATATTACAAATATTTTTAAATAAATTTCCTGAATATAGTGGAAATAAAGAATTTGGTAATATTGAAGAAAATGGAATTTTAGATGCACGAACAATAACTGGAGAAGAATATTTTATGTCTGCAATGTCAATATTTTTGAAAAATAAAGATATTTATGGTTTTAATATTAATTATGATAAATTTTCAGAATTAATGACTAAAATTAATATAAAAATGACTGAAAAAGCTGAAGAATTAATAAAAAATGAAACTACTTCTGAAGGAGATAAAGAATTACCTACAACAGAAGCAGTTATTACAAAATATAAGGATTTTAATAATACTATTTATCACTTATAGTAAAATAATATACTTCGTTCATAACACCATTAGAAATTTTATCAGTAAAACTTATAACAGCTTTTATATTTTCTTTTAATTTTTTATTATTGTTTGATTTATTAGATAAATACCAATCTATAACAGTTGAGTCATAACTTGAATCATTTTGCATTAATAATGAAAATGTTTCACATGATACTTCTATACCATTAGGATGATAAGTTGTTAAGAATTCAGATTTAAATTCTAAACAATTTGTTGATTCTAAATTATAATCTTTAGAATAATTACAAAAATTATTTAAAGTTTTTAATAAATTATAACTATTTTCACCACCCTTTGCATATATAGAATGAAAAATTTCATGATGCAATACATGTAAATCATAATCATCAATACTATTAAAAACTGAATACATTAATATAATACCACCACCATTGTTGTTATTATACCATAAACCATCAACTAATTCATCTGTTTTTAAATTTAATAAACTTTTAACAATATTAAAAGTTTTAGAAACATAATTTAATAAAACTTGTTTTGGATATTTATTTAATTCTCGTGTAAGTTTAATTTCTACATTATTTTTAATGTTAGAAAGATCGTTTGTTAAATATGTAACTCTATAATTTTTAATATATTCTGGATATATTGTTAAATATTTTATTGTAAATGTTACACCTTTTACTGTTATACTTGAAGCAAAAATTAAATTACTAAATATAACAAATATTATTAAAATTATTACTTTTTTCATGATTATTTGTTTTTAATAAAAATAAATTAATTTAAAAAATATTATTAATATTATCGATTAATAATATTAAAATAATATTCAGTATCCATTTCTCCATTTGAAATTAAACTTGTAAAATCAATAATAATTTTTATACTTTCTTTTAATTTAGGATTTAATTTAGATTTATCTGAAACATACCAATCTATAATAGCTGAATTATGTCTAAAATTATTATGCATTAATAATGAAAATATTTCAGCACCGACTTCAGTTGCATTTGGATGATATGCAGTAATAAATGGTTCTTGAAAATGTAAACAGTTATCTTCTTCTAAATAAGATTTATTATTATAATCACGACCTAATACATTATTTAATTTTATTGTAGTTTCATAAAATTCAGGTCCATTAGCTTTTTCAATACTATGAAAAATTTCATGATGAATAACTCTTAACCAATATTCATTCATACCTTCAAACACTGTTACTGAGTATATTATATTATCACCATACGACCATAATCCATCAATAAATTGGTGTGATTTTTTATTATAAATATCATGTACAATAATAAATGTTTTAGGAATATATTTTTGTAATACATTATGTGGGTATTTTTTAAGTTCTTGTGTTAATTTTTGTATTACATTTTCTTTATTATCATTTATATCATCATCGTCTAAATATGAAATTTCATATTTAGAATCTGATTTAGACAATGATTTAAGCGTTAATTTAGATACTGATTTAGGATAAGGAATTTTTTCAAAGCTAATGTTAAATTTAATACCTTTAACATAAAAACTTTCATTAGCAAATAAATTAATATTTACTAATATTAATACGAATAAAATACTTAATTTTTTCATGATACTTGTTTTAATTTGTTTGTTAATACAAATATAATAAAAACAATTTAAATAAAAAAATAAATAATAAAAAAATATTATATTTATGTTAAAAAGATATGATTTTGTATCAAAATATGCAAACTTAAATAACGAAAAGTATTTAAAAAAATTAATAAATGAATTAGAACAGTATGTTGATGAACAATTATTAAAAGCTGAAAATATTATCAAAATGATTAATGATGATAATTTAGATTTTAATAATTTAACTGAAATAACTAATATAAAACTTACAAACCCAATTCATAATAATTCAATTGTAAATGATAATGGTAGTGGTCGAAGTGGTGGTGTAGATGGAACTAAATATGCAATTTGGTCTAATAAAATAACATATCCAAATGGAGATTCAGCTGATATAAATCCAATTGAAAATAAAACATTGGATGTAACTGTTGATGGAGAATTAATTGTATATTTACCTGAAAATACAAATAAAAATGCAGCTAAAATGTTAGTTGATAAATATATTGGACCATCAGATTTGAATAATTTAACAATTGAAGAAAAACAAAATTATGGATTTTGGGGAATAATTCCACAATTAGATGGAACAACCACATATAATCCTGATGTTATTAAATTGTATTGGGATCCTAATATTAATAGATTTAAAATAGTATTTAAATTAAATACTTAAAACTTTTTGTTAATATTAAATATTATATAATAAATACTTAATTAAGATGGACGTTTCTGCTGGTATTGCAATATATTATAAAAATAAAATATTATTAATTCATCCTACTAAAACACCTATTTTTGGAACATGGTCTGTTCCAAAAGGTAAAATTGAAAAGGATGAATCACTACTTGATGCAGCAATAAGAGAAACAAATGAAGAAGTTGGTATAATTATTAAACCTGAAATGATAAAATCAGATGCAAGAATTTTTAATTATACAACAAAAAAGGGATATATTTTTAAAAAAGCATATATTTATACATTACGAATAAATTCATTAAAAGAAATTGGATTAAAAGAAGAAGTATTACCATCTAATAATTTACAAAAAAGTGAAGTTGATATGGCATTATTTTTTGATAAATATAGTGCTAAAGATTACATTTTTTGGAGATATAGACTGTTATTAGATAAAATTTAATTATCAAACTCATCATCAACATCAAAATCTAATTGTCCATTTTTCATCATTTCTTCTAATTGACTATTAAATTCTTTCATATTTAAATTTGTAGTTTCTTCTTCCTCTTCAGGTTTTATTGATGGTGTATTTACTACACCTAAATCTTCACGTATAGTTTTATAAAATTTTTCAATATCTGCTAATGAACGTAATGATAATTTTATATTGTCTCTCATTTCGCGTTGTAACATCGATTGAACTTCAAACATTCTAGTATTAGAATTACCACTTTCAATTTCACGCATTACTGTCATTAATGTTTTTTCTGAAGCACTTACTAAAAATTCAAGTCTTGAATAATAATCAGCATCTTTTTTTCGTTTTGCTTCAATATATGGATGCGTTAATAATGCTTCATTTCCTAAATACAGTTCAGCTAAATTATTAATAATTTGTTCGGATTCGTGTCGTATTTCACCTAATTGTTTATTATAATCAAGTTGTTCAATTGAATGTTCTGATAATGCAGGTAATTCATTTGGTTCCATAAATAATTCATCAGGATTTAAATTATTAATTTGACTAGATATATTTTTTTCTAAATCTTCTAATTCTTGTTTCATTTTTTCTTTTTCCGCCTTACTTGGTCGTGCCATAATAAACAATATATTTTTATTATATATTTAAAAAAGTAAATTCATTAAAAATGGAATTAATAGAATTAGAAACTGGATTATATTTAGATATAAAAATACAAAAGCTGTTAGAAAGAATTTTTAATATTGAAGCTGATAAAATGATTGTAATTGATGAATTGCATGGATCAGATTCATTATTAGTATTTGAACAAATTGCAACTGGATTAAATCCAATAATAAAACGAACAATTATTGTAGATTCGGAAAATGAAGATTATAAAATTAAAATTTATAATTTTAAAAATAAACAATTTGCACAAATATCAAATAACAATAAAGAATTTAGTACTTTTATAATAAAAAGTAATGATTTTTATAATTGGAAAAATGAAATAACAATTTTACAAAAACGTTTATTTGTTTAATTTTTTTTATTATATTTGTATTATGGTAGATTTTAGTAAAGATACAATTGATTTTTTTTATTCGCATAATCCAAAGTATTCAGGTGTATACTATATTGGAGATAAAAATCCATGTTTTGAAGTTGGTTTAGTAACTGAATATTCTACAATATTTAGTTCATGTTCGTCATTACATATTATACCAGATACGACATTTAATACCGAAAACATTGTACATTATTACAATAAAGAAACAGCTAACAATATAACACAAAAAGGTTCAAGTTGGATTGACGACGCGATTAATAAATTGTCAAAATCAATAGATTCAGATATAATAACAAAAATATTTAAAAATACTGATACAAATGAAAAATAAAAATGAACTTGATGGTTCTGAATGGGGTGAATTATTCTATGAAGAACATATTGAAATGGATGAAGTCATTGAATTAGGAGATTCTGAAATTATGTTTACAACTAAAGGTGGAACAAAATTTAAAGAATATAATAATTATAAAAAAATAGAAATAATAGAAATTGGTAATGACGCTGATAATGTTAAATCTGCTATTGACAAAATAAAAAACAAAAAACGTGATTGATTATAGCATTTTTTACAAAGAAGATAAATCTGGATTATATTCAAAAGAATTTTATATTAAAAAAAATTATCCAGAAATATATAATAATATTATAAATTTTGCGAATAAACATAATTTACAAAATTTAAAATTTTCACAAAAAATTTGGCATGCTATCAATAATATACCAAATATTCCAACATGTGAAAATGAAAATTGTAATAATGATTCCATTTTCATTAATAGAAATAAAGGATATAGACAATATTGTTCTACTAAATGCGCAAGATCTTCAAAAAAATCAATAGAAAAACGTGTAAAATCATTTAAAAAAAATATAGATCAATATAAAGAAACGTATAAAAAAACATGTTTAAAACGATATGGAACTGAACACCCATGGAAAAACAAAGATATACACCAAAAATCATTTGATACATATAAAGAAAAAACTGGCTATTCAAATCCAGCACAAGATCCATCAATAAAAAAGAAAATAAAAGAAACTAATTTAAAACGATATAATGTAACAGCACCATTACAAAATAAAAATATACAGGAAAAAGTTAAACAAACTAATTTAGAACGATATGGTGTTGAAAATGTTTATCAATCAGAAAAAATAAAGGAGAAAATAAAACAAACTAATTTAGAACGATATGGTGTTGAATATCCAGTACAATCTAAAGAAATACAATATAAAACAAAACAAACTAATTTAGAACGATACGGTGTCAAATATCCAGTACAATGTGGAGAATTTAAAGAAAAAACAAAACAAACTAATTTAACTAAATACGGAACTGAATATCCAACACAATCAAAAGAAGTACAAGAAAAAACAAAACAAACTAATTTAGAACGATATGGTGTTGAAAACGTTTATCAATCTAAAGAAGTAAAAGAAAAAATAAAACAAACTAATTTAAAACGTTATGGTGTTGAATATTACAATCAATCAAATGAATATAAAGAAAAAATAATTAAAAATTGGACACAAACACAACAAAAACGATTTAATAATTATAATATTATTTCGTTTAACTATGATGAAAAAACTATTACATTAAAATGTAGTAAATGTAATAAAACATATACAATAAATTGGCGGCTTGCGTATTATAGAAATAAAAGTAATAGAGATGTTTGTATATATTGTAATCCATTTGTAAATTATACATCAAATTTTCATAATGAAATATGTGAATTTTTGGATGAATTAAATATTAAATACATTAAAAATGATAGAAATATAATTAGTCCTAAAGAATTAGACATTCATATCCCAGATTATAATATAGCAATTGAAGCAAACGGAATTTACTGGCATAGTGAATTATATAAAGATAAATTCTATCATCAAAATAAACTAAATTCAACTTATGAAAAAGGAGTTCGTTTAATTCAAATATGGGAAGATGATTGGAAATTTAAACAGGACATAATTAAACATAGACTTAAAATAATACTCAATAAAGAAAATATATTATATGCAAGAAAATGTAAAATTAAAGAACTAAATTCTAAAGAATACAAAGAATTTTTAAATAAATACCATCTTCAAGGTTATATTGCAACAAAAGTTAAATTAGGATTATTTTATAACAACGAATTAATGTCTGTTATTGGATTTGGAAGTTTAAGAAAATCTATGAATCAACATAGTATAGAAAATGAATTTGAACTTTATCGTTTTGCGGAAAAATATCATATCGTTGGTGGACTTGCAAAATTATTTAAACATTTTATTAAACAATACAATCCAACTAAAATTATTACTTACCAAGATTTAGATTGGGGATATTCAAACTTATATGAAAAACTAAATTTTGAATTAGAAAAAATAACTGATCCAGGATATTCATATTTTAAAGATGAAATACGTGAAAATAGGTTCAAATATAGAAAAGATCAACTTATAAAAGAAGGTTTTAATAAAAATAAAACGGAACACGAAATAATGATCGAAAGAGGTTACTATAAAATTTATAATTCAGGAAATTTAAAATGGATATATAAAAAACAATAAATTCACCTATTTTATTGTTTTTTTACACATTTTATTAAAAGACATATAATTAATTGATATATAATTAAATTATATGTCTTTTTTATGTCAAATAACATGATATTCACCACAAAATATGTAGAAGAATTTAAACATAAAATAAACGAAGGTTATATACCAAAACGACATGAAAATCCATTTTTATCTGGTGAACCTGATGTTAGAAGAGCTGGTTTAGCATTTGGATGGACAAAAGAAGAACAAGTTGAATATGTTAAATGTAAAATGAATGTGCATTATTTTGCACAAAAATATTGTAAAGTTAAAACTTCAGATGGATCAATAGGAAATTTTACATATAAAGGAAGAAAATATCAACGAAAAATTATTGATCTTATATCAAATAATAGATTTAGTATTTTAATGGCATCGCGTCAAATTGGTAAAACTGTTTCAGTTGCTGTATCAATTTTACATTATGTAATATTTAATGTAGATAAAAATGTTATGATAATGGCAAATAAATTATCTACAACAACTGAAATACTTGACAAAATAAAAAGTATTTATAAACATTTACCTTTCTTTTTAAAACCTGGAGTTAGCAGTTGGGCACAACGTAGTATTGTATTTAAAGATACAGGATGTAGAATTATGACATCTGCTAGAACAAAAGAACCGGCAATTGGTTTTACGATAGATTTTTTATATTTTGACGAATTCGCACATATTCCAAGAACTATAATAGAAAGTTTTTATAGATCTGCATATCCAACAGTATCAAGTATTGAAAATTCTAAAATTGTGATTACATCTACACCAAATGGAAGAAACTTATTTTGGAAAATACTTGATGCAGCTGAAAGACCAGACGGTGATCCTAGAAAAAATAATTTTAAAGCACTTAGAGTATATTGGTGGCAAGTTCCAGGTAGAAATGTTACATATATTAGATTAAATCAAAATAAATTAGATGAATATGGATTAACTAAAGAATTAGTATTTAATTATATTAAACAACATTTTAATATTGCAGATGATGATATTAAAATGAAATATAATAACGAAGATTTTAGGTGGGTTATACATATTAAAAACAGTTCAGAATTAAAAAATGATGATATAAGACAATTAATTATTAAATCTGATATTTTTGATGAAGCGTTTGGTGAACGTGTAGAAAATATGTCAATAAGTATTAATAATATTGCGCAAGTTACATCATGGAAAGAAGAAACAATTAAGGATATTGGATCTGAAGAAGCGTTTAATCAAGAATATGGATTACAATTTTATGCTGCAAGTAATTTAACATTTTCTGAAGATAAATTAGCTGAAATATCTGATAATGAAGCAGAATTTGTTTGGCATGAAATTCCAGAATACGAAAATTTAAATCACATAGATTATAGAGATTTTAAGTGGATAAAAGATCGAGAAGATATATTTAATTGGGAAGATCGTAAAAAATATTGGTATGCAATTGGTATTGATATTGCAGAAGGATTAGGACAAGATTATTCTGTAATAAATTTATTTAGAATTTTACCTAAATCAAAAGAAGAATTAAAAGATGCTAGAATAGAAAGTGTATATGATTTTTTTAAATTAGAACAAGTTGGAATATTTCATAGTAATAATACAAGTGTTAAAAGATTAACTGAAATGATATATGTATTAGCATTTCATATTTTAGATGAAAATAAAATAAAAATTGCATTAGAATATAATACATATGGAGCTGAATTATTAGCACACATGCCAGGATTATATCAAGGAAATAATAATTATAGTTCACATATATTTGCAAGATATAAACATAGAGCTGATGCATTATTTGGAAAAATTGGGTTAAAAATTAGAAATAATAAAGGAATGTTAGTTAAAGAATATCAACATAGAATTAACAATAATTATATTTTTCCACATGAAGAAACAACAATTAGAGAAATGACTACATTTGTAAGAGTTGAAAATCATAGAAGTAGTCAAGATCATTTTGAATCTGAAACAGGACACGATGATTGTGTTATGTCTTTAGTTGCAATTGCATCATTGTATAATAACCAAAGTTTTAAAGATTTAATAGATTATTACATAGAAACAGAAATTGATGATAATTATATTAAATTTATTGAAAAACGATTAGATGATGTTGAATATCCAACTGGTATAGATTATAATATTTTATGGTCAGCTAAAAAGAAAATGGAACTAACTGAAGAATTATACACACATGCAAATATTAAAATGCATGAATTAAGCCGTGGTGGAATGATATAATATTAATATTAAAATAGTTTAATATATAATTAAAATTTAATTTATTACTAATAGTGAAAAATGAAATGTTTTTAAAATCTGTAAATGAAAATATAAGTGCAGCTAAAACATATATTGAAAATTTAAAAAAACAAGGTAAATTACCTAGCAATTTTAATAGAACTGATCCAAATTCTGATTATCAAAAAATAATAAATTCATTAGGTAAAAATGTAAATTATGCATATTATTTTATTAAGCATTATTATGATGAAATAGACAAATTTCAAAATGTTGAAGAATATATTAATGATTATGTATTACCAATATTAAATTATTTATCAATATTAAAAAGACAAAATATAATAGTTAATATTGATAAAAATATTAATCGTAAACCTATAGATTATTTAAAATCATTATTAACTATTACATCATTACCATATGTTAATGAAATACCTGGTATTGATATTTTAAATGATAATATTATTGAATATGTAACATTTTCAAAACAAAAAAATGACATGTTTTATAATATATCAATTGAAGAGAAAAAAAAATTATTACAAAAATTAAGAAAAATATTAAATACTCTTGGATATAATATAATTATAGCTGCAAAATATGATAAAGATAAAGATCTATGGGTACCTGACATGAATGCAATATTACATTGGATTTCACCAATTTGGTGTATAAAATCTTTTAATTATTTTGAAAAACATTTAGGTGATGATGATAATATACAATACATTTTTATTAAAAAAGATATTTTCAATGAAATAAAACGACGAGCATCAAAAAGAATTGATCCAGTTTTTAAACATACTGAATTTAATTTTGATGGATTATCTAAAGAAGATGTGTTAAACAAAATTAAACAATTAAGAGAAGAAAATCCTAACGAAAAAGAAATACCTAAAGATAAATTAATATCTCCATACGATGCTATAGTACCAATAAATTGGACTAATCCACATTACACTTCAACATTAAAACCTTACGTTAGTCCTAATAATTTAATAACTGATCCAATTTATAGATTTGGCGTTACAACATATCCACAAAGTAATAATATATCATTAAATAAAATATTAGATTCTAGTATTGAAAAAGTTGAAATTGACGCATTTAATGATGCAAATGAAAACGTTGCAACATTAGTAAAACATAATTTTGAAATATCTAGTATAGATATTTTAGTTCGTAGTATTTTTAATTTAAAAATTTCAGCATTTGATGTTAATAATATAACATTAAATAAAATATTAATTTTTTTAAATATTAATAATATAAATGAAAAAACATCATATGTTAAAGCAATTGAAAATAAAAATGATATAATTGTTAATAATTTCATTAAAAATATATTAAATGTTTATAATAAAATAGTACGAGGTAATTACACTGTTATATTAAGAAATAATGAATTAGTTAATGAAATTTATGAATTTAGTTCTAAATCAATTGATAATTTTTTATTAATGTTACCAATTTTATTAATACAAGAACATACGACGCCTGAAATATTAAATATAGCAAAAGAATTTTTCACATCTCCAAAATATGATGTAATTAAAAGTAGAAATATGGTAAATATGTTATTACCAAAACGTTTAATTTTTATAATATTAGATCTTAAAAATAAAAATTTATTAAATAATAAAGAACTTGAAAATTACATAATACAGTCATATGGTGATGGTTTATTTATAAAAGAAATACCAGGTTCATATGATGCAAATGTTGCAATATCATCAGTAAATAATTTTAAAACTGAATTATTAAATGTATATTATAATTCTAATAAAAACAATTTAATATATATACGATATTTAAATATAGAACATACTGTATCTTTACCAATTATGTTTAAAGCTACTGCAGATTTAATTTATTTGTATCGAAAAGATTATGGATTAAAATTAATAAAAGATAATAATTGGGATAAGGAAGTACAATTTATAACTGATATAGCGTTTAGTGATGAGATTTCAAATGAAAATGAATTAAAATATATAAATTTAGTTAAAAATATATTAGAATATTGTAAAAATAGATTGACTAAATTAATTGGAACGCGTTATTCAGAAAATATAAATAGACCTGAAGAAGTTAATGCATTTATGTATGAAAAATTAACAGATGCTTATTTATCTAATACAGTTAAAACAACTTATACATATAATGCTACAATTCATAATATATTATTAAAGCATTCAATATATAAAATTTTAACAAAAACAGAAAGCGGAAAAGATTTATTTAATACATATTTTAGTAAAATTCATAAAATAATATAAACTATATAAATATGTACAAAAATCTTTAAAAAAATAAATATATATAATAAAATTAATTAATTACAGATGGCAATTCAAATATCTAAATTTAGACGTCCTGGAATTTATATTCAAGAAATAAACAAAACAACACAAATAACTCCAGTACAAGACACTCTTATAAACTTGGTTATTGGATTTAGTAAGAAAGGACCTATAAACAGACCTGTACTTGTAAATTCATATCAAGAATTTGTATCTATATTTGGTGATATAGATAGAACATTGGAAAAAAAGGGTAATTATTTTCATAGAACAATACAACAAGTTATAAATCAATCACCTATATGGGCATTAAATTTATTAAAAACTGATGATGAACTTGATTTATTACAATGGCAATCGGTTTCATTATCTTCTTCTGTTGAAAATTCATCAATTTTTTCTGATCCTTATTCAAGTTTTTTTGATAAAAATGAATTTTGGTTAAGAGACACAGAAGCATTTCAATTTAATGTTGATAAAACACAACCAACAGAAAAAACTAAGATTCTTAGTTTTACAAATATGTCAGATAAACCAATAAGTGTTTTTATTTATAAATCTGATATATCTGGTTTTGATATTAAAGCAGAAGACTGGTATGGTGGAAGAGATAAAGTTCCATCGTGGATGTATTTTGATGATCTTATTAGTGATTATATGATTGATGTTGTTGTGGTAAGTGGATATTGGAATGATTATAAATCATTATCAGTAGATCCTAAATGGAGTAGATATTTTAATTCTAAAGGTTTAATTAAAGATCAACTTAATAATTTTGTCAATGATCCATCTGTAAACACATTGAAAAATTATACTGTATCTCTTATACCATATTTTAGAGATCAAAATGGCACTGATTATTATGTTGAAACTGTAATTAATAATGATACAGATTATACAGGATTATTTGTAACATATGATGTAGATGCATTAGAAACTGATAATCCAAACGGTTTAATTGATTTAATTGGACATACATTAGTTGGAAATGAAACTGATCATATTAATTTTATGTCATATAATGAAGTTATAACCGAAACTGTTTCGTTTGAACAAAAAGCATTAGTTAGTCCTGGTAATACATTAGCATTTAATACAACAATAGAATATAATAATGAAGTTCAACATAATGGATTTTTTGAAACAACTTGGATTGTAAGTCCAATATTTGATGTTTTACCATCAAGTGATCCAGCACAAAATAAAGTTAGTTTAATAACATTAACTAATGAAGCAAGAATAGTTTTAAATGGATCAGATCTACACATTGCGTCTGGCCAAGAAATTGGAATACCTGATGTATCTGAAAATAGAATAAGAAAGGATACTATTTATATTGATTCAAAAGGACAACTTGGCGTAATGACAGGTGTAGAAGTTAGTGATTGGACTGAATGGGAAGTTGTACCTACATTATCAATTTCTGATGTATTATATCCAATAGCAATTGTTAAAGTTGGAACACAAAGAACACAATCAACTGCAACAGATGAATTATACTTAGGTGTAACAGATGTTAATGATATTGAATTTTTAGATAATTTAACATGGAAAATTGTATCTAGTGGAGATCATGGTACTGCTGGATCTGAAGAAGTTGATATATTAGTTGATTACATATCTAGTTATGAAGTTTTAGTAACATTTAATAATACACGCGTATCTGATGCTGATAATAATTACACTAAATTTAGAGCATTAAAAATGTTTAATGATATACGATCTAATGTAGCAGTTGGAAAAACAGTTGTAAAATTATTAGATGGAACATTAGCTGAAATAATTGATGTAAGTTATACAACAGATAATAATCTAAATAAAGATATAAAAATCACTGTTCCTACTACAAATGTTATTGCAGACAATTTTGAATTATATTATGCAAATGATGCATTTACACTTGGTGAAATAGGAATGAGAGCTGTTGAAAATGTTCCTGATTATGGAATTGTAAGTAAATCATCAACATTTTATCAACATTATTATGATGGAATAATTAAATCTGGTGATTATTTTTTACAAAATATTATACCAAATGGTTCAGGTATTAATGCAATAGAATTTACTAAAGATGATTTAGGACAATCAATTATTGTAATGTATACAAGAGATGGTGCACCTGATGGAGAATATAGTGGACCATTATCAAATATTCCTGAATTAGACGCTCAAGGTGGAGATAAAATTTATGTTCAAGATGTTGATAATAATACAGGAACATATACACTATTAAGTGTAGCGTATGAAATGGGACAATATACTAAATTAGGTGTAACGTATGATTATAAAGCAACATTCATTGTTAATGAAGCAGTAAATGAATATGTTCAATATAATAAATTAGTACATATATTTGATGGTAATCCTGATCAATATGTATACTTAAAAATGTATAGTATTCAAAGTGAATTATATGTTGATTTTGTAAATAGTCCTGATTTAGAAACAGCAGGTGAACAAAGAATTGATCCTGAAAATAATAAAACAATATGGGTATTTTCTGATAGATCTAATTTTGCACAAACTGTTGAAATAGAAGCAGTTCTTGAACAAAATCAATTTTTAATTGATGCAAATAGATATGGAGAAATAGTGGTTGGCGATTTTCTAGAAGCAGCAATTCCTAATGATTTACCAATTGGATATGTACCTAAAAAATTAACACGAATTAATAGTAGACAAATATGGGAAGCTGATCCTAGTTTAGCCGTAATAAGCACTGATGCAGCTGTAGCATATTTTGATGCAGATCCTAGTACAAATATTGACATTCAAGTTGTTCGTAGAAATTCTGTAGATAATTATGTAAATACATTACAAGCATTAGTATTTGATGGATTTACAATGAGACTTGATAGTATGCCTGATGGAACTGAAAAACGTCAAAATGAAATATTAAATTTATTTGCGCCTGGTACACCATTATTTAAAGGATTAACTAATAGAAATCAAATTTCATGGAGATATTTAATTGATTCATGGGGATTGGGCTTAACTAATAATAGTAAACAACAAATGGTTGATTTATGCGGTGCTAGATTAAATGCACTTGGATTATTAAATATGCCATCTGCTAAAGCGTTTAAACATTCAACAAATCCAACATTTATTAATAATGATGGAACATTAAATTATGAATACATTAAACTTGGTGGAAATCCACAATCTAATCCAGCATTTAGATATACATTTGGACAAGGTCAAGGACAAAGTAATGTTGCTTATTTCTTCCCATATGTAAGTATTTATGATAATGGAAGAACATTAAATGTTCCACCAGCAATGTTTGTTGCAAATACATTTATGAATAAACATAATTCTCGTAGAGGAGACGTTTATCCATGGACTATTGCAGCAGGTGTTACAAATGGTTTAGTAACTGGATTTGGTGCGACTGAAGTTGATATTGATGGAGATGATATTTCAGAATTAAATGAAATGGGAGCTAATCCAATCACATTTAAACTTAATAGAGGTTATAATATTGAAACTAATAATACAGCGTCAATAGTTCCTAAATCAGCATTATCTAATATTCATGTTCGTGAAGTATTAATTGAACTTGAAAATGAAATGTATAACATGTTATTAACATACCAATGGAGATTTAACACTGCTGAAGTTAGATCAGAAATAAAACAACGAGCAGATGCGATTTGTGCTAGATTTGTTGCACAAGATGGTTTATATGATTATTTAAACGTAATGGATGAAACAAATAATACGCCTGATGTAATTGATGCTGGAATTGGTGTTATTGACACGTATGTTGAACCTATTAAAGGAATGGGAATAATAGTGAATAACATAACAATTCTTAGAACAGGTACAATTCAAAGTGGTGGTTTTACATTACAACAATAAAAGAAAAATAAAATGTTAAAAAAAGTCGAAAAGTTAAAACTTTTCGACTTTTTTTGTTAAATTTAACAAATACTTTAAAACATATTTTATGGATTATTCAATATTTAATAAACCAGATCCATCTGGTATGTTATCAAAAGAAAAATATTTAAAAAAACATTATCCTGAAATATATCAAAGTATTATAGAATTTTGTAACACTTATAATTTACAAGATTTAAAATTTAGTCAAAAAGTATGGCATACGATTAATAATGTCACAAGTGTTCCAATATGTAAAAATGAAAATTGTAATAATATTGTCAAATTTCAAAATAGAACATTAGGATATTTATCATTTTGTTCAAATAAATGTCAAAGTAGTTCAAAATATACTAAGGAAAAACGTAAACAAACTAGTTTAAAACGATATGGTGTTGAAATACCACAAAAATTAGATGAAATAAAAAATAAACAGCGCCAAACAATTAATAATAAACCAAATGATGAAAAAGAAAAAATTAAGGAAAAACGTAAACAAACATTGATAAAACATTATGGTGTTGATAATCCAGCAAAAAGTAAAATTTTATTAGAAAAACGTGTTAAATCATTTAAAAAAAATATAGATCAATATAAAAAAACATATAAAAAGACAAGTTTAGAAAGACATGGAACTGAACATCCATGGAAAAATAAAGATATACACCAAAAAACATTCAACACGTACAAAAAAAATACTGGTTATTCACATCCATTATTAAATCCAAATATAAAAGATAAAATTAGACAAACTAATTTAGAACGTTATGAAGTTGAACATCCATTACAATCTAAAGAAATACAAGAAAAAAACAAGCAAACTAATTTAGAACGTTATGGTGTTGAAAATGTATATCAATCAGAATTAATAAAAAAGAAAATTAAACAAACTAATTTAGAACGTTATGGAGTTGAACATCCGTTACAACTTAAAGAATTTCAAGATAAAATTAAACAAACTAATTTAGAACGTTATGGAGTTGAAAATGTATATCAATCTAAAGAAATACAAGATAAAATAAAGCGAACTAATTTAGATAGATATGGCGTTGAGTATCCATTACAATCTAAAGAAATACAAAATAAAATTAGACAAACTAATTTAGAACGTTATGGTATTGAACATTATAATCAATCAAATGAATATAAAGAAAAACAAAAAATTGAATGGGAAAACAAACAATTAAGTCGTTTTAAAAAATATAATATTGTTAATTTAGATTACGATAATCATGAAATAACTTTTAAATGTAATAAATGTAATAAAAAATACACTTTGAATTCTTATTTTGCTTATCAACGAAACAAATTTAATATTGAATTATGTACTAATTGTAATCCAATAAATTCGTATTCTAGTTTTCATAATAAAATTTGTGAATTTTTAGATGAACTAAATATTAAATATATTAAAAATGATAGAAGTATAATTTCACCTTTAGAACTAGACATTTATATTCCAAGATATAATATAGCAATTGAAGTGAATGGAATATATTGGCATAGTGAATTATTCAAGGATAAATTTTATCATCAAAATAAATTGAATTTAGCATATGAAAAAGGAGTTCGATTAATACAAATATGGGAAGATGACTGGAATTTAAAACAAAATATTATTAAACACAGACTTAAAATAATATTTAATAAAGAAAAAGTTTTATATGCTAGAAAATGTAAAATTAAAGAACTAAACTTTAAAGAATACAAGGAATTTTTAAATACATATCATTTACAAGGTTCAATTGTAACTAAAATTAAATTAGGTTTATTTTATAATGATGAATTAGTTTCTGTTATTGGATTTGGTAATTTAAGAAAGTCAATGAATCAAAAATCTAAAGAACATGAATATGAATTATATCGTTTTGTAGAAAAATATCATGTAGTTGGTGGTTTAAATAAACTATTCAAATATTTTGTTTATAATTATAAACCAGCTAAAATTATTACGTATCAAGATTTAGATTGGGGTTATAGTAATTTATATGAAAAGTTAGATTTTAAATTAGAAAAAATAACTGATCCAGGTTATTTTTATGTTGTAAATGAAATACGTGAAAATAGGTTCAAATATAGAAAAGATCAACTTATAAAAGAAGGTTTTGATAAAAACAAAACAGAACACGAAATAATGTTAGAACGTGGATATTATAGAATATATAATTCAGGTAATTTAAAATGGAATTTAATATTATGAAAGTAATATGTATTGATGACAAAAATAGACCTAATGAAATTCCAACTTCAAGATGGATTAAAAAAGGCCAAGAATATACTATTATTAAAATAGCATATATGACACAACAAGGAATTTATGGTTGTCAATTGGAAGAAATTGATAATAGTGATTTATTTCCATGGAGTTGGTTTGCGTTATCAAGATTTGCAGTAACTAAAGAAGAAGTATTAAAATTAGTAAAAGAAAAAGAATTAGAATTAGAAGAAATTTGATATAATAACATATAAATATATAATTTAATAAAGAAACTGGACTAACTTGAAGATGGAACTCAAACTTCAAGGACAACACGCCTCTATAATATTTTGAATAACATAGACGCACAACGAAAGGTCCCAAAAGTGTTTTAAAAGGCATGAGACTTATCGGCTGTCCAGTTTCTTTTTTTATTTAATTATTTTTATAATTAATAAAATATTATTATATTTGTAATATCAAAACATTAAAAAAATAAATTATGTCTAAAATAATTAAAACATTCGATAATTATTTAACAGAATCTATTCATAATAATTTTAATTATGAAATATTGCGAAATTTCTGTGCAACAAAAAATAATGCAAAAGCTGGTGGCGGTGGAGATGAGCCAACTCCAAGAGTTCAATTTATTATGAATTTATTAAATTCATTAAATATTGAATATGAATTAGATACGTGGACAGATAGAAGAGTTGTAAGAAAAACATTAGGTGATTTTTTAGGTTTTTCTAAAGATAATGTTGATGAAGAAATTGATAAAAATGATAGAATACCGCCTCAATTTAAAGAAAACGAAAAAAGATTATTAAAACGCGCATTTGATTTGTTTGATTTAGATATTAATATGTTAAAACATATGTTAAGAAATGCTGAAAATAGAAATGCATCTAAACGTGAAAAAAGTATTCTTAATATGTTAATAAAATTTAAAAAAGAAACGAATAAATTAAGCGAGCAACCAACTGGAACATTTTTTAATATTTATATTAAGGGATCTTCTGATAAAATGATAATGGCACATCATGATGTTATGAATATCGCATCTGAAAATTGTAATGACAATTCTGCATCAGTTATTAATGCAATTGCATGTAAAACATTAATGCCTGAAATTAATGTTGTATTAACAGATGGTGAAGAAATTGGTGGTATTGGCGCAAAACGAACAGCTGAAAAAATTAATGAAGGATATTTTGGTAATATTGATTTTGTTTTAAATTTTGAACTTACTGCAGTTGGTGGTAAAAATTTCTTCATTGAAGATTATAAACAATCTAATTTATATCAACGAATAGAAAGATTATTTCCAGGTGTAGAAACATTATTTACACCATTTCATGATGGTATAATTTTAAGAAAATATGGTGTAGATAGTATTGTTATAAATCCGCTTCCAAGATTACCAGATGGTAAATTAAATTATAAATTATTACAGTTATGTCATTCAACTAAAGATAATATGTCTATTGTAAATTTTAATGATATGAAAGAATTTTGTGAAGAAGTGGTAGTTCCAATAATTAGAAATGAACAACCAAATTTTTCAATAGAAGAAATGTAACTTTTTATTATTTAATAAAAAAAAATTAAATCCCAATATTTTTATATTGGGATTTTTTTTTATAATTATATTAAAATAATAATATATAATAAAAAATAATATTATTATTTAATGTCTGTAAAAAATTTAAATGTTATTGGTGGTGGTGGATTAATTGGTAACACTAGTGTAGATGGATTAAATACGCATAACTTAGAATTAATTAACTTTAATTCTTTAAAATTACAAGGAAACGATGTATACATAAATGATATAAAATATCCAGGAACTGATGGTGCATATGGAAACGTATTAGTAACAGATGGACAAGGAAATTTACAATTTGCTGTACCGCCATCTGCACCAGTTACAAGTGTTAATACATTAACAGGAGATGTTGTCTTAAATACAGATAATATATCTGAAGGATCAACAAATTTATATTATACTGATAATAGAGTAGATGCTAGAATATCAAACGCGTCATTAGGTGATTTAAGTGATGTAACACTTGGAACACCTGTAACAGGAAATTTTTTAAGATTTGATGGATCAAATTGGATTCAAAAAGATTTAGGTGGAACAAATAATTATATTGTAAAATATAGTAGTGCAACAGACATTACTAAAAGTGTATTATATGAAGCAACAGACGGTAATGTTGGCGTATCTGACACTGCTCCATCTCAAAAATTAAGTGTTAAAGGAGGAAATTTAGCAGTATTTGATACAACAGATAGATTAATTTATGTTGGTAAAGATACTAGTAATACATTATCATTTAAATTTGAATCAACGTCTAGTAAATCAGTAATAAGTAGTTTAGGAACTAATCCAATAATTGATATAAATGTAGGATCTACAACTGCAATACATATTGATAAAGATGGAAACGTTGGTATTGGTGTTACTACACCAGGCGCAAAACTAGATGTTAATGGAACTGGTAAATTTGGTGATGGAAGTAATGAAGCATTATCATTAAGATCTTCTTCTGCTGCAGTAGGTATAAAATTACATGGTAATTCAAATACTTACATGGGTGATATAATGTTTAATGATTCTGCATTTGGATTTAGAAATACGTCTGGAAATTATATTTTTTATGCGCATACAAATGGTAAAATTGGTATTGGAAATAATTCTCCAGGATATATTTTAGATGTTACAGGAACAGGTAAATTTTCAGATCAATTAACATTAAGTAAAGCAAGTGGAACTGCACCTATGATTGTCACATCTACAACATTAGTAACTAATTTAAATAGTGATTATTTAGATGGTAAACACGCAAGCGATTTTTTACAAACAAATTCTGAAGGAACTGCTGGACAAACAATAACGTTTAATGAGGGATTAAGAACTGGATTTATTAATTTTAATCAATACGACAATTATGATCCTGATGATATTGTAAATACAGGTGGAGGTGCAGGTATTATAAATGATAGTTCAAATTATAAAGCATTGATGATATTAGGTAACAATTCAGGAGGTGGAAACAAAATCATTAAGTTATATGATGATGTTACTATTTCGTCTGATTTATCTGTTACATCTAATTTATCAGTTGGTGGCACAAGTACTTTATCAGGTAATGTAACAATGAGTGGTACGTTATCTGTAGATAGTAATGCAACTATTAGTGGTACGTTAAAGCTATCTAATTTGTCATCAACTAAAATAAAAATGGCAACTATTAATACTACGGGTGAAGTTGGAACTGCAGATATACCAACAATAAGAAAAGATTTAACTGGTTTAACACCAATACATTTTCCATATGTCGTTGGAACATATACTGTAAACGTAACTATTTCAGATGTTTCTTCTGATGTAGTTAGCATAACTGCTGAAATTGTACCTGATAATGGATCATATACAATATATTATGGTTATGGTTTAAGTGGCACAACGTATGTACATAAAAAAAGAACAGTTTCATCAACAATATCTCAAACGCAATATATTAATGATACAGCTGATAGATATTCAGTAATGTATGTATATGCTGATTATGGATCAGGAGCTGGCTCTGGAGTAGATTATGGATATAGTCATACAGATACTGGTGAAGAATCGTTTATATTAGCAACTATAAAATTAAGAAACGCATATAACACAGCTGGAGAAGTAATAGAAATTATAAACTGGAGCAAATTATATTTAAACGAATCTACTGATAATACGCGTTGGGAAACATCTACAAGTGGTAATGGAAACACAGGAGATATGGTTATATCTAATGGTAGTAATAAACTTACAACTACTACAAACGTAAATTGGAATGACATTAATTCTCAACTTAAAATAACTGGTAATACTGGAATGTTAGCATTATCATATGATGCAAATACATCTGGAACTATAGTTGGTTATAATAATGATTCATATCATTGGTTTATAGGTAAAGGTGATTATAATTTAAATGATGTTTATTTTGGTACTATTACTAATGATAAAGTACATATAAAAACAAATAATATTAATAGAATATCAGTTGATGTAACTGGAAAAGTTGGTATTGGAACAACAAATCCATCTGAAATATTATCAATATATGGTGGTAACATACAAATTGAAAATATTAATAATTATGTAGAATCTTTGTTTTTTAAACATACATATATACCATGGAACCATACATATGAATCACAAATAACATTCGACTGGTATGGACATTTATATGGTAATGCTGGAACATTACGTGGTTTAATTTATTTATCTGGTCGTGAATCATATGCGAATCATTATTTTATTGATGATGAAGGAAATAGTCAATTAACGTTGTTAGATAATAAAAATATTGGAATAAATACATTTAGTCCAGTTGAAAAACTACATGTTGCATCTGGAAATGCTAAAGTTGAAGGTCGCGTACAAGCTCGTGATTATGTTGAAGTATTAAATACTGCAGGTACATCTGGATTTAAAATGCAATGGAATGATACAGACAAATCAATAGATTTTATAATTAATTAATATGGCGACAACACCGTTAAAAATATACAAAAGTGAATTATTAAAAATAACAGATGGTGAAATTGAAGAAAAATTTTTTACCAGAACTGCTAATTTAAGATTAAGATATTCATTACAACATGGTAGTTTAAAACCTGAAGTATATAGTTTTAAAGGATTAAATGTACTATGGGTTGCATATGATGTAAATGATACATCAAAAAAATATATAATCGCTAAATTACTAGAGTATGGTGCAACTATATCTAATCCAATGTCTCAATCTGATTTTCAAGCACAATCAGCAAGTACATTAAAATCTTCATATGATATAGTTGTTGTAGACATGTACGTTTGGGCTGTTCAAAGTAGTTCAATGACAAAAGCAAAAGAATGCGCAGATGAAGGTTTAGTTGTTGTAACATCAGGAAATGACACATTAACAAATCTATTTTTCACAGCTGTTTCTATATCTAATGAAGATACACATTTAGCAATAACATCATATAATGTATCTCATATTACTAAAACAAGACATGGTGAATCTATTGGTTCACTTGGTACAGATCCAAATTATTATGCATCAAATTTAAATTATGGTGCAAAACAACTTTATTATCATAGTGATATTGATGAAAATGCGACAATGGGATTTATATATGAACCAAATAATGGATTAGGAGGATCATTAATACATGATCAAGCTGGAACGTTTAGTTCAATATATTTTAATACACGATTTAAATATTTTATATTTTATCAATTAAGTATATATATTGAAGCATTAAATAAACCCAGTAATGTAAGATATATTAGAGATCAAATATCTGGTAATTCTGTTAATGCTAATAATCATTGGGTTGAAATTCAAGCATATAAAAAACCAGAATGGAAACCATTTTCAGTTACAGATAATTTATGTTATCAAAAATCTGTCACAGGTAATCAAACAATATCACTTCCTGAAAAAATTACAGACGGTAGTATTGCAACTGCTGGCTATGCATATGTTACAAATGCAGTTGATATATATGCTCAAGTAGATATGGGTAAAATATATCCAATTCATAAATTTACTGTATGGCATTATTATGGTGATACTAGATATTATATTGATAATATACGTAGCATTAGTAAAAATGGTGATTATTGGTATAAAGTATTTGATTCTAATTTAGAAGGTACATATTATGAAACATCAATTGGACATATAATAAACTTAACTGAATTTAATGGAAATTGTTCTAAAGTTGAAACAGGTTTACCAGTTGAAAGTCAATTTATAAATTTAGTTAATACAACGCATGGGGCACTTGGAATATGGCCATATGCATATGGATGGGGAAGTGCAACTAATATTCAATATGGGTATGTTGAAGATGAATCTACTCCAACTGGAACAACTAAAGCAGTATTTGTGAGTTGGGAGTCTTCAGATGGAAGTGATTTAGGAATGCGATTAGCAGCGTCAGATACAGTATATGGAATTAGTTCAAGTACAGTATATACAGTATCAATATTTAAAAAGAATGTAAAAGGTATTACAGCTCCAATATCATCAGTAAATAATATTTATATACGTGAATATGATTCAAGTGGTAATCAATTACGCGAACACGGTGAAGCAATATATTATGAAACAATGGAAAATGGTTGGTATAGAATTTGGGGAACATTTACAACTCAATCTGCAACAGATCATATGGCAATTCAAATGTATGATTATACACCTGCAACATGCGAAGTTAGATTATATGGATCACAACTAATAAAACAAACTGAATATCCTAGAGTATGTGAATTTACAGAAAAATATAAACTTGATACATTTTTATATTTACATATACCAGGTCATTTTAAATATGGAACTATTATGGGTAAATTTTTACCAAGAACTGCTTTTACAAATGATCCAACGTATTCTAATAGTGCAAATAATTCAGTATTAATTGGATTTAAAGATGAAGTTAATAACAATTTAGTTGATTATAGATATTATGTTAATGGTGATACTAATAGTGATCATTATGGTGAATCTGTTCCATTTATAGCAGCTAGAGATTGGATAGATGGTTGGTCTAATATTCATGAATATTATACAATAGATTCAAACAAAGAAATAATTTGGATTGCAAAAAAAACATCTACTTCTTTCTCATTTCAAATCATTCAAGATTCTGTATATAAAACTGAACATTCATTTACAATAGATATAAATAATACAGAAATTAATAAATTGATATTTGGTACACAACCAATATGGAATGGAACACATTATGATATTAATATTTATGATGAAGTTTTAACTACAACTGAAATTGAGCAATTATTAAAAACTAAAGGTAGTATTAAAAAATCTGGAATTTTTTTAGTTAAACAAATAAATGAATTAGGAGAAAATTTATGGCCATTAACTGAATTAAGTACTAGTATTTCTTACACTGTAAGTGGTCATGGAACAGTAACATATCAAAATGATGAATTAGGTGAATATCATCAAACTACATTTACAGATACTGATGGTGTATATAAAGGATTTGATATTACAACAATAAGTGGTAAATATTATGTATTTAGTGGTTGGTTTTGGCAATCATTAGGAAACACTTTTGATTATTATCCATGTGTAATAGAGCACGAAGAATCAGGAAATGAAATTAGAAGTAGTACATTTTCTAATTCACCATATGAAAAATGGTTTTATGGATGGTCAATTGCGCAAGCTGGATCAACTGGAAATTTAAGATGTTTAATATATCCAATGAGAGTTGGATATGATGGTTCTGGAACATTAAAATGGAGAAACATTTCATTTAGAGAAGCAACACCAACAGAAATAAAAATGATAGGTGATGGAACATTTCAGTGTGGTGATTTATCTGATTTTTAATATATAATAAAATCATTGTATTTTAATATATAATAAAATCATTATAAATATATGGCTAATTTAAAAGCTGGAACAACAATAGGCGGACATTTAGTTTTTCATTCTGGAAATTTTAATAATAGTAATACTACATTAATTGGATCTGAACTAAGTATTGCAGATGGCATGATATCTATAAAATCTATTGATGCATCTAGATTATCGTCACATTTTGCAAATACAACAACACACCAAAATATAATTTATTTTACTGCTGCAACTGGTTCAAGTGATCCAGGATTTATAGTACATGAAACTGCTGCAGGAGATGATGCAAATAAGGGGGTGATACATATTTGTCCATCAGATGATAGTTCTATTGATGATTATGTTTCTATTCATGGTACTAATGATCCTGAAAATTTAATATTACGAACTGATGGTAGTGCATATTTTGCTAGTAAAATTGGAATCAACACTAAAACACCAACTGCAATGATTTCTATTAGTAATATAACTGGAGATAATACAAATTTATTAAGTTTTTCTGAAGGTGATACAAATGAATTTGTATTTAAAGGCTATTTTGCTGGCTCAGGTAACACTGGTAATAAATTAGTATTAGCAACAGATGTATGGTCAAATAATATAATGTCATGGAGAGGAGACGGAAATGTTGGTATAGGAACAATTGATCCATATTATAAATTACATGTAAAAACAGGAACAATTGTATCTGAGTCATCTGATTTTACAGGTAATGGTTTTTGGTCTATAGATACACAATATGGAACAGATCAAAATCATAGGTCATATATTAATTCTTTAAATTTTCATACTTCAAGATGGGACGGTGGTAGTTACTCTAATAATTGGACTTTTGTTAATGATAATACCTATTTTAAATTAAAATATGGACGTAAAACAAATGGAGATTATGCAACAGTAGGGAGTGACATTTTTACTTTTGATGGAGCTAATAAAAGATTTGGAATTTATAATACTTCACCTGCATATAATTTAGACGTAACAGGAAACGCTCGAATAACTACAGATTTACAAGTAGATGATACAATTAACATTGGTTCTACATTATCTGGATTTTCTGGTACATATGCATTTGTTGTAAGTCACGCAAATGGTGGAATTATTTTAGATAGAATTGGAAATCCAGCGTTTTTAAGAATAACACAAGATAATGATAATGCAAAAGGTGGTCAAATAAGAAGTACAACAAATGGTTTAAGTTTTACAAACGGAGATAGTACAACAACTTATATGACTATTAATAATAGTGGATTAGGTATAGGAACTACATCACCAAGTCAAAAATTAGATGTAAATGGAAGTATAAAGGGAACTAGTATATATTTAAATAGTACTATACATTTACAAGATGGCGCAGACGGAATGTCAAAATCATATTATGATGATGCAACATATGAGCATAGAATATATCCAGCTGACAATAATAGTCAATCTCAATCTGTTCCTTTAAAATTAATGTTATATTATAATGGTGTTTATAGAGAAGTTTGGCATTCTGGTAATGATGGGTCTGGATCAGGATTAGATGCAGATACAGTTGATGGTATTCAAGCTGGTTCGTTTATTAGAAGTGATGCAGCTGATTATTTTTCAGGTACGTTAACATATACACCTGATACAGGAACAATATTAAAATTAGATTCAAAAGATGCTATAAAAAGATATACTGCAAATGGAGGTCTTGGCATTGGTGCAGATGATTGTTTAATATTAGGTGCCGGTGAATCAAGATATCAAATTGAATCTAATGTTTCATTATCAGCAGAATCAGTTTATGTTGGAGGAGAAAGTGGTATTTTTATGTATGTTCCAACTAATAATTGGGATAGTTGGTCTAATAAACATACATTTACTTTGGAATCTGATGGTGATCTAACTTGGTCTGGTACTGGAACTGCAACAGATTGGGTTGCAACATCAGATAGAAAGTTAAAAGAAAATATAAAATATTTAAATTCTGAATTAGATAAAGTAGTTGAAACTGGTAAATTAGCAGTTGAATATAATTTAAAATCAGATAAAGATAAAAGAAAACAGCTTGGTTTTATAGCTCAAGATATTGAAGATATTTATCCAGAATTTGTATTTGAAACAAAGGATGCTGAATCAGAAGAAATTACTAAAGCAATAAATTATTCTAAAATGGTTGCACCATTATATAAAGCAATATCAGAATTAAAAGAAATTGTAGATAAACAACAAGAAACTATCAATAAACAGCAAGAATTAATTGATAAATTATTATCAAAACTTTAATTATATTTTTTAAAAATTTCTTTTATTTCATTTTGAGCAGATTTTGCAGATTCTTCTGATTTAAATAAGTTTCCAAAATCATCTAAACTACTATGTTTTGAAATATTAAATTTATCTGCAATAATTAAACCATTTAATGATAAATACCAAATATTTTCTCCTTCATTATAATTTATGACTATTCTTTCAAAATGTTCTTTATTGTTTTCAACTACTTCTGCTGGAAAAGAATAATGTGGAGCATTTTCCCACATATAAAAACCATTTGTTTCTATCAATATATCATTTATCTTATGACCAGGTAAATTTACAATTGCTTTATAATATTTCATTAATAATTTTAATATAGTTTATAAATTATAATATATAATAAAAATTTGTTTTATATACATGGCAAATTCACCATTTAATGTAATTGGCGGTGGAGGTTTAATTACACACACAGCAATTGACGGATTAAACATATACAATTTAAGTTTAGTAAATTATAATACATTTACTTTATCAGGAGATTCATTAGCTATATCTGGAACTAATATAAATATATCTGCAACAAATATAACAATTAATAATTTAAAATATCCTAATTCAGACGGTGATGATGGTGATGTTTTAACTACAGATGGTTCAGGTAATTTAACATTTCAGCATCGTCCACCTGCACCAGTAACTAGTGTAAATACAAAAACTGGCGATGTAGTTCTTATTACAGATAATATAGATGAAGGATCAAATAATTTATATTATCAAGACGCACGAGTATCTTTAAATTCTGATGTTTCTGCTAACACTACAGCAAGACATACGCATGATAATAAAAATGTATTAGATTCCATTACAGATGCTGGAAGTGGTCAAATAATTACAAGCGCTGAAAGAACTAAATTAGAAGGTATTGAAGAAGGAGCACAAGTAAACACTGTTGATTCTATTAATAATAAGGTTGGTGATGTTGTTCTAAATACATCAGATATAGATGAAGGAAGCAACTTATATTGGACTGATCAACGGTTTGATAATAGATTTGTTAATAAATCAACAGATAATTTACCAGAAGGATCATCTAACAAATATTACAAAAGATCATATTTTTTAGCTGACTTAAATATATCATCAATTAATGAATTAAGTGACGTAGATACATCTACAATTTCTCCTTCAGTTGGTCATATTTTAAAATGGGACGGAACAAATTGGACACCATCCATTGATGAAACAGGAAATTCAACTTCTGGTGATATGTTAAAATCTGTATATGATCCTACTTTAATAGAAGCAGATGCATTTGATTATAACAATTTTTATAATGTTCCAACTGATATTACAGATCTTTCATCTCATTCAGTTATTGAATTAAATAATGTATCTAATGCTGGAAGTGGTAAAATTATTACTGATACTGAAAGAACTAAATTAGAAGGCATTGAAGACGGTGCACAAGTAAACACAGTTGATTCAGTTAATAATAAAGTTGGTGATGTTATTTTAACAACTAATGATATTTTTGAAGGAACAAATGGACTATATTACACAGATGAAAGAGTTGACATTAGAATATCATTAGCTAATATTGAAGATTTAAATAATGTTGATACTGTTGGTGTATTAGTTGATCAATACTTGAAATATAATGGAACTAATTGGGTTGCATCAGACGTACCTGAATCACTTGTGACAAGTGTATTCACAAGAACTGGAGACATTATAGCAGAAAGTGGAGATTATTCAGCAGATTTAATAACATATGATAATTCAACAAGTGGTTTAAGTTCTACAGATGTTCAAACTGCTATAGATGAATTAAACAATGATTTAAATAACATAAATATTCCGCAAACAACAGATGATTTACCAGAAGGGACAAATAATTTATATTACACAGATACTAGAGTTTCAACTGTTATATCTAATACATCAATAAATGAATTAAGTGATGTAAATACAACTTTAATAACACCAGGTATTGGTGATGTTTTAAAATGGGACGGTTCTAATTGGGTACCTTCAGTAGATAATTATTCAACAGCTGGAGACATGTTAAAATCTGTTTACGATCCAACTAATATTGAAGATGATGTATTTAATTTTAATAATTTTTATAATATTCCAACTGATATTACAGATCTTTCATCACATTCAGTTACTGAATTAAATGACGTAACAGATTCTGGATCAGGTAAAATTATCACTGATATTGAAAGAACTAAATTGGATGGAATTGAAGATGGCGCAGAAGTTAATGTAAATGCAAACTGGAATTCTACTAGTGGAGATTCAGAAATACTAAATAAACCAACAGATTTAACTGACCTTTCATCACATTCAGTCACAGAATTAAATGACGTAACTAATGCTGGATCAGGTAAAATTATCACCGATACTGAAAGAACTAAATTAGATGGAATTGAAGATGGCGCGCAAGTTAACACTGTTGATTCTGTTAATAGTAAAACTGGAATTGTGATATTAGATACAGATGATATATCTGAAGGTTCAAATAATCTTTATTATACAGATACAAGAGTATCAACAAATTCAGATGTATCTGCTAATACAAATGCAAGACACACACATAATAATAAAACAGAACTAGATAATATAACAGATGCAGGATCAGGCCAAATTATTACTAATACTGAAAGAACTAAATTAGATGGAATTGAAGATGGCGCGGAAGTTAATGTAAATGCAGATTGGAACTCTACTAGTGGAGATTCAGAAATACTAAATAAACCAACTGATATTACAGATCTTTCATCTCATTCAGTTACTGAATTAAATGACGTCACAGATTCTGGAAGTGGCCAAATTATTACTGATATTGAAAGAACTAAATTAGCTGGAATTGAAGATGGTGCTGAAGTTAATATTCAATCTGATTGGAATGAATCTAGTTCAAGTAGTGATGCATTTATATTAAATAAACCAACAGATTTAACTGATCTTTCATCACATTCAGTTACTGAATTAAATGACATAACTGATGCTGGATCAGGTAAAATTATTACTGATACTGAAAGAACTAAACTAACTGGAATTGAGGATGGCGCTGAAGTTAATGTAAATGCAGATTGGAACTCTACTAGTGGAGATTCAGAAATACTAAATAAACCAACTGATATTACAGATCTTTCATCACATTCAGTTACTGAATTAAATGACATAACTGATGCTGGATCAGGTAAAATTATTACTGATACTGAAAGAACTAAACTAACTGGAATTGAGGATGGCGCTGAAGTTAATGTTCAATCTGATTGGAATGAAACAAATTCAACTAGTGATGCATTTATATTAAATAAACCAACAGTTCCTACTAATTTAGATGATTTAAGTGATGTAGATACAACAGGAGTAACTACTGATAATGTTTTACAATATGATGGTAGCATGTGGAAACCTGCAACTATATCAACTAATAATGGAGATATGTTAAAATCAGTATATGATCCAACTAATATTGAAGATGATGCATTTGATTTTAACAATTTTTATAATGTTCCAACTGATATTACAGATCTTTCATCACATTCAGTTACTGAATTAAATGACGTAACAGATTCTGGATCAGGTAAAATTATCACTGATACTGAAAGAACTAAATTAGATGGAATTGAAGATGGTGCAGAAGTTAACATTCAATCTGATTGGAATGAAACAAGTTCAAGTAGTGACGCATTTATACTAAATAAACCAACAGATTTAACTGATCTTTCATCACATTCAGTCACAGAATTAAATGACGTAACAGATTCTGGAAGTGGCCAAATTATAACGGACACCGAAAGAACTAAACTAGCTGGAATTGAAGATGGTGCTGAAGTTAACACTGTTGATTCTGTTAATGGTGAAACTGGAACAGTTATATTAGACACAGATGATATATCTGAAGGTTCAAATAATCTTTATTATACAGATGTAAGAGTATTATCATATATAAATACGTTGTCAATTGATGAATTAGCAGATGTAGATACTACAACTGTAACACCGTCGGTTGGTAATAAATTAAATTGGGATGGTTCTAATTGGGTAGTTACTAAAATAGAAGATAATTACATAGAATTATTTCAAGATACAATCACAACATCTATTCCTAGAAATGGAAATAATACTCCAATTCCGTGGGATGGTTTAACACATGTTGGATCTAATTTTACATTCTCATCAGGTGATACAGAAATAACAGTAAATACAGCTGGAACATATTTAATTGGTTATAATATAACATTAAATGGAACTACATCAAGTAGAACTTCATCTGGAGCAGAAATTCAAGTAAATAGTAATGTTATTGATGGATCTTTTTCAGCTGGTTATCATAGAAATAGTTCTGATGGATATGGAACAATTAGTAAAAGTATTATTATATCATTAAATGCAAATGATAAAGTTGTTATATATGTTAGAGTTATTGATGGTAGAGCTCTTGAAACTGTAGATAACGGAAGTAGTTTATCAATTTTAAAATTATAAAAAAAAATTAAAAAATATATGGTAGAATATATTGATTATAGAGATAAATCTGAAATAAGTGTAGATGGATTGAATGAAGAAACAATGAATATTGTTCAATCATATCCATTTAATAGTCAATTTTTATGGATTGACTTTATTAAACCAAATATTGTTAAGTGGCATTTTTCAGATCCATTAACACAAGATGAAGAAAATGAATTACATAATATATTAATAAATCATGACAAATCTAAATGGGATATTCCTGAAGAAGTAATTGTAACATATCCTGAAGGTAATGCAACAGATATGTATTATGAAACTTTTTCAACAGGAGCTGACGCATATAGTACATCTGGAACTGCAGGATATGTTATGTTATCAGTTAAAGAAGCATTAGACATATTAAAAAATAGAACAGATGATTTAGTAGATAGTTATATAGAAGTATCAGAAGCTGTTTATAATTCTACTCCAGGTGAATATTATTTATTAAACGCTAGTAATAATAGTATTGAATTTCATTTAACAACTCCGTTATTAGGTGATAGAAATAGAATATTAATTGAAGATGTAACACATTCAATTACATTTATTGCAGATAATAATATTCCGATAGATGGCGGAGAATCAACTTATGTTATAGATTCTGAAGATTATAAAAATAGATTATATGAATTAGTATATACAAATAATGAAGTTGGTTGGAATTTATATGAAATTGGTGCATTTAATAGAACACCTGTTGAAACAATTGTTGTATCAATTAATGGTAACGACGATACAATGAATCCTAATATGTTTTCTCCATTTAGAACAATTAAAGCAGCAATAGAATATTCAAAAAATATAGCAACAAGTTCTCATCCAGTTAAAATTGATATTTTACCAGGTATATTTGTAGAAGAAAATCCACTTATTATTGATAATGAATATATTAATATATCTGGATCAGGATCATCTACAACACTAGTATTACCTAAAAATATTGATGAACCAATTCTATCATTAAGTTCAACTACACAAAATGTTGGTAGTGATATATTAAACATTGGTTTTTATGGCAATATTGATGATTTTAATATTGATAATATTTATACTTTACATAATAATGAATACATTTTACCATATAAACGAAGTAAAAAATTTACTAATGAAATTTTAGATCAATTAAAAAATGTTGGAATAAATACAACATCTGGTACAAATGGAACGTCAAAAAATATTACTGCTATAGATTTACAAAACATGGGAGCGTATAATATTTACAATTGTGATTTTGTATCCTTTCAAAATGCAATTAATATTAACACTACTCAAATTGACGATAAAATTTATGCGTTTATTAAAAATTCATATTTTGAAAATAATGATATTTGTATATTATCAGACGGACAAAATATGAATATTCAATTTGATGAAGTTAAAGCATATAATAATCCAATAGTTATTGATGCAAAGAATAATTCATTTATATCAATGTCAAATTTTTTAATTGATAACGCTGGAATATTTAATGAAACACAAGATATTGCGTGTGTAACCGCAAATTGGGCGTTTGTGTTATTAAAAACTGGATATGTATTTAATACTGGTATAATTATATACGCAGATAATCAATCTTCGGTGTTAGGTGATGTTATAGATGCACAAAATATTAATATTGCATATAAATGTAATGAAATGTCAGAAATTAATATTCCTAATACTACAATTGAAACTAAAAATATAACATTACAAATACCTAATACCGGAAATAATAGTTCAATAACAATTAATAATTTAAATTCACGAGATACTAAAGTTTCAGAATTTCAATTATTATCGTTTAATAGTTCAATGACTGTTGCATCAGCAACTCTTGACATAACTAAAATTGTTAATGTTGATATTATTAACTGGGCTAATTTTAACGTTACATTCAACACAGTTGGAATGGGTAATTATTTTTTTAATGATGTTTTAGTTGGTAATTCTTTACATGGAAGTAAAGTATGTGTTGGTAATGGTGCAGCTGATTATAGAAACACATTATTAATAATTGGACCAGCTATGGATGCTGGAACAGATGGTTTACAAACTGTATATAATGATGAACAATTTGAATTTGATACGACATTAGTTGATAATTGTTTATATTTCACAAGTGATAGTGTATTAAATAATGTTCCAATATTATGGCATACATTTACGATGGATGTTGCATCTCCGTTAGATCATAATGATGGAGGTGAATTAATACTTGAAATATATGATGGTGAAAATCAAGTTTGGAACTCTATCAATAATATGGTAACTGATGGACATAATCCATATTCATCTGCTGGTAAAAATAGATTTTTTAAATTTTTATATGAAAATGTTCGCATAGATAGTTTTGCTAGGGATATGTGGTTTAGAGCGCACGCGCCAATATATGATGATGGTAAGGAACATTATTGGGCACGTATTAGAGTTATTAAAGCATTTACTACTAAAACTGCAATTGATAGAGTTGGTATAATGTTTAATACTACTGCATATCGTGAAGATGGATTCAGAGAACATTTTGGAACAGCTAGAATATGGAATATTATACCAGGTTTTGATGTATCTATATTACAACAAACTCCAATTGATGACAATGGAACGAGTGTAGGATATTGGGCAGATCAAGAATTTTATATAGCAAGACCTTTAAATACTATGCCAAATGGACAAAAAACAACATTTAATTATGTTATAAATTTTCCAACTATTACTGATACAAGTAGTCCATTAATGTTTATTTTAAAAGTTACAACTAATTCTTCTAATGGTGGTAATTTTAAATTTAGAATTAGAGCTGCAATTGTACAAGATGGTATGCAAGTATATACCAATAAAAGTGACGCTCCAGCTTATGATAATAGAATTGGTGAAATTACAAATACACATGTTGCACCATCATCAAGTAATGTTGTACAATCTTATTTTATACCAATAGATGTATCTAATATAATGACAATTAGACATTCATCAAAATTAGAAGTCATTGGAGCTGATACTTCACTTGGTATTAATATTACACGAGATGCAACTGATTCAGATGATACACATGATGGAGATATTTCAATTGTTAATATTGAACATCATTTTTTACAAGCATTATCAGGTCAATCAAGTTCACAATTTGTAGATGTAACAAAAAATATTGGTAAATCATATAGAGTATTATATATCGTTAACACTGAAAATTATAATAGACTAGATACAACTGATAAAGAAGTTATAAATGTGATGCAATCTAAATCATTTATACCAACTTTATTAAAAGATATTCACGTAACAAATACTTCATGGATTGGTTATGATTTAATTTATATTTCATCTAATGCAAGAGATAGTAGAATACAAGATAAATTAAATTCAGCTCCAATTGGAATTTTTATTAATAGAGTTGAAGTATTATCATATATGAATTTAATAACAAGTGATCAGTATAGTTCTATAAATTATCAATATTTTATTCAAATAACAGATAATGGTCATTATATAACAAATGGTTATAACGAAGATCAAATAGTTAGATTAACAAAATATGGACGAACATATAATTATACAACGTTAAATGAAAGTGATTCACATGTTTTAGGTACGATACAATTAGAATCAAATAAATCTATATTATTAACATGGGCAAAAGATGAAGATGATTTAAATTCTATACCATTACCTGAACGTAGAGTGTTTTTTGGATATGGAGATGACACATTACTGGAAGATGACGCAGTTAATTTAATTGGTCGATCATTAGATTGGTTATTACATTTTGATGAACGATAATTTTTTAAAAAATATTTCATAAATTATATAGACGTAATTAAAAATATTTCCTATATAATTTATGAAATATTTTGAACCTCAAGAACCAAGAAAAGTGTATTTAATAGAATCATATTATAATAATATTACACAATATAAAATTGGTGTTAGTAAAAATCCTAAAAAACGTTTAAAACAACATAAAACATCAAATCCTAATGATTTAGTAATATTATATGAATTTGAATCTAATTGGCCATTTAAAGTTGAATCTACACTAAAACGTATATATAATGATCAATCAATTGATGGTGAATGGTATAATTTAAATGAAGAACATATAAATACATTTCTTGAAAAATGTAATATGATAGAAAATAATTTTAAAACTATTTATAATAATTCTACGTTATTTTAACTTTCATAATGCATTCTATCAACAATAAATTTTTCTAGCATATTTGAATTATAAGTTATAAAATCTTTAAAACTTCCATCTAATAAATAAGTTACTGCATAATCACCATCATTTCTAATACTTCGTCCTATACCTTGAGTTATAGAAATTGCAGTTTTCCAACTATACCATTTTGAATTGTATCGCATTTTTTGTTGAGTAAAATTATCAGTAATTTGACGATACGGTACTTTTAAAAATATTTGAAAGCGTGATAATTCATTTGGTAAATCAATACCTTCTAATAAACTTGGACCAATTAAAACACCATTTTTAGATTTTTTAAATTTTGGCATTACTATCATTTTTTCCTTTGTATTTGTATATGTAAACAAACGTTTTTTATGTTTTGAATCTTTTAAAATTCTAGTCATAAATGAAAAATTTCCAGTATGAACAATACCACGTTCATCATTATGTTTATTTAATATTTCATCAAATCTTTTTACAATAGTTGGCCAACTTTTTTCTTTATTTTTCCATGTTAATTTTGGTGTATGCATTATAACAATTGGGCTTTTGCTGTAATCCCAAGTTGTATCAAGTTGAATAACTTCATAATTTTCAGTGCCTGTTAAATTAGCCCATACATCTGGATTACCAAATGTAGCAGACATAAAAATTCCAAATTTAACATGAGAATGTAATTTCATTTTAATTAATTCAACATCTTCAAGTAAATTATAAACAACTTCTTCTTTATCTTTAAATAAAGTTTTTACATATGTATTTTCATTTTTTTCAACTATTTCAACATAATCTTCTATTTTACAGTTTATGTCTTTTATAAGCTCTAATCCAGATAGTATTTTTGTATATACTTTTGGTATATCTTTTTTGTTTTTTAAATTTAATGGATGATCTTTATTAATTTTTGATCTAATATCAGGCGTTGTATCTACTAGTGATTTTAAAACTTTTCTAATATTACGTAATGCTTGCATATTTTCATCAAAATCTTCTTCATCCATAATTGCTGAATAATCTAACATTAAATTAGTTGTATCAATTTCAGATTTTAATAAGCCTTCATCCTCTAATAATTCCATAAGTTCAGTTAATCTTTCAAGAGTTTGTTGCGAAAAACGAACTCTAAAATGATTTTGAACTATATCGTCTATTTTATGTGCTTCATCAAAAAACACAAAATCGCGTTCCTTAAATGCAATTGTTTCATTTGCATATTTTTGACGTTCTGCAACATAATTTCTTTGTAATAAATAATAAGAATAATTTAATATTGAAATACTTGAATGAATTGCTTTAAGACGACTCATATAATAATTACATGTATTATAACACGCTAATTTTTGTATTTTTTCATTTGAAAAACCTCTAACTTTACATTCTCCTTGTGGAAAAGATTTACCATTTACGTCACAATTATAATTAGCCATTCCTTTTATACTACCCCATTGTAAATTCATTTTATTCACATCACGCTCATATTGAGCTTGTAATTCTAAATTAGATGTTATTATATAACCTTCTTTTTTCCATTCTCTAAGAAGCTTAGATGTCACTATAGCTATAATAGACTTACCACTTCCAGTTGGAGCGTCTAAAATTACATTATCACATAGTTGGTTTAAGTATAAAAATGCTATTTTAACTACTGTTTTACGTTGATTCGGTCTAAATATAAAATCTTCACCAAATGTATCTTTAGCAATTAATTCATCTAATTTTGAATTTATTTCTTGAGGTGTAATTTTAACTTCTTTTCCTTTATATTTCATATTAAATAATTTAACTATTAGTATTTATAATAATAATAACTTAAAAGTTTATATGAAACTATTTCCTATTTTAAAAAATTATTATTATTTTTGTTATTAATATACAAATAATATTTATGCTTGTTAATAAAACTAAATATAAATCATATTGGATTAAATCAGTTAATAGAATTAAAAAAAATTCTAAATTTACAAGCGTTGTTTACACTAAATATCAAAGTAATGATATTTTAAAATTATTATACATTGATAATTTCACGCACCTTAATGAATATAATGTTAATTTACAAATTTATAAAAGAGTTAAAGGTGATATTTTCAACTTATTAGAAGTTAAAAAATATAAATTTAAAACATACGATGAAATTATTAATAAATTTGATTTAAACAATAAAAAAACAATTATTAATAATATAAGTGATATTTATGGCGACTAAAAACATTTGGATTCATCACGACATTTTTCAAAAAAAATTTAAATATTATAAATATTGGTTAAAATTAAATGATGATTTATCATATGAAAAAATTACTATTAAAAAAACATTTAAAAATAAAAATATTGAATATATGGTTAATTATTTTAAATTTATTAAAAATGAACATACGTACAGATGTATGCCTCATACATCTGTACGTTATACTTACATAAATATTCATATAAATAAAATAATTGATATTTTAAATAAAAAATATGATTTAAATAATCAAAAAATTAAATTTATTAATAATATAAATGATTTATATGATTACTAAAGATATATGGTATGATAAAACGAAATTTGGTAAAATATACGATTGTTATAAATGCTGGATAAGAAATAATTCTGATGGATCAAACGAAAAACTTATAATAAAAAGATATATAATTAGCAAATCAATTGAATATGATGTTGAATATTTTAAATTTAATAAAGACAATAAAAACTTTATAAATACCGTTAATAAAATAACATATGCAAATATTAGTTTAAATAAAATAATTAACATTTTAAATGAAAAATATGATTTAAACAATACTAAAAGTGATTTAATAAATAATATACACGATTTATATGATGAATAATCAATTTGAATTATCAAGAATTTATAAAGACGATGGCTCTATTATAAAAGAATATTATAAAGAATATAATAATAAATTATATTTTTTAAAAGTAACAAAAAATAAAGATAATAAAATTAAATTAAGAGAAGTATATTATACTGAATTAATTCCAGTTGATAGAAATAATACAACATTTTTTACTGGAGAAACTTTGCAAGAATTTTTAACTGATGATGAAATAAAAAATAAATATAATATTAATAAATCGACTATAAATAATATTAACGACTTATATGACTAAAGATATATGGTACAAAAAAAACGTTGAATCTACTGGATTTGAAGACTATATTTATGAACGCTATGTTAGTAAAGATAATACAGTTGATAGAGTTAGAGTTGTTAAATATCCACATCATAAATATTATAGTGTATTTTTCAGTAAATTTTCATTTATAGGCTTTAAATATGGTGAGAAACAATATATTGAAACAGCTAATATTGATCATATAGTATACACATTAAAAGACGCAATTGAATTATATGATTTAAATAATTTAAAAAATAAAGAAATAATTCACGATATAAATGATTTATATGACTAAAGGAATTTGGACAAAAAATAAAAACGTGCATCATTCACACGAAGAAGATTATGAATATATTAAATATAATAACGATGATACAGTATATTATATTAAAATAGTTAAATATAATGAAGATAATTTTTATACTGTTTATTATAGCGAATTTTCTAAAGATTATTCAAATAATGAAGAGGAGTGTTATCTTGAATATCATAATAAAACATCAATTTTTACTGATATTAATAAAGTTATAAAAAAATATGATTTAAATAATTTAAAAAATGAAGAAATTATTCACAATATAAATGATTTATATTAATTCAAATTTAACATTAAACTTAAAAGTAGTTCCTTCATTAACTTCAGATATAATAGTTATTTCACCATCCATTAATTCAATTAATTCTTTTGTAATATAAAGACCTAATCCTGTGCCATCAACTGGATCATATGTAACATTTTTATTAAAAATATTATTTAATTTATATTCTTCAATTCCAATTCCAGTGTCTGAAATTTCACAGTTAAAAACAATATTGTTATTAACGATTTTTGATGAAGTTTTTATTGATATAGTACCATTTGCAGTAAATTTAACAGCATTTGATAAAATGTTCATTAAAATTTGTTGAAATCTTATCTTATCACCCCTAACATTTTTAATAGTATGATTAAAATCTTTTATAAGTTTAACATTATTATTACTAGCAGTATATAATAACATTGAATATGTTATATTTAATAATTCGTTAATATCAAATATAGTATTTTTAAGAGTTAGTTGTTTATTTTCTAATTTAGAAAAACTCAATGTGTTATTAACCATCGAACACATTGAGTTTTTAGTATGTTTCAACAAATTTAACAATGATTGTTGTTCGTCTGTTAATTTTGTATTTTTTAAATTAGATATAATTGCATCTATAACAGACAGATATGATTTCATATCATGTGTTAAATTTGATAATAATGTTGCTGTATCATTCATTTACTATTTTTAATAAGTGAAAATTTTTCTTTCCTTTTTGTATTATAATATATTTTGAATGAATTGTTTTAAGATCTGTCAAATTTGTATCATTTTTAATTTTTGAAAGATTTATTGACAAACCATTATTTTTTATTAATCTGCGAATATCTCCTTTAGATTTAAAAATTTCAAAATTTGTTTTTTCGCTTAATAAATCATAAATGTCTGTTGCAGAATCAAATATTATTTTATTAATATGTGTATTTGGAACAGATGAAAATATTCTTTCAAATGAAGTATCTGATATTCTTTCTAATGAATTAATATCAACATTCTTTTTTGAAAAAAGAAAATCAGTAGCAACTAATGCTTCTTGTAATCCTTCTTCACCATGTATCATTTTAGTTACTTCTTCTGCTAATCTTTTTTGTAATAAACGTTTGTGTGGTGCTGCGTTGTGTTCATTAATAATATTATCAATTTCTGATTTTGTCAAAAATGTAAATATTTTAATAAATTTTGCAGCATCTTCATCAGTTTGATTAAACCAAAATTGATAAAAATTATATGGTGATGTTTTATTTGCATCTAACCAAACATTTCCATTTTCACTTTTACCAAATTTTGAACCATCTGTTTTTGTTATTAATGGACATGTTAATGCATCAACTTCTACGCTATCAGCTTTACGAAGCAATTCAATTCCTGCAGTCATATTACCCCATTGATCAGAACCACCAACCTGTAAATTACAACCATATTTATTATTTAAGTGCCTAAAATCCTGAGCTTGAATTAATTGATATGTAAATTCAGTAAAACTAATTCCAGCATTATTTTCACCATTAATTCTATTTTTAACAGAATCTTTAGACATCATAGTATTAACAGTAATATATTTACCAACGTTACGCAAAAAGAAAAGAATATTCATATCTTTATACCAATTATAGTTATTAACCATTTTTGGTATATTAGCATCTGAATTATTTTTAGGAAGTAATTCATGTATTTGATTGCGAATTGCATCAAAATTTTTATCTAATGTTTTTTCATCTAAAAATTTTCTTTCTGATTTTTTTCCAGATGGATCACCAATCATACCAGTTGCTCCGCCAACAAGAGCTATAATATTTGCACCTGCGTTTTGTAAATGTTTAAGTAACATTATTGGCGCAAGATTTCCAATATGTAGTGAATCTGCAGTTGGATCAAATCCAGCATAAACAGTAATTTTTTTTGAATTTTTGTTAATTAATTCAGGTGTTGTTTGATGTAACAATCCTCTCCATTGTAGTTCTTCAATAACTTTTTTCATAATTGTTTTGTTTTTTAAAATTCGATACAAATATAACAAAAAATATTTAATTAAAAAAATTAAGCATCAGTTAAATTAACTGTTACATCATAATTTTTTTCATCTATTTTTTGTAAAATAAATAAACCTAATTTAGACGGATTTGTTATAACTTCACCATCTAACATTACTGATCCATCGTCACTAATGTCAATATGATTAAATATTTGATTTGTTAAATATGCTTTATTTGGATTTGAAACTAAATACTGTAAAAAATTAACAATTTTATCTGCGTGTTTAACATGAAAATTTATTTTAATTTGATATATATCGTTTTTATTTATATCGCCAATCATATAGTAACCATTTCTATTCATATAATCACTTATCATATTATAATATTTTTCTGCAATTATATCATTTCGTTTATTTTTTTTATTAGTATAATACCTTTCAATTTTTCTATTAATATCACCTGCATAAAATCCAATCATTAATGATATAACTATATTAGCAACTAAAATTGTATCATAAAAATATTCAATAGTAATAAATATTAAAAATAATAAAAATGTAAAAGTTAAAATGTTCTTAGTCATTTTTTTATCTAAAATATGATAATGTTCAAAATGTTTAACTTTTATAATTCTTAATAAATATAACAACACATAAATCGTTAATATTAATGCAACTATATTATAAATAGTTGAACTTACATTAAAAAAATGTGGTATAACTGTAGTTATAAAAATTGATAATAATATAACACTTATTATTGAAATTATAAAAATTATTTTTTGCATAATAATAAAATTTTAATATATAAATTATGAATAATAATGACAAATATAACAAAATTATTGATAATTTAACAAATAGTTTTGTAAATGATTATGATTTTTGGAAAAATATCATAAAAAATACTAATGAAGCTATTAGCATATCAACAGATGAATCAAAAAAATATTCATATGATGAATTTTGTTCAACATTTATAAAATATGTTGAAGAATTAAATGATAAATCAGTATATTCACAAGAAATGATTCAATCTATACTTTTAAAAATGATACATAATAAAAATAATTAAATAATATTATCAATATTTTCTTTAGTTATTTCACCTTCTAAATATTTTATTATATATGGTCTAACTTTTGCTAAATATTCTGTTGGATATAGTGCGTAATCAAAATTCCAATCTTTATTATGTAATCCTCCTTTACCATAATGATCTAATATACTATTTTTAGGAAGAGCATATGTATTACCTAAATATTTCCAAGTATCACAATCCCACATTATAGTATTTTTATTATAATATTTCATTAATTTTTCAACTAAACGTTTAGATAAAAAAACACTAATTCCACCATTAGTATTTTTCATAATATGATATTCTTTATTTAGTCTTATTGCGCGACGATATTGTGGAGAAAAAGTGCTCATAAAATATGATTTATAACCACATACTGGTAATTTAGTTTTTGAATATAAATCTAATAATACATTTATATAATTTGGATCATGAAATGCGTCATTATCAGTCATGTATAAAAAATCATAATCTTCATCTAAAAAATCTAAATACGCCTTATATCGAATAGTGTGAATATTTTTCCATTTGTCTTGTTTAGGCATTTCATATGTTATAACATCACCCCATTGTTCTAACCATTTATTATCATATTCAGTTGAATTATCATTATAAATTCTAATATCAGCATTATTAGTTTTAAATTTATATAACTGATTTAATACTAATTCAGTTATATTTTTTCTATTATAACACGGAACATCAATTCTTATTTTCATACCGCTATTGGTAAATATATTTTAGGATGATAATTGTAATTATGAAGTTTTAAATCTGTATATTTCCAATTAAATATATTTGTAAAATTTAAAATTTCTAATTGTGGTTCATCATAATTTGTTCTAGTTATTTGCTCTTTCAGTTGATCAACATGATTTTCATAAATATGAACATCAGATAAAAATCCAGTTATTATACCTTCTTCTAAATTAGATTCTTTAGCTAACAATTTTAATAATATGGCGTATGATGCCATATTATATGGAATACCTGCTCCTACATCACAAGATCTTTGAAACCAACTTAAATTTAATTTATTACCAATAACTGTAACATGCCATAAAACATGACACGGCGGTAATGCCATACTATCCATTTCAAGAGGATTCCAACTTGAACATACCATTCTACGATCATTTGGATTCGTTTTAAGAGTATTTACTATATGTTTAAGTTGATCATATCCACTACTATTAAAGTTTCTCCACTGGTACCCATATATAGGCCCTAAGTCATTTTCAGTGAGTTGATAAGCTTTTCTTTCATCATCTGTTAAATCATTAGGTATTTTTTTAGGATTACACCATTCATTCCAGATTGAACATTTTCTATCCTTTAACCATTGTTTATCAGTTAACCCCTTTATGAAAAATTCAAGTTCTGCGGATATACTTTTTATTCCCATTTTTTTAGTAGTTAATAATGGAAATCCATTTTGCATATCATGTTGAAGCATTGTATGTGCAATTGTGTATGCACTAACACCTGTTCTATTTTCCTTTAAAATGCCATTTTTTAAAATAGTATCTATTAAATTTAAGTATTGTAATTCAAAATGCATAATTTATAAATTATATGGTTCATTATTTTTTATAGCTCTCATCCACTCTTTACATTCAAAAATTATTTCTTTTTGTTGTTTATCTGTTAATAGTCCAAAATCGTGACGATAACTAAGACAGACATTGAATATAAATTTGTCATCATCAAATCGTTCGCTAACTGACTTTATTTTATGTTCTTTTAAAACATAATCTGCATATTCATCTAATAACGACGCTATTTCATATCCAGTTTTTTCATTTGTTGAATAAACCCATGGATGATGAAATATTTTTTTTGATTGTAGAAATTCTTCACCGTCTTTCATCTTTTTGTAATTTGTTTTAATATTGGATTCCACATACTTTTTAAATATTCAGTTGGTTCAAGCGCAGTATCACTAGTTAAAGTTTTATTATGTATACTTCCAGGTCCTCCAAAATGTTGCATGTATGAAGTTTTACTAGTTGCACTTTTCATTCCTAAGTATTCTAAAACTCTATAATCCCATGCATACACTGGATCACCTCGTTTATCTAATTCTTTAACTATCTTTTCAACCATACTTCTATCATATAATTGACTAACACCTGGCATTGTTCGACGCCAATAAAAATTATATTTTTCATTGTAATTTATTGTTGCGCGTATATGCCAGTTTGTATTGTATATACAAACTGGATGTTTTGTTACATCATATAATTCCAATAATCTATCAGTAAAATTAGGATCATGTAATGCATCAGAATCAGTCATATAAATAAGATCATAATCTGTTTCTAAAAACTTTCTAAATTCCCAACATCTTAATAATTGAACTCCTAATTTTTTAGGTGGCCGTTCAATTTGATCAGCATGATTTTTAAATAATTCAAATGCGTTATATTCAGTTGAATAATCATCTGTAATATGTAAAAAATGATCTTTTTTATGTTTATATGTAATTGGAATAATTGTTTCTGCAGTTTTTTTCCTATTCCACGTTGGTATTGTAATCCATATTTTCATAATTTATTCAAATTTTCTTATTTCCGTTTTATTTTCTATTATAAAATATAATGATAACTCATCACCCCATTTTGTTGCCATTAATCCTGCAGTATACACAAATGAAGGATTATTTTCTATTGCTTCGGCGCTTTCTAATATATCACGAGCAGTTTTTTTTAAATCATCTATAGTTGGTATAACTAAATCATAATCATGCGCAGTTGCAACTTTCCAATTATTAATCATCATATATGATCTAACTAATTCAAAATCAAATTCATCTATAATTTTATTAATAGCTGTATCTTCTGGCAATTTGTCAAATGGATGTATATTATCAGCCATAACTATGCTTTTTCTTTTTCTAAATCTTGTTCAAGTTGAATAATTTTTTCCTCTACCATTTCAGGTGTAATAGACTTATGACATATAAAATGTTTTGGTGTTCCTTTATGTACAGGACACCACATCCAATCTCCTCTGTTGAACCAATATCTTGTATCTGTAAAACACGAGTTACAAACTGAATCATTGCGAACTCTATAATTATTTTCTTGAAATTCAAACCATTTTGCAGTAAATCCTGCTATCATTACAACTTTTTTACCTAATGCCCACGACATCCATGCTAATCCTGAACTTAAACCAATATAAAATTTTGCATACTGTGCAATATTAACTAAATTTTCTAAAGGTGCTATACCAGTTTTATCAACGACATTTTTTAAATTATTTTGTTGTTTACTCATGTTAACTACAGTATATCCACGATCATTTAACCAATTCACTAATTCTTGCCACGCGCCTTTTCTATTCCAATATTTTGCTTGAGCAGTTGAATCTGTACTAATTGCAACATAATTTGAATTATTAACTAATGGAGCACGTTTATCAAATGTTATTTTTGGTCTAATTTCTTTATATTCTAAACCTAAAGTTTCACATACTAATTGTTGTAATGGAATTGTTCTACAATCAATTTTATTTCTGTGATTTTTTTCACCTCTTCCAAACCAACCAATTCTATAAACAGTCATTACATCTGGTACAACAGTGCTTCTTGTTATAAAATTTATTTCTGGGTATTCTTTTTCAAATAATTTATTTTTAAATGTTGCACAATACACATTACATTTATGTTTACGTTTAAATTCTAAAACATATGGTATCCAAGATATAGTGTCACCTAATGCAGATGATTCAAATGATATTAATACATTTTTACCTTCTAAATTTAAAACAGTATCAGATATTACTTTATTATTAGTAGAAATTATTATTCTCCATTTTATATAATATTCTGGTTTTGCTGAAATTGACCTATTTACATTTATAGTACCTTCATTTATTAATTCATTTGTATCATCATCAATAAATTGTATATGATATTGTTTGTTACTATTACCTTTTATTTCAACTTTAGCTCCAGCTTTATGGGTTATTGTAATATTATCCATTAATTAATGTGAATTTATTTAATATATTAATAATTTTAAAAATGTTTATTAAACAGTTTCAGTAAATTCAGTTTCTTCAATAAAATTTATAAATTCTTCATCTTTTATAAATCCAGCATTTATCAATTCACTTTCTAATTCTTCTAATTCAATATATGGATCAGATGTTTCATATACACCTTCCATTAATTGAATTAAATTTACATGATTAGTCATTTCATATATAGTATCATACATTTCATCATCATATTCATATGCTATATCTTTATTTTTTTTCCAATATCCATATGGTGTAATGTAAACAACTAAATTATCGCTTATTCTGTTATTATATCCTATTGCATATAAAATATCATTATCATTCATAATTATTTAAATTTATTTTTTATTATTGTTTATTTATCAGATATATATATGTCTCTTAATTTGTTTTAATAAAAAAATCACTCTTTTGAGTGATTTTTTAAATTTTTTAAATACGATGGATAATTTTGCGCAAAATATGGAGTTGATGTTCCAGTATAATATTCTTCTTCTTCAGATTTATTTTTAAATTCTTTAAATTTTTTTATGTTTTTTAATTTAATTTTCTTTTGTTTCTTCTGTTTCTTCTGTTTCATTATCAAGTATTTCATTTATATTATCTATTGAATCCATATTATTATAAATATATTGATTTAAATATCTTAATATTTTTAAATTATCTTTTGATATTGTTGATTTATATGAAACAGCTCTCATATTTTTAATAAATATTTGTTTCCATTTATTAAATTCTTCTTCAGATATATTTATTTCAATAAATGAACCCCATTTTAAATAAAAAACATCAATATTTTCAAATGTTTCTTTATACATTGAAAACATTTCAATATTATACCAATACGTTAATGAATCTATTTTACTAGCATATGCATATAAATCTCTATATAATAATGGATTTAAAAATGTTATTGTATATTCGTAAACACTTTGATGTTCTTCTAACACTGGATATAATGCGTTTGGTGTATATAACGCAATATGCATAGATATATCATCTAAATCAGTTAAAGCTTTATCCCAAATTTGTTTAATTAATCTAACAATTTCATTATAAGAACTTTTATTCATATCATTTTATTTTATTTTATATATGAATAAAATTTAAAATTGTTTTATGCTTGAAGTTTATTTAATGTATTATGTAATGATTCAGTTAATTTATCTAAATACTCAAATTGTCCAACTCTAAAATTATTATAAATATTTGAACACATTTTGATTTGTTCTTTTATTAGTCTAATTGCAAATTCTTTTTCTAATTCGTTAACTGCTTCATCAATTCCAACAATATTTATATTGTGATTAGTTAAATCTTCATTTACACTTTCAACAACCAATTTATCTTCTAAAATGTTTTTTATTGGATTTGTACTTGTATTTATTTTAGTTTCGTTATTATTAAATAGATCTGTTAATTTTTTCATAGTATATTATAATATTTTTTTAGGTTCATACATTTTTTTAACAGATGAAATATAATCTGCTTCTTCTAATAATTTATAAGCATCTTTAATTGCAGTTTTTTCATTTAACGAATTAACAACAAATGATACTTTAAATTTTTGATTATTTTTCATTACAACATCAGCAGAAATATCAAAATTATGTCCTAATCCGCCTCTTTCTAAAATTTTAGAAAACTTGTCCATTTAAATGTATTATTTTTTATTATATATTAATTTTAAAAATTAATATTTATATTTTGACCATTTTTTAATTAATTCTTTTGCAATAGCATTAAGCACTTGTTTATTTAATTTTTTTATATTATCAACTTGTATATAATATTTCATTTCATTTGTAAAAAATGGATTAATTTTTATTATTAATCCGTAATCTTCTCCATACGGCTGCTGTCCATGATAACTATTATCAATAGTTAAATAACCAATCATTGATTCATATTTCACAACTACGTTGTAAAATTGTCCATAATCAATAAAAACATCTTTATATTTATATGGTAAATAATCTTTAAGTATTTCAGTAAAATTTTGTTTAATTAAATGTAAATCGTATTCATCTAAATGATTATAATCTAAATATTTAATATATTCAGTATTACTTATAAATTCATTTCTAAGAAACATTTTTAATTTTCGTTTTTCAATAAATTCATCTGTTAATAACTTATTTACCATATAGATATTAACATATTCAGCATCCATATTATCATACCATGCATTTTTTTTAGTAATACAAAATCCATATGCATACCCATCTTCATATTTTACTTTACTTGGAATTGAATTTTCAAACTTTAATGGAAGATAATATTCACCATTTTTATATACTTTATTATTTTTTATTTTAAATATTTCATAATTTCTATTATCACCCATTCTAATTGGAACACTCCATTCATTAAATGATTTATAATATTCGTCAACTTCTTTTTCATTAGTCCAATCTATTTTAACATTTGGACTTTTAGCGTATATAATTGGAAATTCAGATATTGTTTTCTTTGAATAACGTTTTTTTCCAAACCAAACATAATAATCTGAAATTCTAGTTATTCTACCATATGGATTTACTATATCATTTACTTTCATATTACAAATATAAAAAAAATGCTTCATAATAAAAATTATGAAGCATTTAATTTACAAACAGACTATGAACTACTCTTTTTTGACTTCAGATACTTCCAAAGATTTTTTATCTTTAGATACATCCAATACAACTTTAGAGTTTTGAGGTATGTTACCAACGAGCATTTCTTCTGCAAGAACATCTTCAATATATTTCTCAATTGCTCTGTTCAAAGGACGTGCACCGTATTCTTTATCATATCCTTTATTTAAAATAAAGTCTTTAGCGTCTTCAGTTAATTCAACTGAAAATCCAAGTTCGTTAACTCGATCTTTAAGATCTTTCATACTAAGTTCAACGATATCGTGAAGTTGTTTTTTACGTAATGAATTGAATAAAATTACATCATCTACACGATTTAAAAATTCAGGAGAAAAATGGTTTTTAAGTTTCTTTTTCAAGAATGCTTTTTGTTCTTCATTTTCTTGTTCTTCCTTATTTCCAGCTGTAAATCCAAATGAAGTACCACGTTGTGCAAGTTCTTTTACTCCAATATTGCTTGTCATAATAAGAACTGTGTTTTTAAAGTTTACTTTACGTCCAAGCGAATCAGTTAAGTGTCCTTCGTCAAGTACTTGAAGTAATACATTAAATACATCTGGGTGCGCTTTTTCAATTTCATCAAGAAGTACAACTGAATAAGGCTTTCTTCTTACTTTTTCAGAGAAATCAGAACCACCTTTTTCATATCCAACATATCCCGGAGGTGCTCCAACCATACGACTGATACTAAATTTTTCTTGGTATTCAGACATATCAACTCGTATAATATTGTCTTCATCATCAAACAATTGTTTTGCAAGCATTTTTGCAAGATATGTTTTACCAACACCAGTTGGGCCTAAGAAAATAAATGAACCAATTGGTTTAGTTTTTCTTTTCAAGCCAACTCTACTTCTACGTATTGCTTTACTAATTTTTTCAATTGCTTTATCTTGTCCAACAACTACTTTTTTAAGTGATTTTTCAAGATTAAGAATTTTTGTCGCTTCATCTTCACCAACTTTACTAACTGGAATACCAGTCATAATTGAAACAACATCTGCGATATTATCGCCAGTTACAGTTTCACGGTGCAATTTTAATTCTTCTTCCCAATCAAGTTTAGCTTTTTCAAGCTCTTCTTTCAATTCAACTTCTTTATCACGAAGTTTAGCAGCTGCTTCATATTGTTGTGCTTTTACAACATCATTTTTTTCTTCAATTACTTCTTCAATTTCTTCTTCCAATTTAACAATTGTATTAGGAACTTGAATATTATCAATGTGAACTCTTGATCCTGCTTCATCCATTATATCAATAGCTTTATCAGGAAAAGCTCTATCAGTAATATAACGTTCAGCTAATTTAACGCATTGGTCAATTGCTTCATCTGTATATTCAACTCTATGAAAATCTTCGTAAAATACCTTAATATTATCAAGTATTTCTTTAGTTTCTTCAACAGTAGTTGGATCAACCATTACACGTTGAAATCTACGATCAAGTGCACCATCTTTTTCAATATTTTCACGATATTCATCAAGTGTTGTGGCGCCAATACATTGAATTTCACCTCTTGCAAGTGCAGGTTTAAACATATTAGCAGCATCTAATGAACCACTACTTCCACCAGCACCAACAATTGTATGAATTTCATCAATAAATAGAATGATATTTGGGTTATCTGCAAGTTCTTGCATAATAACTTTCATTCTTTCTTCAAATTGACCACGATATTTTGTTCCAGCAACAATTGATCCAAGATCAAGTGAAACAATACGTTTATCAAATAATGTTCGTGAAACTTTTTTCTGTGAAATTTTAAGTGCTAAACCTTCACCAATTGCAGTTTTACCAACACCAGCATCACCAATAAGTAATACATTGTTTTTCTTTCTACGTCCAAGAATTTGTGCAACTCGGCTAATTTCACGATCTCTACCTATAATAGGATCAATTTTACCTTCAGTTGCAAGTTTAGTTAAATCACGTCCAAAACTATCTAATGCAGGTGTGTCACTTTTACTCGCATTATCTTTAGTAGGTTTACTACTAACTGGATTCATACCTTCAGCATCTGCTGGTTCATCTTCAAAACTCGCTGATGAATCAAAATTGTTTTGAATATCATATCGATTATTTCGATATAAATTTCTTTTTTTGTTTTCGTTTTCCATATACATTAAAATTTAGTCTGTTTTTAAATTTTACTTAAGATTTATATGCAAATATAATACAAAAGTTTAATATATGAAAACATTTATATAAAAAAAGTGAATAAAAATAATAAAAATATTATTAAAAACTATTAAGTTGTTATCTCTGAAGAACTTGCTTCTTGACCTTTTTGTATTTCAGCATTTAATTCTTCAATTTTAGTTTTTAATTCATTTTGAAGTTCAGGTATTTGAGTTTTATATTGTTCCAATTTTAATTCTATTACACGTTTATCTGCAATAGTTTTAAGATATGTTAATGCTAATGTTATATATGAATCTTTACGATCATTATAAGAATTAATTGCATCTTCAACTTTTTTAGTTATTTCTTCAATATTTGTAGATCCATTTAATTGAGTTGCAATGTTAGTTATATTTGCTACATCATTTTTAACAGCTGTTAAATCAGTGTTTCTATTTGTTAATTCTTGTTCAACTGAAGTATCAGGTTGAACTGTATTAGTATCTTCTAATATTTTAATATATTCATTCCAGTTTTTAATCACAACTAAACCTTTATTCTTTTTATTATATATAAAAAAGTAATTTTAAAAAGTATAAACAAATATACGTATTTTATTATAAATATTAAATTAATTATTTAAAAGTTAATATATGCCAGTAACACCAAATTTAGAACGAGTATTTTTTGCTTACATACTTGAAAATCCTAGTTTTTTTGAAAAAGTATCTGAACATTATTTTGATAATGAATATGTTAAATTTGTATATTCAGTTGTTAAAAAACATTACTTATCACAAAAAAATAGAATTATTCCATCTCCTAAAAAAATTGTTGAATTAGTTAGATTAGAAGATAGAACAAAAGAAAAAATATCAGATGAATTACTTAAAACTATTTTAAAAACAGATGTAGGTGAATATCAAGATAGTGCTGATGATTTATGGTTAACTCAAAAAATAAAAGGTTGGATTATAGAAAAAGGAATTCGCGATAAAATGATTCAATCTATTGATAAACTAAGAAACTTAGATGATACAAATATTGATTATGATACAGCACTTGAAGTTTATCATGAAATTAAAGATATTGTTGGTGATACTAGTTTAATAACATATGACAATGATGATTTAGGTTTAGATTTTGATGAACCAGAAGATCATGAACAAGATACAATAGCTAATAAAATATCAAGTGGATGGACTAATTTTGATAATTTATTAAATGGTGGTTGGGATAGAAAAACATTAAATATATTTATGGCACCATCTAATGTTGGAAAATCATTATGGTTAGGTAATTGCGCAGTTAATGCAGCAAATGCTGGAAAAAATGTAATGATTATAACATTAGAAATGAGTGAAAAGAAAGTAATGAAACGTATTGGTTCTGCTAGATTACGTATACCAATATATGAATATGATGAATTAAGTAAAGATCATAATTTTATAAAACAAAAGCTAATTGAATTAAAACATGGATTCGCTAAAGGATCTGATATGTTTGAAAATAAAATTGGCAAAATAAATATAAAAGAATATCCATCAGGTACAGCAACTATATATGATATAGATGATTATATTAAAAAATATCAAGAAAGAACTGGTATAAATATTGATGTATTAATAGTTGACTATTTAACGATAATGAATTCAAATATAAAAAATAATAATTCATTATATATGAATGGTAAAGTATTAGCAGAAGGTTTACGTGCAATTGCTCAAAAATATAATCTAGTTACTATATCTGCAATGCAAGTTGCTAAGGATGCATTCGATGCAAATGATATAACAGCTAAAGATATTAGTGAATCTAAAGCAATATTAGAAACTGCTGATACATTATTTGGTATTATTAGAACACCAGAAATGCAAAAAGAAAGTGTGTATCACATAAAAGCTATTAAATTACGCGATGGAGAATTTAAATGGATAAAAGCTAGATTTAAATTAAATAAAAAATACTTAATCTTAGAAGAAGAAAATATAATAGAAGAATAAAAAATATTAATATAAACATGGACAAAAAAACACTTAATACAGAAAATAATGAACAACAAAAAAATGTAAATGATACAACAAATTCTGATAATGTTATAAACGAAAATATAAATAAAGAATCTGAAAATACTACAACAGAACAAAAGTCAGAACAAGTTGAAGAAAAGCCAGCTGAAAAACCTAAACGTGGTTGGAATAGATGGCAAAATAAACATAAAATACCTGGTAAACATAAATTAAAATATGATTCAATATTTAAAGGTAAACAAGATGAAGAAGAAGATACAAATGAATATACTATTTCACATAGAACAGAAGGGTTTGAAATTGATAGAGGTAGTAGCGAATGGAATGCTACATATGAATTTGAAGAATATGTAAGATTAAAAAATCTAAAACAAGATATTTATAATATAATAACATCTAAAACAGATATAAATTTAAAAGCTAATAGACGCAAACCTGGAAGAAATGATTTTAATTTATATTATGAATTATTAATGGAAAATTTAGATATGTCAATATATTCACATAGTGAAGTTTTCATAGAACTTTCATACTATTTTTCAGAAAATGAACTTAACATGTTCAAATTACTTGATCAAAAATGGGGAACTAAAATAGTAAAAGAATTATCTACAAAATATAATATAAGTAAAATAGATGGAATTGAATTCATTTAATAATAATTTATTATTTTTGAAAAATGTAAAAGGTAAATCTGCTGCTAAATATGCAAATGAAAAATATCTTAAAGATCATTTTATTGATGAATATAATTATATTATTAATTATTGTAAAAAATACAATTTAAATAATTTACCATTTAAACAAAAAATGTATCATGCATTAAATGATATTAATTCAATACCTAAATGTAAAAATGAAAATTGTAATAACAATGTTAAATTTGTTAATAAAGTAAAAGGATATAAATTATTTTGTAGTAAAAAATGTGCTAATAGTTCTAAATTAATTAAAAATCTTAAAAAAGAAAACAATTTAAAAAAATATGGTGTAGAATATACATTTCAAAGAACAGATATTAAAGAAAAAAGAAAACAAACATTAAAAAATAAATATGGTGTTGAAACGCCAATGGATTCTAATGAAATTAAAGAAAAAAGAAAACAAACTAATTTAGAACGATATGGTGTTGAAATTCCAACTCAAAATGATGAAATTAAGAAAAAAATATCTAAATCTGTTAAAAAAATAATTAATCAAAATATTGAAAAACGTCGACAAACAAATTTGAAAAAATATGGTGTTGAAGAAGTACTATCTGCTGATTGTATAAGAGAAAAAAGAAAACAAACAAATTTAGAAAAATATGGTGTTGAAGAATCATTATCATCAAACATAATTCATGAAAAACGTCGACAAACAAATTTAAATCGTTATGGTGTTGAGGAAGTTACATCATTAAAAGAATTTCATGAAAAAGTTAAGCAAACAAATCAAACAAATTATAAAAATAAAATATTAAGTGAAAATAAAAATGTAATAGATGTAAATTTCACAAATAGAACAATTATATACAAATGTAATAAATGTAATAATATATCAGAATTATCATTTTATTTTTATTATCAACGTTACACTTTAGGTAATTTAGATCCATGTTTAATATGCAATCCAAGATATTCTCAGTCGTCATTTGAAAATGAAGTAATAAATTTTTTAAAATCTATTAATATAACTAATATTATACAAAATGATAGAAATATAATAAATCCATTGGAATTAGATATTGTATTACCTGATTATAATATTGCAATTGAAGTTAATGGAATATATTGGCATAGTGAATTACAAAAAGGAGATATAAATTATCATAAAAATAAATATTTAAAATGTAAAGATAAAGAAATAAAATTAATTCAAATATGGGAAGATGATTGGAAAAACAAACAAGATATAGTTAAATCTAGATTAAAAAATATTTTAAATAAAATTGAATATAAAATATACGCACGTAAATGTAATATAAAAAAATTAACTAATAAAGAATATAAAATATTTTTAGAAAATAATCATTTACAAGGATATATACCATCTCAATATAAATATGGATTATTTTATAATGGAGAATTAGTTTCAGCTATGGGCATTGGAAAAACTAGAAAATCATTAGGTTATAAATTAAATAAAAATTATGAATTATTACGTTTTTGTAGTAAAATAAATTATAATGTTATAGGAGGAATTTCAAAATTATTTAAGCATATAATTAATTTATATGATATAACATATGTTATATCATATGCAAATTTAGAATGGGGTGATGGTGAAGTATATTCAAAACTTGGTATGAAATTTGAAAAATATACTAAAGTAGGCTATTATTATGTAATAAATAATATTCGTGAACATAGATACAATTGGACAAAACATAGATTAATACAATTAGGATACGATAAAAACAAATCTGAACATGATATAATGTTAGAATTAGGATATTATAGATGTTATAATGCAGGTAATTCTAAGTGGATATATTCTCTATAATATTTTTTACATTTAATTTATGTAATTTAGCTTTTGCCGATAAACGATATTCGGGTGTGCCAGATGGCCATCCGATTTCTATTTCTATAGATCCTAATTCTTTATCATCTAATGTTAAGCATTTAATAATATAAACAAAATCAAATTGTTCATTATTCCAATATGATATTACTAATTTAACTTTAGTATTTAAAAATTGATTTTTGCTTGGTAATTGTTGTAATGTATTTATATCAGTATACGAATCATCTTTAATATTAAAGTGATCAGCTAAAAAATGTAATACATTATTTTTTAATTTTTTATTATCAACTTGTTCATTTAAAATTGGTAATATAATTTGTTTATTTAATATTGTATTTTTAATATATTGCCATTTTTCTCTAAACCCTTTATAATCTATCCAATATGCTGGATTTTTATATAATACTGCTAATAACTGATGTAATTTTTTAAAATTTTTATCTAAACTTTTAATTCTAACACCTAAATATTTATAATCTTCATTTGCAGTTATTTTAAAATATTCTTTAAATGTAACTTGATTTATTACATTATCAAATATAAAATTTTCAATATAATTTCTAGTTTCAGGAGATGCATGCATAAACACTAATTTTAACCAATATCTAACTAATGTATCTAATTTTTGTTCTTGCGAATATATTAAACTATCATTTATTCCAAATAATGTGTCAAATATTTTTTTAGATGTATATTTTTTAGTATCATTGAAAAATATTTTATCATCATTATTTATAATTAAACCATTTTTTGTAAATGTAACATTTTTAATTTCTTCATATTTATTTCTTAATATATCAGCCTTTTGTTTAATTTTTTTAAGCATATTCCAATTTTTTTCAATATCTAATTCAATATTATTAATTGTATTTGGTATTTCCCACTTTAATTTATCACCATATTTCATAACAGTATATTTCATCATACTTTGTAACACATTCCATTTTACAATATACTTATTTCTTATATCTATTACAAAATCTAATAATGATGGATTAACTAATGCTAAACCTAATATAATATCAGTATTTTCAATATATTTTTTTTCTAAAATTACATCAGTTAGTTTTTTCATAAATTATATATCACTTTTAATATATATTAAAAGTATTGTTATATTATATGAATATAATAAAAACATTTGAACAATATCATAATGATTTACATATAGATTTAAATGAATTAATTAAAAATTCAAAATTAATTGAATTAGATTTTGAATCAGTGTTTAATACATTTGACACAGACTTAGATCATTTATTAGAAAATCCAAAGTTTTTAAAAGAATTAAATGAAAATGATTTAGTTGCAACAGATATTAAAGACACGAAGGATTTTGCAACATTAGCAGATAAAGATTTTAAATATGTATTATTAAATGTTATAAATGATAATCCAAAAAATAAAATGCAAAAAACTAAATATATTTTATTACAAGAAGAAAGTTCAGATAAAATTAGATTATTTGATGTAACAAAGAATTTAAAACAATTTTTTAATAAACTAACTAATAAAATAATTAAAGTTACTGATAAAAATAGTGGTAAAACTTATATTTATGTAACATATAATGGTGGTAAAAATTGGGAACTTCAAAACACTCGTGATAAAACAAATATATTTAAAAAAATATTAGATTTAGATGAATTATTAAAAATATTAAATAATGTAAAAAATTTAAAAATAAAAGTTACAAATTAATATCATCTGCATCAATTTCAGTATTAAAATCATCTTCATTAAATCCATATGTATTTAACATATTATTTCTAAAATTTTGTTGTATTTCATCACGTAAAATTCTAGTTAATTCTGCTTCTGCATCGATATTATAAAATTGATATGTGTGATTTCTAATAATTTCTGATAATGCATTTCTATTTTTTTCTTCATTTTTTTCTTTAATTTTATCATATAATTTATTTAATTGAATCATATTTGCAGTTTTTTCTTCATTTAATAATGTATAATATTTAATCATAAACACATTTTTATATGTTAAAAATATATCTTTTTGTAAATATGTTTTAATTGAACAACATTCAATATAATGTAAGTCTAATTTTCTATCATAACATAAAGATATTGGAATACCTGATTCATTAAATAATTCATTTGTATTATTAAAATCATTTATAAATATAGTATATTTTATTATATCTTGATCAGTCACAGTTATCGTTAATTCATCATAATTTTGATGAGCGTAATCAAATATTATTTCTAATTTATTCTTTTCCATAACAAATTATATATAAGAGTTATATTGAATATAAAGACCAATTTAAATCAACTTTTGCCTTTTTCTTTTTTGCGTTTTTTATTATTTTATCTTTTAATATTTCATAGAAATCTTGTGACATTATTTTCATAACTTCTTCAAATGAATTTACACCATATTCTTGATATATTCCTTTTTTATTCCAATCCATATAATTAAAACCTGAAATATTAGTAATAGCTGAATGTCCACCAGAATTATTTTTAATTAAATCATATGCTGATATATAAATATGACGTAATTTATCTGCCTCATTATTAGTTATTTCATATACTCTTTTATCTAAAATATAAGATAATTTTTCAATAAATTTATAATGTTTATTATAATCAAATTTTATTAATTTATTATCTTTATTTATAATAATATTATCTTTATATAATACTAATAAATCATTAGTTTTAAATCCAACCCTTTCTACATCAACATATCCATTTTTTAAAGCTTTTCTACGTTCCTTTAAAATTCTTTTTTCATTTTCCATTTTTATACTAAATAAATCAATTAATATATTTTGTAATTGTTTTTTGTGTTTATCTAGTATATAATCTGTTATTTCACCTAAATTTACATTTTCAAGTTGTTTCTTTTTAAATGGATTAAATGACACTTGTAACAAACCCATTGGCCAAATTATAATTAAAAAATCTGCTCTTGGATGATTTTCAAATACAATATATCTATCATAACTTCCTGAATCAAACATAAATCCACCACCAAATTGTCTAACAATTTTATAAATTGCATTATATTCTAAATATTCGTATTCTTTCATTCTATTTTTATACAAATTACTATTTAATTGTGTTTCTTCTAAAGATGGAAATCCAAATCGTTTTTGTAAAAATCTTGCATGAATATAAATACTTAATAAACTTGGATTTGAATGTAATACAATTAAATCTAAAAAATGTGGTTTATTTTTATATGTTAATAATAATTTATTACATGCTAATCCTAATAACCATCTGTTTTTATATGAATTATTTGTTAATTTATCTTTGATAATAAAATTTCTTAATTGTTTTGGTTTAAGTTTATGTTTAACAAAATCAGCACTATCAACTGTATTTATAATTTCTAAATCTAATGATGGAAAACATTGATTATATAAAAAATCTAAAGATTCAGCATTACTTCTAGCTTTTTTAAATAATGTATACTTTGTATTTACACCAACTTGTCTATCATGATGATCTGTATGAATATGAAACATACTTTTTCCATGCGCAAAATCTACAAGAACTAATAATCTATTTTTTTTAGGTTCAGGTATAGCCCATTCTCTATCTCCATATTGAATTGAATGCGCTGCTACTATTTTAACATTATATCTTTTTAATATTTCACGTATAATTATTGCACTAGTAACACCATCTAAATCGATATGATAATATATTTCAGCTTCAGTGTAATCAGCACATATTTTTTTTAAATTTCTCATATTACTTATAATATTATAAACATTTTTTGTTTTATTAATATAAAAATAAAAAAAATAATTATGAATAACAAAATTAAAAATTCAATGAATGAAATGTTATATTATTTGTCAAATATTATAATTAATGAAAATGCTGACATTCAAAATTTTAAAGTTAAATCCACTAAAGATTATAATAAAATTGCGTGTTATGTTTATTCTAATTCAGATAGAATAGATGATATTGATAATATCAGTTCAGTTAAATTATCAATAAAATTATATAAAAATAAATTATTGCCTGGTATTATAAATTTTGGCAAATATAAATTAGCTGTAGAAGAATATGAAGCAAAACGTTTTTATTTTAATTTGTTAAATAGAAAGTTTTTTAATATTAATACAAGTACTACTGATAATATAGCTGATAAAATTATAAATGATGAAATTAAAAGTGAATCTATTAAAAAATCTGGATTATTAGCAAAATCACCTGATTTAGGTACAATAGAAGGACCAATGCAAGAAGAAGCACCAGTGCCAATCAATATGGAAATGGCTGCAACTGAAGGTGATGATGTTGCTGTTTCTAGTATGTAAAAATATATTAAAAAAAATAAAAAGAGATGAAAAAAATTCATCTCTTTTTTTATGGTTCAACTCTTGCGTTGTTATCAGTTTCTCCTTTTTGTTGTCGTTTTTCTCTTTTCTTTTTGTAGTATTCAGTTTCCCAGTAATTTTTATTCCATTTTCTAAATTTTGTAATTGGATCAGGATCACCAATTTCTATTTGAAAAGTTTCTTTATCAGGATAATGTGGAATGTCATATCTATTTTCATCTGGTACTGCAGACCAATTATATGGATTATTTAATTTTTTTGCTTCTTTACCATTTGGTGAATCTATTGAAGAAAAATCAGCATAATCAACTACATGTTTCATTGTATACTATTATTTTTTAAGTAGTTTATATATTCTACACCATATAAACTAATGATATTTTTTAATATTTTACCTACATTATATTCGTAAATATTACCTATTGGTACTATATATTCTGCATCATGTAAAAATGCATTACCATCTGAATCTATATTAATTTCATATTCTTCGTCATTAATATTTAATAATATTACAACATTACCATTTTCAATTGATGTTGATTCAATTGAATAATTATCAATTATATTTTCTAAATTTTGTTTAAAATCATTGATAATTGCATTATCTGCTTGTTCTATTTCACTAATTTTATTAGTAATTCTTAATTTTTTAATAGTTTCATATAATTCATTTTCCAATTGTTCTATTTCTTCTGCGTATTCATTTGCAGTTTCATCATCAATTGCTTCTTGTTCCATTTCCCAATATAAATTATTTAGTTGATTTACTAATTCAAATACTTCTTCATTATCTAAATAATTTTTATAATTTTCATATGATATAAAGTTTGAATTTATTGGCATATCTAATTTATTAAATTCATAATATTCTTTTAAATATTTCATAGTACTTCGTTTATATTTTTTTATCCACTTATCACTTGTTATATCACCAACATATAATGAACCATATATAAATGCATCAACTAATTTTTTAAAATCACTTGTATTTTTAATTAATGTGATAGTTCTAGTTTCTTCATCATAATATTTATTATTTATGATATCATATATTTTATAATTAAAATTCAATGTGAATGTTTTTAATTTACAATTAAATATAAATTTTACAAATATAATTAATCTATAATTATTAAAATTTACAATATGTGAATATTCAATAATAATATTATTATTATCATCTTTTTCAAAATACAACTTATTTTCTAAAGTATCTAAATCTGGATAAAATGTATCTTTAAATGATAATTTAGTTTTATCAGTTTCATCTGGTTCAGGATATTCTTCTTCTAAATTATCTAATTGTATATTATATTCTTTTATAAATTCATTTTTAAATAATTCCAATGGTATATAACAAATATGATTTATATTAATTTGTTCAAATATTTTATTTTTAAATTTATTAAAATTAGAAATATGTTTTAACATATAAAAAAATCATTTTATTATATATTTAAATAATGTTCATTAAAAAAATCATTTAAAAATTCTATTACTGAATTAGCATCATATGTTGTATATGTAGTAATAAATTCGCGTTTGTCAAAAATATTAATATAATATTCTTCATTATTATCATTAAAAAAATAATTAATATAAATATTAATATATAATACAATATGATGTTGAAATATAAAATATAAAGTATTTTCTTCTGTTGTAAATACATGATGAATGTATAATCCTTTTACATTCTGCGTTAATTTATGTATTACAGTTAATTCTCTTATTTTAAATTCTAATGATGCCATTACACTAAATTTAGGTGTGGTAAATAATTATTAAATATTTTTTTAACAATTGTATCATATTTAGCTGGATAAAATACTGAATCATGAACAGTAAATATTTTAATATAAGGATGTTCTTCTTTTATATCATTACAAATATTATTAAAAATTAAATTACTTTCACGACGCTGTAATTCCCAGGCTAATGCAGCATAATTATTTTGTGATTCTTTCCATTTTTTAATCCATTTCCATAATAATGGCCATCGATTACGAAATATTCTATTACGTTTTTCATTCATATTATTTACATCAAAAAATACTTTATATACTAATTCTTTTTTTTCTTTACGAGGTACATCTAAATAATCAAATGATTCGTAAAATGTTGAATTTTTTATTCTTAATATAAATTCATTATATTCATTTGTTTGTTTATCTTCATCACTTAAAATATCATTTAACAATAATGATAAAAAATACGGTTGTGAATTAGGAATATCAACTTCTTTTATTTTTTGATTATCAATGGTTAAATAATTATTTCTAATATTTTTTTTAAGTATTGTAAAATTTGTATGTAATCTGCCAAATTTATCAAAATTCCAATATATTTGTCGATGTTTTATTGATTCTAATGTCATATAATTTTTATCATAACTCATTTTATCAATTAAACTAATTTCATATTCATTACTTAATTTTTTAATTGCATTATCATAATCTAAATTAACATGAAATAAATCTTCTATTATTTTTTCTCGTAATTTTAAAAGTTTTTCGTCAACACCATTATATTTTTCAAGTATTATTCTATTTTTTAATTTTTTAAGTAAAAATGGATCATAATTTTTATAACGTTTTATTGTTTCATTATTAAAATCTAATAACATTTTATAAGTTATAGCTTTTTTTCCGGCAAACCATTTTGACGATACTTCAATAATATTTTCATCCATTAACCATTTTAAATATAATTTGTAATTCATTCCATATTTTTTTTGTAATAATGGACTCCACAAATTAAATTCTTTTTTTCCAAATAAAAATGATTTTGATATAAAATAATGTATTAAATCAATTAAATATGCTGTTTTTAAATATTTACCATTATATTCTATTTTTTTTACATGTGTTAAGTAATCATATTTTTCTGGATAAAATTGCAAAATATATTTTTTTTTCATATTCACTTTAAAATTAATAAATTCTTTTAAAATTTAACAAAAATTCTTTAAAAGTTCAAAAAAATTAAAAAAAAAACAAAAAAAATTAAGATACCCACAAAATTAATAATAATATATATCATAATCTTGTATATTTTTCTGGAGCAAAAAATGTTATAGAGCATATTTTAACATATTTTAACATTTAAAATTAAACTTTTCATTTTAATACATTATAAATATGTTTTTCTATTTAATTTTTAAAATAGCTTGAATTTTGTGAATTAAACTTTTTATTTTAATTTAATATAATAATATTTTATTTAAAATTGTCTATTTTGAAGATATTCAACTAAGTCAAATTTAACTTCTTCCTTAGAATTTATTAAATTATCAGTTATTTTAATTTCAGAAATATCATTAAATGTGTAATTATTTGTTAGAAAATGATCACATGCATCTTTACATTTATTACTTGTTATAACTGATATATTTATATCAAAAAATGATAATAAATCATATAATATTGCAGCGCTTGACAAACCGACTTTATCATTATCTGAAAAAATTATAATGTTTTTAACATCTGTTTCTAATAATTGATATAATTCTAAGCTACTCCATACTGCACTACTAACACTTACAGCACACTTACCTTGTTTATGTAACGCAATAGCATCAAATATACCTTCAGTAATATAAATTGTATTATAATTTTTACATTTACATAAACCATATATTGAAATATCAGGAATTGCTTGTGTATATTTTAATTTTCCTGTATCTGATATACGTCTTACTGTACAATTTAATAATTTGTTATTTTTAAAATATGGTATAACAATTCCTCCTCCACTTATATCAGTATTTAGTAAATTTGTTAGTAATGGATGTGTTGTTATACCTAATATTTCTAATTCTCGTTTAGAGCATGTACCAAGTAAATATTGTAAACTTCCTAATTGCCATTTTTTGATAATATCTATTGTAAATCCTCTATTTAATATCCAATTTAATTCAAAATTATATTTTAAATTGTTTAATAATTCAGTATTAGATTTTAATATGTTTGGTGTTAATTTTTTAATATCATTTGGAGTTACTATTATATCATTAGATTTTAAATTTAAATTTGTTGTTTCTATTATAGTAGTTTTCCATTTTTTCCATTTTTTTTTATACTTACTTAGCATATCATCTAATGCAGTAATATATAATCCATTAAAATTAAATTCATTTAGAAAATTTTTAACAGTTCCATTAATACTTCGATTATTATAAAGTATAAAATTTATATCTGATTTTGAATAATTACTCATCACAATTTATATATGTAAAATGTTCGTAATTGTCGAGTAAAAATTTTAATAATTTTGTTGTTTGTGAAGAATAATTATTATATTTAGTTTTTAATATTGTTTTTGTTTTTTCTGATGCGCTTTGATTACAGATATTAAAATATTTATTACTATATTGATTATTATAATATTCAAGCGTAACAAGATGATTTGATACATCTTCAATTTCAATTACAACACTTTTTGAACCTTCTATATAAATATCAATTTCTTTAATATTATTGTTGTTATAATTTTGTACAATATTTAAAATTTCATTAATATTTAAAGTTTCAAGTGGAATATTATTAAATGAATCATAGTATTCATTATGAAATTGAATTTTAATATTTGATGTAGATTTTGTAATAAGATCATTATTTACTTCTTCATTTTCATGTAATACTTTTTCTTTATATTCTTTAATGAAATTTTCAACAGATCCAAAATCTCGTTTTAACACTAATTGTCCATATTTATTTGTATGCCATCCATATTCATATTTTAATTTTAATGTATTATCATTATTGTCATCTTCATCATCAAATTCCATTAAATCATAAACAATATTCATTCCATATAAATAATCTGGATCATCATATAATTTATAAAGCAGTAAATCAGCATAACCACAAGATTCAGATAATTTAATTTTTAATTTTATGTTTTTATCTAAATAATTTTTTAAATCATTTAAATTATAATTTTTCTCTTCTAATTTATTTTTAATAAATTCAAAATCATAATCTAAATCTTCATTATCTTTTACAAGTGCTGAATAACTTGGACAACTTGTATATTTATAACCATTTTTTTTAGCTAATTCTTCAAATATACTTTCAAGTGTATTTTTAATATTTTTTTCATCATATATAGCATAACTACTTGTATAACTTATATTGTTTTTATTTACATAATCATTAAGTTTATCTAAATGTTTCATGTTAAATTAAAATTTGTTTTTATAACGTTAATAATTTTTTGAGCACATTGAGATGGTGTATCCCAATTTACCATACTATCAACTAAAATATGTTTCCAATCTTTAAAATATTTTGACCATATATCTTTTTGAATTTTAATTATTTCTTTATCTGATAATTCATATACAGTTTTTAATATTTCTGATATTTCTTCAATAACAGATTTTTGATATAATTTTTTATTTTCATCATCAGGCATATATCGTTCTTCAGAAGGTATTCTTATTGGTTCCCAAACATATGAACGATTAATATATTCATTAAAAGATTTAATATTTTTCATTTTATTAAGTAAAGTTAAAATAGATGTTTTAAAACTATTTTAATTTTTAGTTTATATATAAAAACTGAAAAAATAATATTAATATAGTGCCAAGTACATTAGAACAAACATATCAAAAATTAACTCAACGAGAACACGTTTTAAAAAGACCTGATACATATGTTGGAAGTGTTAAACCAATTATAACAGATATGTGGGTTTTAGAAAATCCACGTGATCTTAATAATATTAAAATTGTTAAAAAATCTGTTAAATATACACCAGCATTTATTAAGATATTTGATGAAATATTAACAAATGCATCTGATCATTATTGGAGAACTAAGTCTGTTAAAAAAATTAAGATTACGTTTGATGGTGAAAAATTTGAAGTATATAATGACGGTCAAGGTATTCCAATTAAAAAACATAAAAAAGAACGTGTTTATATACCAGAATTGATATTTGGTCATTTATTAGCTGGATCAAATTTTAATGATGATGAAGTTCGTTTTGGTGGAGGACGAAATGGATTAGGAGCAAAATTAACAAATATATTTTCTACTAAATTTATTGTTGAAACAGCAGATGGTATTCATAAATATAGACAATCATTTCAACAAAATATGCATCCTCGTAAAAAAGGTCGTCCAAGTATATCTGAAACAAATAGAAATTATACAAAAGTTAAGTATTGGCCTGATTGGGAAAAATTTGAAATGACAGAATTAGATGATGATACATTATCAATATTATTGAAACGTATAATAGATGTTGCTGCTTATTGTCCAGCAGTTCAAGTTAGTTATAATGGTAAAGTTATTCCAATTAAAAGTATTAAAGATTGGATGACAATGCATTTAGAAGATGAAACTGATTTTTATTATGATAAATTAGATAAAAATTGGGAAATTGGTGTTGCTAAATCAAGTGATTCAATTTTTGATCAAATTAGTGTTGTTAATGGTATTTCAACTCATAGAGGTGGAACGCATATTAACAAAATATCAATGGAATTATCAAAAATTGTATATGAACAATTAGCTAAAAAACATAAAAAATTAAAATTTACTTGGAATAATGTAAAAAGTAATTTATTTCTATTTGTAATTGCTAAAGTTCCAAATCCAACATTTGACACACAGACAAAGGAATATTTAACAACAACAATAACAAAAGAAATATTAGATTTAGAATTTAAAGATCAATTTATTAAAAAAATTGTAAAATCTGATATTTGTCAAACAATTATAGATTGGATTGAAGCAAGAGAATTACAAGAATTAAATAGACAAAGTAAGAAATTAAAAAAGATTAAAGTTGCAAAATTAATTGATGCTAAATCTACTAAAAACACTGATAAAGAATTATTTATATTTGAAGGATTATCTGCATTATCAAGTTTTAGAAAATTTAGAGATCCTCAAACGCAAGGTGCATTTCCACTTAAAGGAAAATTTATAAATGTATCAGAAATAAAAGCTTCTAAAGTTATTGAAAATGAAGAAGCAAAAAATTTAATAGCATCTATAGGATTGCATATTGGACAAGAAGTAAATGAAGAAGAATTAAGATATAAAAAGATTTATATTACAGCTGACGCAGATGTTGATGGTGATGCTATTTCAGCGTTATTAATAAATTTCTTTTATAAATTTTGGCCTGAATTATTTGAACAAAAAAGAATTTATAAAGTTTATACGCCATTAATGGTTGCAAAAAATGGTAAAAGAGTTAAATATTTTTATAATGAGCATGATTTTGAAAAGTGGGCACAGAAAACAGATTTAAGTAAATGGAATTTAGAATATAAAAAAGGTTTAGCAAGTTTGGAAGATGTTGAATATAAAGACATGATTAGAAATCCATATGCAGTTGAAATAAAAATTGACAATGACACTAAAGAAAATTTATCATGTTGGTTTGGCAATAATAGTAAATTAAGAAAGGAAAAATTATTAACATGAATTTAGGTTTTGTTAATGACTTTAATTTAGAAGATTTAATGGACGAATTAAATATAATAATTGAACTTGCAATTACACATAAAATGCAGGAACAAAATGTTCATAGATATTGCAAAATAATTAGAGACATTAATCCAATTGAATTTAAATATTATAAACGATATGAAATAAAAGCAGATTTTTATAAATTAAATTCTGCAATAAATGCAATGTATAAATATAAAAAAAATATGACTATTGGTATTTTTTATTTATATAAAGAAATTTTAGTATATAATCATATTTATCCTGATTTTTCAATGTATGTTGCAATAAAAAGATTTATTAATGATTCATCATATGATCATAAACATGCTGGGCCATTTATAATATTTGAAAAAGAAAAAAATTCAATAAAAATTAATAAACCTGTAGAACTTTCAAATAAACGATATGTTATAAAGTCACCATATACACAAATAAAAACAATGTATGTTCCAAGTAATAGATCTACTAGAATATTTGTATTATCTTACAACTATTTGTATGCAGAATCTCATCGTTATCCTATAATAATAAATGAAAGTGTTTATTCAGAAATGATAAAAAATAATATAATACAACATAATTTAGATTTAATACCAATGTTATATAACATACAACCACAACATAAAACAATAAAGGATGTAGAAGAACATTATTCTCAATTATTAGTAAAAAATTTAACATCATAATATGAACGAATTAATTGATTTAGTTAGTAACATTATACTTGAAGCAGCTCGTGAGGATTATAAAAAAAGACGGTCATCTAAATATTATTTATATTCTTATGATATATTAGAATCAAATATTGAAGATGGTATAAATGATAATATTAAAAATAAAAGACTGATTTTTTCTGATTATAGAACACATCCAAGAACATTAAGAACGCGTATTAATAAAAAAGAAATATCAATTGGTAGATTTTATATTGTTAAAGATAAAAATATTTTAATATTTCATCATCTTGGACAAATTTTAAATTCATATCATGCAGTAGTTAAAAAACTTAAAATAAATAAAAATATTAATTTTAAAAAAGTTGGAATGTATTTAATATTTAATCCTGAAAATATAAAAGTTAATGAATATATTATATTTGATAAAGAAAAAATTTTAGTTAGAACAGAACATACTAAAATAAAAGACGTGTTTGTTCCTAGTAATAGAGCAACAAGACTTTTTATTTATGATTATTCAAAATTATATACTGAAAATACGTGGTATCCAAAATACATTAATGGTTCATTAAGACAAAATATAAACTTTAATGATTTTAATGAATATAAAATACATATAATACCAATGTTATATAATTCAGAATATACTATTAAAAATATTACTGACTTAGAAGAAGCATATAGTAAAAAAATGATAAATGTATTAACAACATGATAGGAAAAACTAGAACTATAAGCGAATATTTAAATAATGAATATACAAATTATGCAATGTATGTTATTGAGTCACGAGCACTATCAAGTGTTATAGATGGATTAAAACCAACACAACGTAAAATAATACATGTAGCTAGCAAAATTTGGAAAACTGGAAATGAAAAACCAATGAAAATTTTTCAATTGGGAGGTAAAATAGCGCATGATGTATACTATCACCATGGTGATGCTGGGTTGTATTCAGCTATTATAAACATGGCTCAACATTTTAAAAATAACTTACCGCTATTAGAAGAAATTGGTCAATTTGGATCATTACGAGCACCAGATGCAGGAGCTCCAAGATATATTTCAACAAAACTTCATAAAAATTTTAGATTAGTTTATAAAGATTTTGAATTATTAGAATTAAAAGAAGAAGAAGGAACTAAAATTGAACCTAAATATTTTCTTCCTATAATTCCTATGATACTTGTAAATGGATCAAAAGGTATAGCAGTTGGATATGCGGCAAATATTTTATTAAGAGATCCAAAAGATGTAATAAAACAATGCTTAAATTATTTAAACGATAAACCACTTAGAACAATTAAACCTAAGATGAAGTTTTTTAATGGTAAATTTATTAAGGATAAAAATAATCCAAAAAAGTGGGTCGCTGCTGGAACATTTGAAAAAGTTAATACTACAACATTAAAAATAACTGAATTGTCACCATCAATGACATTTGAAAAATTTGAAAATATATTAGAAAATTTAGTAACAAATAAAACAATAGTATCTTATGATGATAATTCAAAAGATTATATAGAGTATGTTATAAAATTTAATAGACAAACATTAAGATCATTGACAGAAGAAGATATTATTAAATTATTTAAGTTATCAGAATCATATACTGAAGATTATAATACATTAGATGAAAATGGTAAATTAAAAATATTTGAATCAGCTGAAGATATTATAAAATATTTTGTAGATTTTAGGTTGAATTTTTATGAGTTACGAAAACAATATATGATTGATAAATTAGAACATGATTTATTTGTTTTAAGTAATAAAGCTAAATTTATTAAAGCTATTGTAGATGGTAAATTAATTGTAACAAAACGTAAAAGATTAGTTATTGAAAAAGATTTAGTTAAATTAAAAATTGAAATGTATCAAGATTCATATAACTATTTACTAAATATGAATATAAATAGTTTAACATATGAAAAATACACGGAATTACAAAATTTAATTAAAACAAAAACTAAGGAATTAAATAAAATTAAAAAGTTAGTTCCAAAACAAATGTATATTGATGATTTAAATGAATTAAATGAAAAATTATGAATAATAAATTAGATGAACAAATTATAGAGATATTACATAATATATTAAATGATAGAACTAATTTTAATTATTTTGATGTTACATTTGAACATGAAAATAGATTTGAAATTAGGTTTACAATTGAAAATGTTGATGAAAAACCAAATGCACATATTGCATCATTAGAACCATTAATGTATTCAAATGATTTAATTAAACAATATGACGTTACTGCTAAATTTAATTTATTTTATGATAAAAGTTTTTATGTATGTACAATTGTAATATTACCTTATTATTATAATGATAAAAATAATTCAAATGTTGAAAATAAATTTTGGCGTATGATTAAAATTTCTAGTGTAGATTTTAAGATGTTTAAACAAAAATTATTTAGTTTGTATATTTTTAGATATAATTATAATAGTGATTATTATTTTAATACATTTGTTAAAAAAATGGAACAATTTTCATATAACAATGAACATATAAATACAATTGAAGATTTATAATGCAAATAATTGGAACAATTACATATATAAGTGATAAATGGTCATTATTAATATCTGACGAAGGAAAACGTTATAAAATAAAAAATGAAAATTTAAATGGTGCTTTATTTAATGATAAAGTGCAACTTACAGTCGTTAGACGAAAAACACGTGTATCTAAAATATTAAATCGTTCTACATGTAAATATGTTGGATTATATGAATATGTTAATAAAACTGGATTTGTATTAACTAAAGGACAACAATCATATACTGATTTTATTATAAATCATAAACAAATGAATGGTGCAAGACATGGTGATATTGTTGAAGTAGAATTTTATAAGTGGGAAGAAGGTCAACGATTACCATATGGTAAAATTGTAAATATATTATCAAAATCTAATGAATCTGAACGTCAAATATTTAAAAAATTTTTACCGTTTAAATTTTCAGAAAATATCATAAATGAAATTGAAGATATTAAAATATCAACAAAACATTTAAAACATAGAATAGATTTAACTCATTTAAAGTGTTATACTATTGATCCTAAAAATAGTAGAGATTTTGATGACGCAATATCTTTAGAATTTAATGGTACAGAATACGTTTTAGGCGTACATATTTCTGATGTCACTGAATTTATAACTGAACATAGTTTAGTTGATCTAGAAGCGTTCAGACGTAGTTTTACATTATATTTTCCTAATGCTTTAGTTCCAATGTTACCACACAAATTAAGTAATGGTATTTGTTCATTAAAGGAAAATGAATTAAAATTAACTATATCCGTATTATTTAAAATAAATTTAGATTATAATATTATAGATTATGAAATTAAAAAATCAGCAATAAATGTAATACAAAATTTATCATATAATCAGGTAAATAAAATATTAAAGGATGATAACCATGAAGATTTTGAATATTTTAATAATATTAAAACAATAGTAGATAATATAGTTAAAAATAAAAGATTAAAAATATTAGAACCAAAATTAAAATTAGAACTCGACGATGATAATAAATATGTTCCAATATTAAAAGAAAAAGGCGATGCTGAAAAAATTATTGAAGAATTAATGATTTTAACTAATACATATATTGCGACACATTTATCAAAATATTATGAACATAATTTATTACGAATTCATAATTCTCCTAATAATAAAAAACTTAATATTTTAAAAGAAGAACTTAAAAAAATAGGTTATGAATTTAAAAATGAAGATACATTTAATGAAATTTATGATTTATTATTAGAAAAAGATTTAAAATATAAATATTTAATTAGTTATTATTTATTAAGTATTCAACAAAAAGCATATTATTCATTATCTGATAATGGTCATTTTGCATTAAACAGATCATATTATACTCATTTTACAAGTCCAATAAGACGATACACTGATATATTAGTTCATAGAATGTTAAATGCTATTTTATATAATAAAAAACCTATTAAAATACAAAATAATATTATTAAACATATAAATTCAAAAGAACTATTAATTAGTAAAATTGAAAATAAATTATTTTATTATCAAACATTTAAATATTTGGAATATAATGATGTTAAAGTTAATGGACAAATAATATCAATAAAAAATAATGAATATAAAATACGTAGTGAATATTTAATAAATGGTGTTCTTAAATTTAAAAATAGTAAGAAAAAATATAAAATTGGTGATTTTGTAAAACTTAAAGTTTTACATGTAAATAAAAGTAAAAGAAAATTGTTTTTTATAGAAAATGAATAATATAAAAGTATCTACAGAAATGTTACCATATAAACGAAAATGGCCTAAAATATTATTAATAATATTTTTAATTATTGTTTTTTTATTAATATTAGTTTATCCATATGAATTTGGAATATTAATTGGTAAGTGGGTTGATGAATTTAAATCTGGTTTTAATTATAAAAATGTTAATTATTTATGGGAAATTTGGTAAATATAAAAGGAGATATAATTACACATATTAAATACGGAACGTTTGATATTGTTGTACATGGTTGCAATTGTTTTTGTAAAATGAAATCTGGTTTAGCTGCGCAAATATCTAAAGAATATCCTAGCGTGTATGAAGCAGATTTAAAAACTATTCCAGGTGATTATAATAAATTAGGTAATTATACATATGCAAACGTTGATAGTGTTAATGGTAAAAAAGTTATAGTTATTAATTGTTATATTCAGTATAATTATGGACGTAATAATATTCGTTATGTTGATTATGACGCATTAAGATTATGTTTAAGAAAAATAAATTTTAAATATCCACATAAAAAAATTGGATTACCTAAAATTGGATCTGGTTTAGCTGGTGGTGATTGGAATATAATACAAAATATAATAGCAGAAGAATTAAAGGATATGATTGTTTTTATTATATCATTATAATTTTTTTATTTTAGTTATTTTTATTATATTTGTCCTGTAATTTATAAAACTTAATATTATGAGAGGACTATATTATAATAGAAATGTTCAAAAATCATATCGACCAACAACTATAAATGATATGTATATTAAACTTATTATTGTTAATACAATAATATTTTTATTTGCTAATATATCAGTTAATTTTTTTAATTTAGGAAGTTTTTTTGCAAATTATATAGCATTACCACTTTCAACATCTGCATTTAGTAAAATTTGGACGTTTTTAACATATCAATTTTTACATTTAAGTTTTTGGCATTTGTTTAATAATATGATAATTTTATGGTTGTTTGGGCGACTTACACAATTATTTTTTGATAAAACAACAACATTAAGTATTTATATTGTAGGTGGAATATCAGCTGCATTATTAACAATATTATTTTTTAACAGTGGTGGCGTATTATTAGGTGCTAGTGGATCAATATATGCTATAATGGTTGCAACTGCATATTATAGACCAAATTATACTGTAAATTTATTTATATTTGGTCCAGTTAAATTAAAATGGATCGCTATAATATTAGTTGTTTTAGGTGTTATAATAGATTTTAAAAGTAATACTGCTGGTAAAATTTCACATTTGGGTGGTGGTTTATTTGGATTAATATACGCATATTATCGATTAAGATTTCGTGATATACTTATGCCATTTACAAAAATATTGCATAAAACTGGTGTTAATAAAAATATAGATTTATCTAAATTTAAGTCAAAAAAATATAGGTTATTAACTAATAACGTTAAACCTATAGAACGAGATGTACCATTACAATATAGAATAGATAAAATATTAGATAAAATAAATAAAAGAGGAATTAAATCTTTAACGAAAGATGAACAAAAAATACTTGATGAATATCATAGTAAATTATAATATATAGTTAAAATATGGGCGTTATTTGGCTTTTGACGTACATTGATTATAAGTATATGCATGTCGAGTAATTGTAATAATCTCGTTAAACTTTTTGCAGAACAATTATAAATGGCAAAGAAACTTTTGCATTTGCAGCGTGATTAAGAATTACAATGCAAACTACTAGATTTAATAACTTCGTTAAATCATATTGGTAGTCATAAAGAAGTTATATTTTAGTATTTTTTGTTATTTTATTACTAAAATGAATTAATAAAAATGACAAATTTTATGGTTTGTATTTTACCTTAAAAATACTAAGCATGTAGATTATACTTATGACAACGTATCGGACACGGGTTCGACTCCCGTAACGTCCACAAAGAGATATATTTTTAATATATCTCTTTTTTTATTTTAATATATAATTAAAATTATATTTTTATAATGAAAATTTACGCATTTAATGAATATGCAATGTCTCCAATACAACAATTTAAAGAAGATTTAAGTAATTTACCAAATCACAAAATATTTAAACTTGCAGTTGTTCCTAAAAAAGGAATTAATAATATTGGAAATAATTATAAATTAATAAGTAAATCAATAAACACTGCTATTAAAATGTTAAATCCAAATAAAAATATAGGTGGACATTTATTTTTATTAGAAATAGCAATGGTTGAAAGTATGTTAGGTACACATCCTCAAACTTTTAGACTAGGACATAAAGATAGAGGTCCATTTCAAATGAATGAAGTAGGATTTAATGAAACTAAAAATTATAAATCACATAGATCATTATTAAAATATTATAAAAATTTAAAACATTTTGGTATTGATTGGTTAAATACAAGTGTTGAATTATGTAATACAGCATTATTTGGAGCTATTGCAGCAAGAATGTTAATATTAATTGATACAAAACCAATTCCTAAAACATTAGAAGAAAGAGCAGAATATTGGAAATCTGAATATAATACGCATTTAGGTAAAGGAACATCTGAAATTTATATTGAACGCGTTAAAAAATGTGTAAATTTATTAAGAGAAGATGGAATAGATTTAAGTAGAATTTACAACGCTTCTGATAGAGAAAAAATAGAAGATGTATATATGCATTCTAAAAATACAAAACATTTTGGATAATTTTTTTATAATATAAAAATAAAATATTATTATGTTAGGAATTTTAGATAAAGTTGCAGAAAGTTGTGTGAATATGAAATTTGAAGATGCAAAAAAAAGAATTGAAAAAGCTGGAGCAGTTTATAGAATTACAGAAAAAGATGGAAATCCACTAATAGTTTCAGCTGATTATAATCCAAAAAGAATAAACTTAGACATAAACAATGGTATTGTAATACGTTCACGCGTGGGGTAATGGATATTTCTAAAGGTGCAATAACAAGTTTTAGGAAACAATATAGATTTTTATCTAATTTTTATCCATGTATAATTAAGGATGAAAATCAAATAATGTATCCATCTGTAGAACATTATTATCAAGCAATGAAAAGTTATGATATTAATGTTCATAAACATGTTGCGTCTATATTAGAACCTAAGGATGCTAAATTATTTGGTAAACGAATTTTTGAAGATGAATTAGATTATAGGCTTGATTGGGATACTGTTAAATTAAAATTTATGACTGAAGCATTAATTCAAAAATTTGCGCCTGGTACAAAACTTGCTCAAGATCTTTTAAATACTGTTGGATATATATTAATTGAAGGTAATAATTGGCATGATAATTATTGGGGTGTTGATACAAGATATGGAATTGGTGAAAATAAACTTGGAATATTATTAATGAGAATACGCGAAAATTTATTAAAAAATAATTAAAAATATTTTTTTATTTTATGAATATTTATTATATTTGTATAAACAAACGAATAAATAAGTAATCATGAGAAAAATAATTTTTTACACTTCAATTTTAATTATTGTTATATTTTTTGCAAGTTATAAAAATATAACAATTAATGTTGTTAAAGCTGTTCAAACAACCGAAAATGGTAAAATTATAAGAAAAGTTATAACAACAGATAAACATATTTTTTATGTTCCATATGATAGAGATTTAAATTTAGCTTTTTTTAAAAATTTAATACTATTAAATTTAGATGCTGATGAAGATTGGCAAAAATTACAAAAACCTGGAATATATAATGTAAGAGTTTATGGCATTAGAACTTTTTTTAGTGATAATAAATTAAATATAATTAAGGTGTTAAAATATAAAAATGAACAACCAAAATTAGTTTATATTTATTACACTTTTAAAAAATTTTTTACAATGTTAGCAATTGCATATAAAGATGCTTTAAAAAAAGAAGTAGATGAATTAAGATATTTTCATCATAAAAACATGGAACGTCTTAAGGAAGAAAGAAAAAATAGTAATTAAATTAATGTTATTAAAAAATGAAGTTAACAATTTAGTTAAAAAACATGGATTAGATCAAATAGATCATATATTAATATTTAGATTTTTTGAAAGAAAAAGAGATGATGATTTAGTAGTAGCTTCATTTGAAATAAGTCATTTAAATAAAAAATTGCGATATGTAAATATCGTAACTGAAATGCAAAAGATTTATGATATTCCATTAAAATATTTTAGATTATCATTAGATGCAATTGAAAAATTACAAATTTACTTTGAAAAAAATGAATATTTTTTTGAAAAAATAACATATGAAACTAACAATTGGGCAGATAATGTTGTAACATTTTCAAAAAAAATCGACATTAAAAATATTAATGTCGAATTAGAAAATTTTTTAGAATTTTATTATAATTTATGTATGGATTATAATGTTCCATTAGATTCTATAACAGATTAAAGATTAGACATGGAACTAACTTTTTTATCTCCAGTTTCATCTTCATTTATTAATCTAATTATTCTTTTTATTTTAGCATCAACTTTGGCATCAACAACTTTTTTAAGTTTTGTGTTAATTTTTTCATCAATATATGATTCTAATACATTATCTTCAAAATCTTTTAATCTTTCATTTAAAGAATTTAAATGTATTTGTTTTAAATCATAAAATTTCTTATTTAACATTTGTTTATATACAAAATTAACTTCATCTTCAATTTTTTTTGCAAATTTAGGATTTAACACAGTTTTATAACCTTTTTTTTATAAATATATTCTTTAATTTTTTCTTCAGCTGCTTTCATTAATTCAGAATTAGCAACTTGTTTTAAATGTTTTTCTGTAAATTTTTGAACTATATTATTTCTAATATCAAATTCAAATTCAGCATCATTACCAAGTAATCTTTCAAGTGCTTCTAATGAATTAATTTGAACGTGAACTTTGTTATTTGATCTTCCCATTTTAATTTAATTTTATTACATACAAATATAAAAAAATATTTTTAAATAATTAAACATAAACAAATATTTTTCATATATAAAATATATTCTTATAATTTCCCAATTATAAATTTCTTATTAAAAAAATAAATCTTATATTATGAATTGGTATATATTGAAAGTTGCAAAAGGACAAGATAATAAAGTTAAGTCTAATTTAGAAAATAAAATAAAACTTGATAATTTATCTGAATACGTTTCTCAAGTTATTGTTCCGATGGAAAAATATTTAGAAATTAAAAAACATAAACGCGTAACAAAGGAACGTCCATTATTACCTGGATATGTAATATTAAACGCAGATCTTTCAAAGGATTATGTTATTAAATCATTACTATCTGTTCCAGGTGTATTAGGATTTATGGGTGAAAAACGCGCAGTTCCAACACGAATTCCAGAAAATGAAATTACACGTTTATTAGGTAAAATGGAAAAAATAAACACAGATTCTATTTGGATGGAAGGTGAAAAAATATCAATAGTAGATGGACCATTTTCAACATTTGAAGGTGTTATTACAAAAGTTGATGAAAGTAAAGGAAGAGTTAATGTAGAAGTTAAAATTTTTGGACGTCCAACTGATGTTGAATTATCTTTTGATTCTATTAAAAAAGTATATTAATTAATGAAAAAATATATTAGATATACAAACAATAATAATGAATTCTTTTATGATAATCATTTTGAAGATTATGAAAAAATGTATCTTTTTAAATTTGATGATTATTATAGTGAATTATATACTGATGTAAAGTATTCAAAAAATGTTATATTTGCTTCTAATATATTTATAACACATTCAAAACCTGAAAATTTAGAATTAAGTTTATTTGATGTTATTGGATTATTTTATCCTTTTAAAGATAATATTGGCGTGTATGGTAAAATTAAATATATTACAAATAAGTTTATTACACAACAAGCATTTTATGACGCATTAGAATATGCTACACTTGAACCTATAGGTATAGCAACATTAAATGGTACGACTATGATGTCGTACCATTTGTATAGTGTTTATATAGAAATTTAATATTAAATAACTGCTCCATCTTGATCAATTGTAACAGTAATACTAATATTTCCATCATCATCAGATATCACAATTGATCCACTTCGTTGAGATTGATCTGTATTTTCTTCGACATTGAAATCAACTGAACCATTTCCAGTTCCTGAAGAAGTATTAACTAAAATCCAAGATTCATTTGAATATGCACTCCAACTAGTATTTGATGTGATATCTATATATTCATCATAATGACTAGATGAATCAAAGGAAAACGATTGAGGTGAAGCATCTAATTGAACTGGCGCTGGATCTTGATCAATTGTAACACTTACTGATTCACCTCCATTTGTACTTATTTCTATTGTTGTTGATCTAGATGAACTTGTATCTGTATTTTCTTCAACATCAAAATCAACTGGACCATTTCCAGTACCATTACTTGTTTGAATATTTATCCATGAATCATTACATGATGCATTCCATGTATCATTGGAACTAATACTAATTGATTGACCATTTTGACTATTGTAATCAAACGAAAATGATGTTGGATTAGCACTTATATAGGATGGTGCACCGTCTTGATCAATATTAACTGTTTGGTAATTTCCAAATGAATCTTCAACATATATATACGTATTTCTACTATCAGTCGATGTATTTTCTGATATATCAAAATCAATAGATCCATCATTATTTCCACTTGCAGTTGTTATAGTTATCCATGAATCATTACATGATGCTGACCAAGAATTATTAGATGATACATTAATTATTTCTCCATTGCTAGAATTGTAAGGTACAGAAAAATATGTTGGACTAACGTTTATGTATGCAGGTGCTCCATCTTGATCAATTGTAATATTCTCACTATTTCCAAATGAATCTTCAACATATATATACGTGCTCCTATTGTCAGTTGATGTATTTTCTTCTATATCAAAACTAATTGTTCCATTTCCACTTCCACTATCATTACTTAAATTTATCCATATATCATCTCCAGACACTACAGTCCAATCGTTATTTGATGACACTGATATATCTTCATTATAATGAGAATTACTATCATAATAAAAACTAGAAGGATCAACACTAAGATACGCATATTCTCCTTCTTGATTAATTGTTATAATAATATCATCAACAATTCCACTATCATTTACAATTGTTATTTTTCCAGATCTACTTGTTTCAACATTAGTGTTTTCATTAACATTAAACGTAACTGTTCCATCATCTGTGCCATTTGTTACATTTAATGTTATAAAATCAGAACCTTGTGTTACGCTTGCAGACCAATTAACATTACTATTTATATTAATTTGATTATTATTTGATGATGAACTTGATAAATTAAATGTTGTAGGAGTTGCATTTAAATAATATTAAATCATTGTGTGATTACCTTTAGCAACACTGAATATTAAACTACCTTGTCCATCATACCAAATAGTATAATCATTTCCATTTATATTTTGAACTATAGATTCATTTACAGATGTAAATGTATGTTCATTTGTTCCACCAATATCCCAAACAAAATTACCATTCACATTTCCTACAATAAAATCTTCATCTTCTATCGTAACAATTGATGTGGTACCAGGATCTCCAGTGTATTCAACTACAACATTGTCATATGTTGGATCAACTATAATAGTTCCATTTGCTCCTTCAACTAAATATTCATACGCAACTAGGTAAATAAAATCAATTTCATCAGAAGAATCTAGCATATATTTGCTTGAATTCCAGTATAAAAAATCACCCTTTTGTTCTTGTCCTAATTCTTTTGCTGTTATACCACCATCATTTGAAAAATAGCAGTCAAGTCCAGGACCAACATTTACATCAACACCATTAACTGTTACTCTAACGTTAGTAATATTAAATTCAATGATTGCATCTTCACACGCTTTGTCTCCAACTCCTGCGTTTAAAGCCTGCATGTTTCTATTTAATTTATTATATCTAATATTAGATACTTGATCATCAATTACAGAATCAACGTATTCTTTATTAGTTATATCTGTATCATAAATAACCGAGTCTGTTGTAATATTTAATTTTTCCTGTGATATTGTATTATCAACAAGATGTTTTCCTTTAATTGGCATTCGTATTTATAGTTTTTTTATATATTAAATTAATCATTATATATAATATTAATAATAAATTATTTTTTATTCAACAATTATATTTTAATATATTAATTATATGAGAAAATATTCAAAATTATTATCATTAATTATTTTTTCAAATTGTTCTTTTATATTATGTGTAGGATCAATATTTAAAAAGTCCATTTTTAATTGTTGTTTACCAATTCTAGATCGTAATTCTTTTTCAAAAAAATTCATTTGATAATAATCACTTCTTAATGGTTTATATTCTTTATAATGTTGTTGAATTAAATCTTTTTTAACAAAATAATCTATCATTAGTTCTTCAAGTAATTTATTTATATTTTCATCAGTTATAATTGGCCCATATGATTTCATATATGGTATTGTAATTGCTTTTGGATCTTTTTCGATTTTTTTAAAAAAATCTGTTTCAAATATAGAATGTTGCATTACTTAAAGCTATTTTTATTATATAAAAAAAATCACTAATTTAAATTAGCGATTTTTTTAAAAAAATTATGATAATGTATTATTCAAATAAATCAGTATCTGATATATCATCTGCTGCAACTCCTAATGATTCTAATTCTTGTTCATATTCTTGTTCTAAATCTTTTACTTCATTCCACATTTCTTCTAATTCTTGATGATCTTTATAAGAAAAATAATCTTTAATAATTGGTTGAAGTGCTTTTAATACATCTTCTGTGAAAATTTCAGGTGTATGTAATTGTTTTTCCCAAACTGTTTTGTTTAAATGCTTTATTGCCCACTTATTTCCACCTGGTACAAAATTACCATCTTTATCAAATTTACCTTTCGCAATACCAACTTTATCAAAAAATTGTGGTAAACAAAATGCTTCTAAACCCTTATATGGATTACAACCTTTAGTAAAATCTATTTCAAATTTTATTTGTTTAGGTTTTGCTAATCTATTTTTCTTTGATTTAGCTGTTACAACAATTCCAGATTGCCCCATATCCATAGTACTTTCAGCGCCTGTTTTTAATTTAGCTTTAGACATAAATACAATAATACTAGCACTATAATACAAACCTTTACCACCTTTCATTATTTCTTGTGGAAATAAATCTGTTGTTAAATATGTATGATTAGTTACAATTAATGGAATTCCTAAATAACCTAAATCTGACATAATAATGCGGAAGAGACTTCCCATAACTTTAGCTCTTGTCATATCAGCTTTTTCTTTACCTTCTTGTGCATCAGTCATTTCTTTTCTACTTGCTAACGCACCAGCTGAATCTAAAAATATTGTAATGTTTGGTAATTCAGCACCAGTTTGTTTTAATTCTTTTATATTTTTAAGAAATTTAGCAAACCATATTTTAATATCTTCTATTACATTTGAACGTATTAATTTAAATTTATCTTTACTTGTATCAATTCCAAATGGTTTTAACTTTTCAATTTCAATTGAATATTCAGTATCAATAAATATTACGTATCCATTATCACGTTGCGCTTCACGCGCAATATTATAACAAAGAAAACTTTTACCAACTCCTTCAGCTCCCGCTAATGCAATAATTCTATTAGATGGTATACCTTTAAATATATCTGTTGTAAATAATGCGTTTAATAAATAAATTCCAGTATCAGTATATTTAACTGGTGTAGAATGTTCTTCATCTTCTAAAATAATTGAAGTTTTACCAATTGAATCTTCTACAATTTTTCCAATATCACTAAACGATACTGTTTTTTTTGCTTTTTTTGCCATATAATATATTTTTTATTTTTTATATAACATATATTAATATTGTTTAAATATATAATGTACAAAATATAAATAAAAGATTATGAAATCATTACATATATTATTATTCATTTTATTTGGATTATTATTTACAAATTGTTCATCATTTAAAAACACCCAATATATTGATGACTTATATTATAATCCAAATTATAAAACAGAACAAGATTCATTAATTGACGAACATTACAATAATTATAATTTAAAGTATAATTGGACGTATAATACTGGATTTTATTCATATTATGATTATTCATTATATGATGTGTTTTTTGATCCTTATTGGATAGAATCATATTTTTGGTATGATAATTATTTTTATGGATATACACCTTATAATATTTATACTACGTTAAGATTTTACGGATTTCCAATATCATTTGCACGATATTATGCATATAATTATTATTTGTATAATAATTTTTATATGTATTCTCCATATTATAATTATTGGTATTCTCCATATTATAATACTTTTAGAACTAATAATAATGTTATTTATGGTCCTAGAAAAGATTTTAATCATAGTATAAATAATAATATATCAAATCGAAAATCTAGAAGAACTAATAAATCAGTATTGTTAAATTCAATATCATCTAATAATAATGTTAAACAAACGCATAATAAAAATAATTCTAGTTTTGTAAAATCTGTTACAAATAAAGTAAATACAACAACAAAACGATATACAAATTATAATAAAATTTATAAATCATCAAATAAATCTGCATTAAGTAGATATAAAACAACTAGGTCGTCAACATATAAAAGACCAATGTATAATAGATATAAATCTAGTAGTACAATAAAAAGATACACTAATTCATATAAACGTCCAAGTAGAAATTCTAGTACATTTAAAAGAAGTACTAAATCTTATAGTAGACCATCTAAATCTACATCTACATCTACATTTAAAAGAAGAATAAAATAAACTTTTATTTATAAAAAAATATAAGTAATATGTTACAATCAAATTATTCAGGAAAAGATTTAGAATGTGGCTGCGATGAAGTAGGTCGTGGCTGTATTGCAGGACCCGTTGTTGCTGCAGCAGTTATATTACCTAAAGATTATAAGAATGATCTTATAAAGGATTCAAAAAAATTAACTGAAAAGCAACGAGAGCATCTCTATAACATTATTATAAATGATTCAATAGATTATGCTATAGCACAAATAAGTGAATCTGTAATTGATAGAATAAATATATTAGAAGCATCTATATTAGCAATGCATACTGCAATTAGTAAATTGAAAACTAAACCAGAATTTATTTTAGTAGATGGAAATCAATTTAAAAAATTTAATAATATTCCATATGAATGTATTGTTAAAGGTGATGGAAAATATTTATCAATCGCTGCAGCATCTATTTTAGCAAAAGTATATCGTGATAGATTAATGAAAGATTTAGATGATCAATATCCTATGTATGAATGGAAAAAAAATAAGGGATATCCAACTAAAAATCATAAATTAGCAGTTAAAGAGCATGGATATACTGAATTTCATAGATTATCATATAATATTTCATTATAAAAACTATAATTTTATGTATTAATATATAATATATGAAATTATTAAGATTTAAAGAATATTCGGAAGAATTAAAAATTGTTGAAAATTTAACTGAATTTGGTTTTAATCATATATCTGCAACTGGTGTATCAGGATCTGGTATTGCATCTGACTCAACACAACCAAATGATCCACAATTATCTACTAATGGATTTGATAGATGGAAAAATAATGTTGTAAATGCTCAAAATAGATTAATGGATATTTTAAAATCTGTTTTTGCAGTAGATGATGGATCTAAAATTGGATCTCAATATAAAGATTATAAATTAGATAAATTTAAAATAAATAGAATGTACCGCAATAACAATGAAAGTATTGATATTTATTTTGAATATTCATTTAAAGATGATCCTGATAAAGTGTATAATGGTGCGTTTAAAGATTGGGGAAGTCACTATAAGGCAAAATTTATAACTAATTTATCTGAATCAAATAATAGAGTTTTTGTAAATAAAATTTCAGGTTTGATAAAGCATACATTAGAAAAATGGTTTAAACCAAAACGTGGAGATTATGTTTTATTAAAAGATAATTTAAGTGTTTGGAATAATATTGGTAATAAAGAATTTTTAAAACAAGGTGATAAAGTAAAAGTTGTTGCAACACATTTAAACAATAATAATACCGTAAGTAGAAATCAAGTTATTAAAATACTTAAAGATAATAAAGAATATTCAATAAAGGGATCTGATTTTTGGTATTTTAATTGGTGGTTTGAACCAATCAAAAAACCTAATTTAAAGATATGAGTAAAATAATACCACAACGAATTGATGATTATTTAACCATTGATGATTCAACTGAAAATGATGATATTGAAGTTGAAGTTAAAAAAATAGAAGATCAAAAAGTAATTGATGAACAAACTATTGAAAATAGTAGTAAAGGTTTAACAAGTATTGCTTATGCTAAAAGAGCTGATAATAGTAAAAATGCTCAATATGGTGCAAAATTTGTAAAATCTGATGGATTAATGTTTGGAGTTGCAATTACTAAGTCTATTTAAACAATATAAGATTATATTATATAATTTTTAAAATAATAATTTATATGAATATATCTAAATTTGATAAAGCATATTTGAAAATGTGTGGAACTTGGTCTGAATTATCTTATTGTAAAAGAAATAAAGTTGGCGCATTGATTGTAAAGGATAAAATGATTATTTCAGATGGATATAATGGAACACCATCTAAATACGAAAATAAATGTGAAGATAAACATAATAATACACATTGGTATGTATTACATGCAGAAGCAAATGCAATTTTAAAATGTGCAAAAAATGGTATATCTTGTAAAGATGCTACGCTTTATATCACAATGTCTCCGTGTAAAGAATGTTCTAAATTAATAATTCAGTCTGGTATAAAAAGAATATTATATGTTAAAGAATATAGAAATACTGAAGGATTAGATTTTTTAAGAATTAATAATATTGAAGTTGTTAAAGTAGATGAATCAGACTTAGAATAATGGAAATATTAGATTTAATATATTTAAATAACTACAATCCAAACTTTTTAAATGATTTTAAAGAGTATTTAAAAAAACATGAAGTATTTGATATTCAAAAAATAATTTCGTATTCTGATAAAAAATACGAATATCATATAAAATTATCTTTAACTAAAGAAACAACAATACAATTATATGATGCCGATTCATTAAATTTTAAAATAGAAGATTATATTTCAAGTAATAATTTTAATATTACAAATATAATTATAATTAGAAAATTACTAGATAAAGTTATAAATGAAAGTGATTATACTCCACAAATAACTAGATATTCTGTAGATTTTTTATTTGATCCTGTAACATATGATTTAGATTTTTCGTGTAGTTTCATATTAGAATTAATTCGTTAAGTTTTTATAATTTTTCTTAACATATCAAAATGACGTTCATATACATGAAATGAATTAGCTATCCAAATCATTTTTCCAATTTTTAAATCAGAATATTTTTTCTTTAAATCATTATAAAATTTTTCATATACTACACCTTGCCAATAAAAATCGTTAAAAAATCCATATATTGCGTCCTGAGAACGCATCATTACAATATAATGTAATTCATTATTTCTAATAAGTTGTTGAGTTGCAAATGTACATATAAAATCTGACATACCATCTTTATTATAATCTACTTGTATTGATGGACGTGTATATATCATTGTTGCACGTCTTGAATTTTTATCATTTAATAATGTTTGTAATGAAGATTCATATTGATTATAATTTTCATCAGAATATATACACCAACCATAATTACTATTAATTTTTCCATTTTTATCTGCAATTATTTCCCATATTTTTGGAACTTTTCCAGGAATGTCTTTAACATATAAACTTTGTGAATTATACCATTCAACTTCAGCTTTACAATAATTTACAGGCGTTTTTCGTCCATTAAAATTTAGTATATATTGAGTTGGATTTAACTCTAATCTTGGCGCTATTAATTCAATTGTTTTATTACCATGTTCATCAATTATAAAATCTTCATTTATTAATTTTGAAAACAATTTATCAAAAATTTCAGACAATAAAACATATTCATTTTGTATCATATACTAATTAGTATTTTATTATTATAAAAATAAATGTAAAAATGTTTATGAATTGAAACTTGAAAATGATTCTAAGTAATTAAATTTATCAAGTATTCCTAATTTTATAGATTCTTTTTTAACTAAGTTTTTCTTATTTGGTAAAATTTGGTATAATGTTAAATAATAATTACTTTCTGAATATTTTAAATCACTATAAATATCTGTTTTTATATCTTTATCAGAAGAATCATAATATTTTTTTAATAATTCATCTAAATTACTCATGTAATTTAAAATATCAGGATCTGAATCGTAATAATTTACTTTGTTAAATTGTGTAACTGGCGTTTCTATAAATTTATCATTTTTTATTTTATGTCCTGTTAAATATTCTAATAAAACTTGTGCTGTTATAAGTCCTTTTTCATAATATTCTTGAAGTGTTTTAAATTGAAATATATTATATCCTTTATTTTTTAATTCATTTTCTATTTCATCAATAATATAGTTTTTAATAGAAAAAAGATTTGATTCTTCAACGATAAATACAATTTGTTCATTTCTAGGAATTAATTTTAATATTGAAGTATTAATTTTATATTTTTTTTGTTCATTATTACTTATTCTTAATCCAATTTGAGATAAATCATTACTAGTTATTTTTAATTTAGTCATTATATTTGGATGTAGCCAAAATTTATTACCATTATAAAAAATTTGTTTATTATATTTTTGCCAACCTGATTTTAAAAGTTCATAATCACTAAATGGTAATTTAAGTAATATTTTATATGGCTTATTTTTATTAAATATTTCAATTTTATATTTAACATTAATAACACTTAATAAATTAATAATATGAATTCTTTTCATAAAGTATATATTAAAATATGTAGTAATAAAAAACGGCATTCATTTGAATGCCGTTAGTAAATAATTATTTTTCTTTTAAATTGAATATTTTAAAATTGAATTATATAATTTATCAAAACTTAAAATATCTTCAAATAATATTTTTACATCTTTTAATTTTGATGACATTTTTAAAATATTTTTAATTTGATAATTATATTCATAATCCAAATGATTATAATAATCTAACCAATCTAAATTTAATTTATTCCAAGTTTTTTGTCCACCAGTTAACCATAAAATAACATTACATGTCGATTCAATTTCTTTATCATCAGATGATAATTTTATATTCCATAATATATTATCTGAATTTAAAGATTTAATTCTCATTAATATTGCAACTGCTTCTGCAACATTATATGTTTCTGTGTAATATTGACGATCCTTAATATGGAAAAATAATTTTTTATTTTCTTCGTTAATAATTGTTACAATATCGCTATCGTAAATAACGTTATCAGTGTAATTAATAACTTCTGGCCGATTTCTTAGTGTTTTCATAAAAGTTAATTAGATTTTATACTGCTAATGCAGTTATATAGAAATATTATATGGTATAGGTGTTTTTTTTCTCACCATTTTTCCATACTCCTTTTTTCCAAACTCCGTTATACCAAATGCCACTTATCCAAACTCCATTATACCAAATGCCATCATGCCATTCACCTTGATGCCAATAACCATCATACCAAACACCATCAATCCAATGTTGTCCATACCAATGTCCTCTATACCAAGATCCCATATGCCATATAAAATTTCCATTTTCAGTTATTTCAATTATTGAATTTTCAATTTCTGCTTTTAATAACCAATCAAAATTATTAGCATATAATATTTTTTTAATTTCAGAAGGAAGAGTTATATTTTTATTGTTGTAGATAAGCTTTTTATATTTTAACATAACTAATATATGTTTAATTATATATTTTAATTAAAAACTTAAATAAATTTATTTATATAAAATAAAGAAAGAATAATATCTTTAATTATGTTTGATGATTTACCAGAATTATATAATATAAAAATAATTGAACCATCATATTCATTAATAAAATATTATAATTCAACATTATATTTAAGTAAATATGTTTTAAATAAAATTGATGATGATGATAAATTAATTTTATGGATGATATTAAGAAATAAAAATGATTTAAAAATAACTAAACCAATAGAAAATTATAAAGCAGCTCTTAATGAATGGATATTGTATAATAAAAAACATAATGATTTTATATTTAAATTATCAAAATTAATTAAAAGTTTTTCTAAATCTGAATATTTACGAAATAAACATCTAAAATATATCAATTCACTTTAATAAACATTATTTATTAAAAACAATTTAAACATATTTAATATAACAATAAATTTTATAATCTTAATATATGATTAATATTCAAGAAACTAAAAATAAAATAGCAGAATTAGAAAAACGTATTAATGATGCTCAACGCGACGCAGATAGATATAAAGCTATGCAATTAGCACTTAAATTAGTTATTAATGGAGAATATGGAGCAATGGCAAATTCTCATTTTGTTTTTTCAAATCCGCAAATTGCAAATGCTATTACATCAATGGGACGTGAAATAATTAATTATATGGATAAAGTAAATGAATATTATTGGTATAATATGTGGCATGTTGATTATGAATTACATAAAGCATTACAAATTGAAAAGCCTAGAAAATTAGATAAAGAAAAAGAACCAGTTAGTATTTATATAGATACTGATTCATTATTTGTTGGATTTCAACCAGGTATGGATAGTTGTAATTGGAATAGAGAACCACTTGAATTTGTTGAATTAGTAAATAAGCATAGATTATCTGATTATTTTAAAGAAAAATTAGATGAATATGCACATAAATACGGCGTAGAAAATATACAAGATTTTGAACTTGAAAGAATAGATGAATCTGTACTATTTTTAGAAAAGAAACGATATGTTCAAAATATTGTATATGAAGATGGTTATTATTACAACCGTTTAGAATATATTTATGCTAAAGGTGTAGAATTAGTTAAATCATCAACACCACTATTTGTTCGTGAAAAATTAACAGAATTAATGAAATATATTTTAGATACACGTCATGAATTGTCAATTAGCGAATTGAATAAAAAAGTTAGAGAAATTAAACAACAATTTATAATGGCTGATATTGAAGATATATCATCTACAAGTAGTGTAAATAATTATGATAAATGGTGTATAGATGATCAAGTTGAATTTAAATATGCATTAGGAACACCATTTCATATTAAAGCTGCAATATTTCACAATTATTTACTTAATCAAAATTCAAAATATAAAAAGAAATATAATTTATTAACATCTGGACAAAAAATTAAATATTATTATTGTAAAGATAGACGTAATAATGTATTTGCATATTCAAGAGGTTTATTTCCAAAAGAATTTGCACCTGAAATAGATGTTGACGAACAATTTGAAAGAACTGTGTTAAATATTGTTAATATGTTTATTGAAGCATTAGGATTACCTAGATTAAATTCAAGACTTACATTTAATTTATCGTTATTTTAAATATGTTTGAAAGTAAAGAAGATTTATATGATTTTTTATTAACTAATGATTTTAATGAAAAATTTAGTGATGCCGAATATAAATATTTTTTATTGGGCTTTAAGTCTTTATTGCGTGAAATGTACAGTGAACAATCTAGTCTTAAGCATAAGATACATGAATTAGAAAATAAGTTAAATTATACTACAACAGAATTAGAAACTACTAAACATAAATTGACTTTAAATGGACATATAATTAAACAATTACATAAGCGTTTACGAAAATGTAAACCGTGGTATAAAAAATTATTTAACATAAAATAATAATTTGTATAAATATATACTGTATTAAACAAATAAGTTTATTTTTATATAAACTATAATAAAGATATGTAAAATTTATGGATTTTAGTAAATTTAAACAATTAAAACAAAGATTAGATTCAAATGATTATTATACAAACTGGGTTGGTATAAAAAACGGTGCTTTTTTATTTAGTTATTTAGCTCAAGGTGCTATTATAGCATTTGGATTTTTTTATGTGTATAATGTAATATATAACGTTGAACCAGATTGGAGTCCTTGGTTAATTGGTGCAATTTCTTTATCATTTTTAACTGCTTATGAAATATTTAAAAGAAGTATAACTGATAAATGGGCTCAAGATGTTGTTAAAAATGGTATAAAATCATCGGGAGAATTTTTAATTTTGTCATTAGTATCATTATTATTATATTCAGGTAGTTTTTATGTTAGTTTAAATGGTGCAATGCAGTTTGCAGATAAAACTACTAAAATATCAGAAGAAACGTTTCAGGATATAAATGTAGTACGAGATTCTATTTATAATAAATATGAACAACAGATTTTAAAATATGATTCTATTAAAAATACTATTGTTGAACGTCAATTAAATGATCCAACAATAAAAATGTATAACCAAGCAGTTGAACGATATTCACAACGGGCCTGGAAAACAGATAAAGATTTAGTTGAGTCTCTTAAACCATCTTATGATGCAACGATTGAAAGATATAATAAAGAATTAGCTGATGTTGATGCACAAATTCAAAAATTACGTGATGATAGGGATGCTGATATAAAAAACGCTGAAGAACATATTACAACAAAAAGTGAAAAACAAACAGAATTAACACAAGTTAGTTCTCAAAAGTTTGTAATATTTTCATCAATATTTGAAATAATAATTATATTTGGTGTTTGGTTTAGAAGATATTTTCAACGTCGTAGTATTGATGAATGGCACGAAAAATTACAAAATGACCCTAAATTAGCTAGATGGTATAAGTGGGATAACATGTTAGATATTTTATATCGAGCTAAATTTAATGTATTAGAATCAGGTAATCAAATTCAATCTGCTAAAGATTTTGTTACAAATTGTAAATTAGAAGGAATATTTATATCTGAATCAGAAGCTAAAGAATTTTTTAAGGTGTTAACTACTTTAGAAATATTGGAAACTCGTGGAAGTAGAAAATATATTTTACAAGGATATGATGGTGCTAAAAACATTTTAGCTAAACAATTTGATGTTGATGTAAAAAAAAACAAGTAAATATTTTTAAATATTTACTTGTTAAAATAAAAAGAATTATGAAAACAAACATTATAAAGAACTAATACATTTATCGCATTTATCAGCACATTGCATAGCCATTTCTATATGGCTATTTTTTTTAAAATCTTGTGAGCATTGTTGTAACATTTTCTTAGTTACATTTTTTATATCAGAAACTGGACCATAATTTCGTTTAATTGTATTTAAACATAATTGTGATATTTCAACTGCAGATGCAGCTGGTGTTATAACAGCTTTATATTTATCATCATTATATGTATTTAAAATTTGTTGACAATCATTTATACAATCATTTAATTTTTGTTCAATATCATTATTGGTTTGTACAACAGGTTCTTCTTCTTCAAAATTAACAGATTTTTTTACATTATGTGTAGATTCATTATCATCTAATGTAAAATCATCTAATTCTTCAAATAATTTTATATGTTTCATATTATTGTATTTTATATATGTCGCCTTTTGCATGTTCATTTTTATATTCGTCTGACGATTTTAAATTTTGTAATTGAACTACTTTATTTATTTTAAAATATTCTTTAAATTTTTTGATGGAATTAGATAAAAATGAATTCATATCTTTTTTATCAGATTCGTTTTTAACTGATTCCATTAGTGACGCTTTTTCTTCTAATTTTTTAATAAGATCGTATTTATCAAAACTAACTTCAACATCACCATATTTAATTGTTACATGTGTTGGATCAATTTCTTTAATTATAATTGGTTCTTCATTTATTTTTTTAATTTCAGTTATATCATCACTTTTTAATGCTGCAATTAATTGTAAACAATTATTTTGTTCATCAAAATGTGGTAAATTTATAAAATCATCCATTGTGAAATTTTTAGTATCATTCATTTCATCATTTGAAATTTGTCTGTATAATGATGTACCAAAATTAGTAAAATCTTGTAAATTATCCATTAATATAGATATAATATTTTATTATATATTTAATTAAAATACTTAAAAATAATATATAAAAAAACTAATTAAAATACATGAGTGTAAAATCGTCTTTTATAAGTACACAAGAACAAGTTGTAAAGTTAAATGAAAACAATATAAAATTATTAAATGGATTAAATAAAATTGTTACAAGTAATGATTCAACAATACAATTAGATGTTATTAATAATAATGATGTAGTTGAATCTGTAAATTTACCAACTGTTGGATATATACAAGCTCAATTAAATCGATTAGATCAAAATATTAAAACATTAAGTGGTGTTGATAGTCGTGGATCTATAGTAACACCAGCTAATAATGTATATCAAAAAATAATTAGAGCTAATATTAATAAAGAACCTAATTCATTAGGTAAATTAAATACAGTTGATACATTTTCATCTATAAATAATAGCTTTTTTGATGCATTATTAAATCCAATTATTGCAGTTAATTTTGATTTAACAAATATGATAGATGAAGATACTAGACGCGTATTATCAAAACGATATATTGTTAAATTTGAACGTGATGAATTTGGAAATTTAACTGAACAAGGTTCTATTGCAGAAAATTTATTTAATGAAAATTTTAAAGGACGAACAGATATAACACAGGAAGAATTAGAAAATTGGATTTTAAATACACCTGGTTTATATGTTAAACCAAATGGTGAAAAAGTAATATATGACGAACAATATTTTGATTTAAATCCAAATAACTTAGAATATGATGGATTATTTACAATATTAGGAGTTGAAGAAGATAGTGTTAATAGAAAAATGTGGTATTTATTTGATACAATAACATATTATAAAATAAAAACTAAAGAAGAATATCAACTTAAAATAAATGACCAAGTTGTTATAAATAGTGAATTTGCAACTACACGTTGGAAAATAATTGAAATATCTCATGACGCAACTCAAATTAGAGTTAATTTAGAAAGAGTTGAAGGTTATGAAGCAATACCAATTGGTATTCAAGCTGGATTAAAATATTATTCAGGTGTTGAACAAGATAATGTGATAAAAATATCAGTTGGATTTAATGAATATAATGTTGTATTTTTAAAACCAATCAATACAACTAATAATTTATTAGCTAGACAATGGTCTCTTGGTACTGCTTATTATACTAATGACTTAAAATTATTAAGTGATTCTAAAACTGGAGAAAATGGATTAAGTTTAAATGATTATTATATTAATACAGTTCAAGATTATGGAAAATTATTACAAGATTTAGCTGAAAAAGATATTCCAACTGAATTTGCACTTAAACCTAATAATGTTATTTTAAATGCTGATAATTTTACAGTTGTTCAAGTTAATAAAAATATTACTAATACAAATACAACTGATAGGTTAAAAACTTTACATGCTCAATCTACTTCATATAGTAGTGAACTTGAAGAATTAAATAAAACAATTGTTGAAAAACAAAATGAATTAATTAAAAAACATTTTACAAATCCAGGAGATAAACAAAAAGTTGAAAATGAAATTAAAAAATTAACTGAACAAGCAAATAATGTTTCAAAATTATTAGAAACAACTGTTGCACAAATAATTTCTGAAGAAGCATTAGTGCCAAATATTAAACCTGAATTTAGAATTAGAGGTTTTTGGCCAATACCTGAACCAGTTTCAAATGGATTAACAAGACCTCAAGAAGTTATTCAATTTGTTGTTCAATTTAGATATTTATCTACGTCTGGACAAGAAAGTGCAACAGAATCATTTACAATTAAAGATGAAAATGGTAATACAATAAATGCATCATTTAGTAATTGGTATCAATATATTAGTCCAGTTAGAAGTAGAAGTTTTAATGTAAGTACTGGTAAATACGAGTGGGATCCAGAAGATTTAACAAATCCAAATGTATTAAATATTAATCAATTAGATATTCCAATTGTTCCAAATGTTCAAGCTGAAATACGTGTTAAAGGAATTTCAGAAGTTGGTTGGCCAAGTATAAACATTGAATCTGATTGGTCTGATTCAATTGTAATACAATTTCCAACTGAATTAATACCACCTAAAGATAGAGAAGCAACAATAGTTGAACAAGCTAAATTTGATAGTGTTAGATTACAAATTAATCAAGATTTAAATGAAAAAGGATTAGACACACACTTAGCTGGACAATTTACAGATAATAATGTTTTTTATGCACATAACGCTGATAACATTGGAGTTGTAACTGATGGTGGAATAGTAAAATTGTCAGATAGATTAACACAAATTGAAAATAATGAAAATGTTGAAGAAAATAAAGATTTACAACTTGAAAATGGATGGATTAATTTTGGAAGTTCTTATTCAAACGCATCATATTACAAACATGAATCAAGAGTATATTTAACTGGATTAATAAGATTAGAACAAAGGTTTGATAATGAAGAAGATGATTTTGATTATTCTAAACGTTATCCAGATTTAATTATTCGTTCTGGTAATCCAACATTAAATACAGAATTTGCAAATATTGGATATTTACCAATTGAATATAGACCAGATACTATAAAAACATTTTTAGTTGCAACAAGTATTGGAGAAAATAAAGTTACAAAAACTGGTAATAATGCATTTCCATGGGGAAGAAGTTTAACAAATAACATGGATTTAATGTATGGTAGAATTGATATTTATCCAAATGGATTAGTTAGATTAGTCACTGGTGCAACAGGATTCGTTAGTTTAGAAGGAATTAATTATAGAGTTAGTAATAAGCCATTACAACAAGAAGAAACATTACAAACAGATACAATATTACAATTATCTAGATTGCAACAAAATGGATGACATATATTTAAATTTTAATTTGTTATATAAATTTAATAATACGACTGAAATTAATGTTGGAGATGTATTAATATCAAATCCAATAAATGTATATGGTATGTTTTATAAATCAGTTGTATTAATTACTGAACATGATGAATTTGGAACAACTGGATTTATTTTAAATAAAATTACTAATATAAATCCTGTCACAATTTATGATGATTTAAATTGTCGTAATTTTAAAATTTTCTATGGTGGACCAGTTAATTTAAATAAATCTTATATTTTATATTTTAATGATGAACTTATTCAAGAAAGTAATAAAATAACACAAAATTTATATTACTCATCAAATTTAAATATTATAAATGATTTATGTGATAAAAAATTTAAATCTATAATTGGTAATGCTGTATGGGGTCCAGATCAATTATTACAAGAAATATACCATGATTCATGGGCTGTATATAAACCAACAAATATTGAAAGTATTTTTAAAATACATCCTGAAGAATTGTGGGAATTTTTAACATTAAAACTTGGAAATAGGTATAAAATTTTTATAAATTATCCTTCAAATTATGCTATGAATTAATAGAATTAATCATTATATTATTAATTATAATATATAATACAAATATGTATTTATACTAAAATATAATGATTGAAAAAAGTTTTTATTTAATTAGAACAAATCCTGCATTAACAACAAATGTTAAGCTTGTAATTACACAAAATAATGATATCTATTTAGAAAGTTATTCAGTTAATAGAACTTTATCTGAAGAACGTTTTAAACATTTTAAAATTAATAAGGATAATTGGTTATTTGAAGAAATACCAGCGTTTTATACTGGTGTGCCAGCAGAAACAGCATTTTATAGTAAAACATTAAATGATGATAATATCATGTATGATGATTTTGTTAATCAATTTGATGATACTTATTATTCAGGCGCATCATGGACTGAAGATACATATTATGAAGAAGAATATGAATATATTGCTCCAATTTGGCTTAAAAAAGATAAATTACCAGAATCATTTATAATATTTAGAGTTGATGGATCTGGATTAACTGATAATAATAATCCAACAAGTTTTAGATCTGATATTTTAAATAAATGGAAAATTGTGTCATATTTTGATTTAACTGATAAATCAGATATTGGTAAATATATAAGAACACAAATGAATCATGAATTATTTCCTAATAATGCAATGGAAGTACATTTTGAAGATTTAAGATTAAGTAAGTTTTATGGTATTGATTATGAAAAATCTGGTTATGTATCAAAATCAATACATTTAGAAAATAAGTATAAATTAAACACTCCTATATTTCATTCTGAAGAATATTTTACAAATCAATGGAAAGATTTAGGATTAATATTTCCATTTATTTATAATTTTAAATTTTTATTTGATGATACACCAGCAACACCTGAAACACTTAAAAAATGGTCTTTAAATAGGTATGTTGGTTTTTATATTGATGAAGTTGAAGAAATTAAAAAAGTTTCTCCATATCAACCATTTACACTTAATAAAATTCCAATTGAAAAATTACAACAATTAACGCCTGAAGAAGTTAATGAAATTCCATATTTATATAATAATACGTTTGTTCAAGATATAGGTTTAAGAAGATTTACATTTGATCCAATTTTAGGTGGATGGCAAGAAGGAAAACAATATTTTATTGAATGGAATGGAGAATTTTATAGATTAGAAAGAACATTAAATGACGATGATTTAATAATTGGTAAGTATGCGTATAAAGTAATTGCGCCAATAAATATAGAACATAGTGTTCCACCTGATATTACGAATACTCAATTACAAGATCAATATAAAAAAGTGTTAATAAATGAATTAAATACTTTAAAGCATCAAATAGAAATAATTGATAATGTAATATTTGATAATATAGTAGGACATAATATTATTGAATACACAAATACAATGTTTATAACATTTAAACGAAATTTTCAACAATATATTGTACATGGGCAATTAATTTGGGGTTTTACAATTACATTAGAAGGAGAATTAAATAATAATTTATTTGATATTGAACATTTTGATGATGTTGATTTAGTTTGGATTGAAATTAATAATAAAAAATATGTTATTAAACGTTATCCAGATACAATACCAAATATAGGTAGTAAATATTATATTTTATCAGACGAAGCTATTAAAATAAATAAGAAAAGTGAAGAAATATGGATTAATAATGGAATAAATACTAAAGATCCTGAATTTTATCATTTTAAAAATATTGAAAGAGTTATAATAAATGATTATCCAATAACATATAGTATTAGTAGAGCTAGTTTTTTAGATGTTAAAGATTTTGATTTTGATAGAATTGAAACTAAATATACTAATTATGAATATGAAAAAGAAGATGTATTAACTGAATCATTAGAACCAAAATTATATGGTAAAGATCGTAGAAAAAATACAATAAAACTTGAAAAACCTAAAGAACTAAATGTAAATAATTTTACAAATAGTGGTCTTAAAGATTTTTTATTGAGCGATCCACATTCATATACTGAATGGATGAGACAATATGAAGATGATGGAACTATTTATAAAAAAGATGAAATTACTGAATTATATAATAAAATATATTTTGATACATATGAAAAATATATTGATTTTAAATGGAGTAATATTATAAATTCATATGCATTTAGAATTGGAAATTATTATTATAATGATCCAAATGAACAAAATTCAATTTCTTTAACAATTAAAGAATATCAAAAAAAATTACCTCTTTATATAAATCCGACTAGAATACCTGTGTTAGATGAATCAGGTGAACAATTAATAGATTCAGAAACAGGAAATCCATTATGGGAAAAAGATTATAATGGTAATTATGTTTATACTTCATTTAGTAAACCAGATATTAAAAAAATTGATCTTAATAGAGAATGGTATCGAGAAGAAGGTTATATTTTATTACAAAGTGATAATGAAAATGAACAAGATAAATATATTGATTTTTTAAGTAATTCAGAACCAACTGAAATAAAAATCAAATTACCATGGGACGATCCAACAAATGTTGATTATAGAACAAATGCATATCCAATGGCATATACGATGGAATGGGCACCATATTCAAAAAGTGTAAAAGATCCAAATGAAACATTAGATTTAAATTATGTACCTGTTTCAAGTGAATATGTTACATCTGAAGAATTATTTGAAATACGAAATAACAATACAAGCATTTCTCCAATTTTAAATAAAAATCAATATGTTTGTAAATGGGGAATATTAAATAGTATTAGTCATGCAGATTATCCATACCGATTAAATTATGATTTAGATACTGGCGGATTATATAACATGGATTCTAATGCAATAACAAATATTCCATATGCAGTACGACAATATAAAGATTTAGATTATTTTTATCGATTTGGTGTTACTGATTTACCTGAAAATTATAAATATTATTCATTGCATTTAAATGAAGAATTTTTTAATATTGATAAATATGTTAAAGGAGAATTTGATTATTTTAATTGGATATTTAATACTGATGTATTAACAACAAATGGTTTATTATTAACTAAAAAATATAGTTTATTTTCAAACGGTGATAATATTAATGTTCCAAATACTGTGTTTAAAGGTATTAAATATTATTTATATGATGTAAAAGAAACAATTTTTAATGAAGAATTTTTAACTGAAAATTTAAAAATAGTTGATGATTATGTTAAATCAACATCATCAAAATATAATGATTATAAATTTTCAATTGTATTAGGTAGAAAATTATCAATATTTGAAAATAATGCAGGAGATAATGATGGAGATTTTGGAATTGATATTTATTTAAATGATAAATATAAAAATGTTTTAGTTCATTTATATTTTGAAACAGATTTACCTGTCACATTTAAAGCATATAATGAAAATAGTACATTATTTGCTTACAATTATGATAATCCACCACCAACAAATAAAACACCTGAAGAATTAAAATCTCTTGGTTACGTACCATATGTTTTAAAAAATTTAGAAACAGCAATAATTGATGAATTATATGATGCAGATACAATAATAGATGAAAACACTAATATAAATTATTGGGAATTAGGAAAGATAAAAATAAATGACACGCAACAAATTGGTGATATACGAATTAGAGATTTAAGATTGCTAGATTTTTTAACAATTTTAAATGATTATAATTATGATCCTATAAATGGTTCTGGTAGAAAACCAATTCAATATATTCATATTTATGAAGATGGAACAACAAAATATTATAATACAACGAATACTGATTTTATACTTGATTTTGAATTACCTAAAGAATTTTTAATTAAAGATAAATCATATAAAGTTGAAATGTTTCATGAAAATTCATTATTTATTAATAATAGTATTAAAAATAGAATTATTATTGATGATGATCCTAATAATCCAACTGGCGATCCATTACATACATCAAAAGGAGCATTAGTTAATAGTATAACTGACATAAATGCATGGGATGGTTATCCAATTGCTAGAATATTTAATATGTCTGAATCAATTGATAAAAGAAATATATATGATTTAAATGAAATAGTTGATCCTAAAATATATCGTCATAGTGGTATATATGTACCAATATTTAATGATTTACAATTATTTAGACCGCTAAATCACTGGTCTCTCGATAAAACTAATGATTATATTCCAACATTATTATTTAAAAATTGGAAATTTTATGATGATTATTCAGATAACAAAGAAACTGGGCCAGTTTTAACTAATTTTGGTTATATAAATGAAATAGTATATTCAAAATGTAATTTAAATGGAAATATATTAAAATTAAGTAAATTAAATGATGCAGATAAAAGAAGTATTTATCCAATGGTTGACGAATATGGATATGATGTAAATCAACGTTATATTTTTCAATCAACATGGGATAAAAACTTTTATATACAATCTAGATTATTACAAATGCCAGTCAATAAATATCCAGATAAATCGGGATATTGTGTATTTTTTAATGGTACTGATTCTAAATTAGTAATTGAAGATGATATTAAATTTAATGTTGTACCTGAAAAATATGAATATACAGAAGAAGTAACTAAACCAATAATAGTTGATTTTAATTATGATGGATTAATATATGCATCTACTTCAAATCATATAAAACATGAAGGTAATATTTATAAAGGTCATGCAAATATTGTATTTAATAATGGTTGGATGATTTTTAATGGTGATATATCATCAAGAATTAAATTAAATCCATCTCCTGGAATTTTAACTGATTTTAGAATTGAAGTTACGTTTCAATTAGATTCATTTAATAGTGGTATAAATACTATTTATAGTTTTTCTAATACTAATAAAAACAGAGATAATGAAATATTAATGTATATTAAAACAGATGATAAAAAAATTCATGTTGGAATTGCAAAATATGAAAAAATAATGAATCATGACAATATTGAATTACATAAAACATATACATTTATTTTAGAACGCGTTAATAATATTGTTTCATATACATTAAATGGAATTTCTGTGCATCAAGATATTTATAATGATACTGAATTAGAAATAACTTCAGGTACAATTGCACAAGAACAAGATTCTGATTGGGGTGGATATAATCCATCACAAAGTTTAATTGGTAGAATATCTCATTTTCAAATAAATACACCTGATGATTTAAGCGAATTAGATATTATGAATGTTTTAAATGATGCATCTTTAATTCCATCAAATTGGACAAGAGGTAGATATGGAAGTGGATCATTAACTTATAATAAAGAAGAAAATGCTCTTGAATATTCTCATGCTGGATATAGTTATTTTGAATATAATACAAATATAAGAGTTTTTCCAGGACAAAGAATAACTATGTCAGTAGCAGTTAAATCATTTTTAGAAGATGATGGTATTGCGGCACAAGTTGGACAAAGTTTTTTCTGTGGTATTAGATTGTATGGAGAAAATTATACTGGTAATACATCTGCAGATCATAATTTATCAGGTGACGTTGGATATAATAATGGACATGTTTATTTTGTTGCAAGTGATGTAAATCCAAGTAGTACTAATTATTCAAGATATACTGAAACATATACAGTTCCAAATTATGTTACATATGGTAAACCAATGTATGTTAGACCAATGTTATTATTAAATTACTTTAATGGATATGAATTATCAAATGGTAAATCATACAATGTCAATAATGTAAATACTATGTATATTAAAGATTTTACATTTAAAATTACAAATCCAAGTAAAATTAAAGGTGAACTTAAATTATTTAACTTAGATTTTAACAATTCAATTAAATTCTCATTATTGAATTTAGAAAATACTAGTATTATTAAATATTATGATCTTAATAATGATAGTCAATATAATTATATTTTTTCTGATTTAGATGGAGTTGTGTTAGCATTTAATAGAAATAAAGATCAAATTGCTGTTTTAACATATTCGAGTGTTAAATATGTTCAATCTAAATTTATATCTGAAACTAATACAAACGGCGATTTATATTCTTTAAGAAAAATTCAATTATTAAATAATTATCCTAAAACAACATTAAATTCAAATATATCAGATAATGATATAATGTTTGATGTTATTTCAAAAACTAAAGGTGTTATTCAAATTACGTATATAATTGAAGATGTTAAATCGTTTAATATTGAAGATTTTGAACTAAGTATGAAAAAACAATTAGAGCCATATTATACGATATCAAATATTAGTTTAAATGAACAAAATATTAAATATGACATTATATCACAATATTATGGATATGAATATAATTTTTCAATTGAAAGTTATCATAATACAATTGAAGATACATCAAGTAAAATTATTGCATTACCAAATACATCAATAGTTGAATATTCAAAAATAGGATATTTAAAATATTTTGGAGAAAATAGTAATAAAACTAATTTTTCAAATAAAGCAATTAAAGATATTACAATTGAAATGTGGATAAATGTTACAGAATTTTCGATTGAAAATCAAACAATATTACATAAGGGATCTCTTGATGATTATACAGCTTATTCATGGATTATTAGAAGATATAAAAAGACTAATAAAATAGAATTTGTTACTAGATCATATATTTTAACAAATCCAAATGATATTACTAATATAAATATAAACACAACACCAATTTATGTAAATAGTATAGTTAGTGATTTTGAATTTAATGATGGATTGTGGCATCATATTGCATGTGTATTTGATTCTAAAAATCATCAAAAGATAATATATGTTGATGGAGAAAAAGATAATATTATTGAAAATATTAATTTAACTAATATTATAATTGATCCTGAAACTATAGTAGATCAAAAAGATTGGAATATAAATATTGGAAGTGATAATAATAATGGAATTGTTAATTTTGAAGGTTATATTGATGAATTACGTATTTGGAATTATGCTAGAAATGAACATGAAATTTATCAAAATTATGATTTATTATTAACACCAACATCATATTTAAATCCATTTAAATCATTAATTGGTTATTGGACGTTTGATGAACAATTAGGTTCATTAATATATGATAAAAGTAAACCTGTATTTGAAGTTAAAGATATAGTAGCTGAAATTACATCAGTTGTAAATACTGGAACTGATTATATAACAACAATAACAGAATCACATAGATCTGATATTATATCGTTATTTACTAGTAATACAAATATAGTTCAAGATGGATCAAATATTGAATGGTATGTTTCATCTGTTAATATTCGTGGTATTAGTGATGATAGATATGAAGTTGAATTACCACCAAGTAGTATAACTAGGAAAACTAGTAAAATTAAAATTATGGATACAACACCTAGTAATAGAGTTTATGTTGATGAAATTCCACCTCAACCAGAATCTCCAGTTGTACAACCTGATCCAGTTGATCCACCATTGGAAGAAGAAGTTGTTGTTCCACCAGTTATACCTGAACCTGAGCCAGATGAAAAACCAATTATACCAGCTCCACCGCCGGTATTAGATCCGCCAATTCCAAAAATAAAAAAATTACCTAAAACATTTTTTAGACGTAAACGTCCAATAATAAAGCGTAAACGTCCAATTGATAGAAAACATGGGTTTAGAGATATAATTAAATCAAAAATAGGAATTGTGAAACATATAAAACACGAAAATGTCACAAAACAAAGTAATACTATAAATAAAATTGATTTATATAGTAAAATACGTAAACGTTTAGATGTATATAAAAATGATACTGAAAAATTAATGAGAGACGAACGTATATCTACAATACACACTAAACCAGTTGATATTTTACGTAAGAAAACACCAGTTATAAATAAACCAAATACTAATGACGTAAATGTTGGAAAAAATAGCAGAAATGTAATTAAAAAATTAAATTCATTATTTTTTAAACCAATAAAACGAATAAATAGAAGACCATTATAATATGAAAAAAAGTTTTATAACAAAAGAATATACGCAAGAATCTGTACGTGGTACAATGTCTATGAAAGAAAAACGCAACTTTTTTGCATCTAAAATATTAGAACTTGAAGATGTTATGAATGTTGATGAAAATTCAATATCTTGGATTCAAGCTGAAGATAATACACAAGGTGTAAATATAGATGTTATTACTAAAAATTTAAATACAACTGATTTAAAGAAAAATAATCATTCTATACAAATATATCCAAATCAAAGTAAATCCGATATTGATAAATTTACGATTTGGGAATTAAAAATAGATGCATTATCAATTATTAAGGACTGGATATTTGCGCAATTAAAACGATACAAAACATTTGAATTTATTTCAAATGAAGATACTAAATTATTTGATATTGATAAAGCAATATATGAATATATTGATTATAATATAATTCCTAGAATAAGATTTAAAACAATATTATTGTATATTAGATATTTTAGAATTAGTGAATTAGATAATACTGGTAATGTTGCATTACAATATGATGCAAAATATGATATAAGTACTATAATACCTGAAGAAAAATCAGGTGAAACAACAGAAGAATTAATGAATAGAATTACTGAATATAAAAAAAATATTTTAGTAACTAATTATGATTTAAAAAAATCAACATTTAATGATATAATAACAATATTATATAAACAAACTGAAAATGCACAACTTTATAAATTTAATTATTATTTTGATGTTGTATATGAAAAAGCTTAAAAAATTAAACTTTATAAATATTTTTTATTTAAATAATAAATCAATAAAAATGTAATATGAAAATATTAAAAGATTTAGATAAATTACATAGTACACATGCTGAATATAAATCTTGGATTGAAAAATTAAATAATTTAAATGAAAAATATGAAGAATATTTACAAGAAAAACGTGATAATTGGAATGATAAATTAAATCCATTATTTGGTAAATTAAAATCACAACCAAAGGAGTTAATTGAATTACAATCTTTATGTTTATCGTACAGACAACAATTAACTGAAGAAATTGCGTTTTTTATGAATAAATTATCTAAAGAAATTATAGATTATAAAAACGCAAAATCAGACCGTTTTATGTTTTATGCAACTGGATTTGGTTTAAAAACTAATTTATCTGAAAAAAATATTTTAATTGAAAGTGAATTAGCTCAATTACAACGAAATAAAGAATTATTTGAATCACATATTGAATTTTTACGAGAATGTAAAGTTGCTTGCGATAATGTTAATTGGGCAATAAAAAATAGGTTGGAAATTTATAAAATTATAGATCAATAAAAAAGCTCGTTTAAAAACGAGCTTTTTATTTTATTTTTTAATTTTTTTCATTCTACTTAAAGTTAAACCAATATTATTTGAATGTAATGTTGGTATTTCTTCAGATGCTTTTTTATAATGTTCTTCAATATCAAATTCTATTTTTTCATCTACTATAACATTAGTTTCTTCAACTTTAGGTTTTTCAACCTTTTCAATTTTAGGTTCTTCAACTTTTTCAACTTTAGGTTTTTCAACTTTTTCAACTTTAGGTTCTTCAACTTTTTCAACTTTAGGTTCTTCAACTTTTTCAACTTTAGGTTCTTCAACTTTTTCAACTTTTTTCTTATTTGTTGTTTGTTTTTTACGGGTATGTTTTTTCTTTTCTTCTTCCATAATATTAATTTATTTTTATAAGTATATATATTTTTTATAATACTTTGTATTTTAAACTTTATAATTATTTTATTTATAATAAGTAAATGCTTAATATAAATAATTGTGAAGTTTAAGTTAGATAAAAAAAGAGAAGCATTAGTTTTAACATCTTCAACAGAAGTTGAATTTAATATATTAAAAACGTATTTAACAAGACACGTAAAAGGATATATTTTTCAAAAACGATATAAACTTGGTTTGTGGGATGGTACTATATCACATTTTAAATACAATCGCGTAAATATTGGATTATGGAAAGAAGTTTTAAAATGTTGTAAAATAAATAATTTTGGTTTTACAATAGAAAATAAAGAAGATTTTCCAATCAATAAAAAAATTACATATGAACAAGTTGAAGATTTTTGTGTAGATTTTTATAAACATCATCAATTACCTTTAAAAGAACATCCAGAAGGCATTCCGTTTATGCCCTATGATCATCAAATTGATACTGTGTATAAAATACTTAAATATAGATACTGTGGAGTAGAGATTGCGACAGGTGGTGGTAAATCATTAGTATTTGGAACATTATTGTTTTATATTTTACGTAATGTTAATCCATCTGCTAAATTTTTACTTATTGTTCCAAGTATATCATTAGTAAAACAATTTTATGATGATTTAATAGATTATAATGAAGGTTTTAATAAAGATAATCCTAATCCTTGTGATATACGTTTAACAGAAATAATGTCAAGTAAACCAAGACAACATGAAAATCCAAATATTGTAATTGGTACATACCAAAGTTTAGAAAAACATAAAAAAGAATTTTTTGATCAATTTAGTTATGTCGCCGTTGATGAAGCACATACAGCAAAAGCAAAAACTGTAATAAGTGTTTTAGAAAAAACTATGGATAGTTTTCATGTTAGAATAAGATATGGTATGACTGGGACATTTCCAGATGAGAATAGTGTTGAATATTTAACAATTCAATCTGTTACAGGACCAAAAATTACTGAAGTTGGTGCAGTCGAATTAACTAAAAAAGGAATATTAACACCAATGAAAATAAATGCGTTAATATTAAATCATCAAGATGATGAATTTAGATCATCATTAGCAATGATTAAATCATCTGGAAGAGGTAGAGAAGTATTAAATTTAGAAAAACAATATATTCAAAAATCTAAAAAACGAATGAATTTTATTGTTGATAAAATTTTACAAAATGTTAAACACAATACATTAGTTTTATTTTTTAATATAGAATATGGTAAAAGTATTTACGAAGAATGTCGTAATAGATTAATAGAAAAAGATATTTATTATATTGATGGTGGCGTTGATGGTGAAAAACGTTCAGCTATAAAGGAATATATGAAACTTACTGATAAACCTAAAATTTTAGTTGCATCATATGGAACATTATCAACTGGTATATCAATTAAATCTATTACTAATATTGTAATGTGTGATAGTTTTAAAAGTGAACAAGTAATAATTCAATCCATTGGTAGATCTTTAAGATTACATAAGGATAAAAAAAGAGCAACGATTTTTGATCTTGTTGATGTTTTTGATAATAATTATAAAAGAATGCCAAATTATTTATATAAACATTATTTAGAACGCAAAAAATTTTATGATAGACGTCAATATCCAAATGAAGAAAAAATAATTAGATTGTAAATGAATTTAATTAAAAATCATACATATTATAATGGAAAAGTATATTTAAAATTTGAACGTTATCCACATTATTCTAGTTATAAAGATGAATTTAATAAAATACATTTAAATTTAGGTTTTACTAAATTAGTATCTAGAATAAAAGTTGATGATTATCAACGTTATAATTTAGAAATTTTATATGATATTGAACGTAAAACAAATTTAAAATTAGTTACATCATATTATGATAGAAATGGTAATATTATTAATATTAAACGAGGAGTAGATAATCAATTTAAACTAAATGTTGAAGGAGATGATATTGAAATTACAATTGAAGAATTTAATAATGACACTGGATTAGTTCATTATACAACAAATTTTGAAGATTATATTGGAATAGAATTTGCATATATGGCATATAATAATAATATGAAAGCAACTACGCATCCTCAAGTGTTTGGATATTATGAAAATGATAAACTTGTTGGATATTGTGGATATTCACATAGAGCTGCTGTTATATTTAAATTTGGCGATAAAATTTTTGAAGAAAATTGGATGCCTCTAGATAATAAAGAATCTACTCGTGAACGAATACCATTTAAAAAACATGGAAGTAAAACAATAGAAAATTTAAATGATGCATTTCAAGCTGCATTAAATTTTGCTAAATATATTTCTTAAAAAATAAAAACAAATAAAATGAAAGAATATTTTGATTATGATGATATTAATTTAATACCACGAAAATGTATAGTAAATAGTAGATCTGAATGTGATACATCTGTTAAATTTGGAAATTATACATTTAAATTGCCAGTTGTTCCTGCAAATATGGAAACAGTTATAAATGAAGAATTGTCTGTTAAATTAGCTGATAATGGATATTTTTATATAATGCATAGATTTGGAACAGATAATAAAAAATTTATAACTGATATGCATGAAAAAGGTTTAATTGCATCAATATCTGTAGGTGTTAATGATTCAAGTTATAATGAATTAAATGAATTATTAAAAGAAAACATTAAACCCGAATATATTACAATTGACATTGCACATGGGCATGCAATAAAAATGGAACGAATGTTGAAATTCATAAAAGACAATTTTGAAGATACATTTGTAATTGCTGGAAATGTTTCAACACGAGAAGGAACTATAGATTTAGATGAATGGGGTGCAGATTCAATTAAAGTTGGAATTGGTCCAGGATGTTTTGTTTCAGACGCAATAGTAAATACAATTGATTCTAAAAAATCTTTAAAAGATATTAAAATAGGTGATTTAGTTAAAACACATAAAAATAGATATAAAAAAGTAAAACAAAAACATGCATTTATTTCAAAAGAACCATTAATACAAATTAATGATTTACCACCATGTACGTCTGATCATAAATTTTATGTAATTGATAATTATCAACAAAAATATGTTTCATTATTTAATCTAAATAGTTACGCAAAATGGATTGAAGCAGCTGATCTTAAAAAAAATGATCATTTATTAATACAATATTATAAGAATAATATTCATTTAATAAATATTGAACATAAAAAAGAAATATTTGAACATAGAGAATTAATAGATTTAACAATTGAAGATGATGCGTCATATAATATTGAAGGTGTAATTGTGCATAATTCTGCATGCACAACTTATCCTACTACAGGATTTGGAAGTAGAAACAAACAAGCATCAGTTATTAGAAGTTGTTCAAAAATAACAAGAAAAGATATAATTGCAGATGGTGGTATTAAAAATCCTGCAGATATAACAAAATCACTTGTCATGGGTGCTAATATGGTTATGATAGGTGGTATGTTGTCTGCTTTTATTGATTCACCAGGAGCAACTATAGAACATAATCATATATTATATAAAGAATTTTATGGAAGCGCGTCTGAAAGAAATGGCAAAAAATCAAATAGAATAGAAGGAAAACATAAATTATTAGAACTTAAAGATATGTATTTAATAGATTATTTAAAATATTTAGAAGAAACATTACAAAGTTCTATTTCATATGGTGGTGGAAAAGATTTATCTTGTTTTAAAGATGTTGAATGGTTTTAACCTTTCAACATTTTTGTTAAGTCTTTTAATGCGCCATTTCCTCCACCGCCTGGTGCAGATGGACCAGTTATTAAATATTGTTTTTGTTTTTTAGGATCATAAATAGCTGCATCAATATCAACTGGTTTTATTCCTATATTTTTAAGTTTTTTTGATAATTCTTCTAGTTCTTCTGCGTCAACTGGAAATTGTTTAAATGATTTTAATTTATTAATAACTTCAATTATAACTTGTTTTTTATTTTCATCTAAAGCTTCAAACATTTTAAAACTTTTAATATTTTTCATGATTAATTATAATTTTTAATTATATATAAATTAAAATATTATATTATAATATGCCAAGTAAATCTAAAAGCCAACAACGTTTAATGGGACAAGCATATGCATATAGAAAAGGTAAATTAAAAAAGAAAGATATAAATCCTAAATATTTTAAAACAATTAAAAAATTAGCTGATTCCATGAAATTAAAAGATTTAAAGGATTTTGCTAAAACTAAAATAAAAAAACTTCCACAAAAAGTTAAAAACGAATCAATTATATTGTCATTTAAAGATTTTATAAATTCAGTTAATTCCTAAACCATCAGATTTTAAAAGTAAATTTGTTAAAAAATAATACATTTGTGTTATATTTTTTATACTTTCACATTGATTAATGTATTTTATTTTTGTTTTTTCAGCAACATATGTTGTTTTATCATTTAAAATACTAATAAATTCAGTTTGTATTTCATATAATGTCATCGAAGAACTACGTTCTATTAATTTTGAATTTTGTAATTTATTTGCAATACTATTTTCAAAATTAGTTATATTTTTTGGAGGAGGTGTTAAACGTCTAGAATTCCATCTCTGAGACATTTTTATAATTATTTATATTTTATAGATTTTTAATTTAAAAATGTTTATTATATTTATAAAAAATATATAAAACATGAAACATTTAAAATATTTTGGTGAAAGTAATTTAAGATATAATACATTTGAAGATATTCTTAAACATCTTCCAGATGAAGTGCGTCATTTATTATATGGATTAAAAAAATTAAGAGAACGTCCAGATTATCATCCTGAAGAAAATGCATTTGAACATGTACGAATTGTAACTGAACGATTATTAAAAACTGATGATCCAGATTTAGTGATGGCTGCAATTTTTCATGATATTGGAAAACTTGCAATGAATATTGGAAATTCTAAAGAAGGTTGGCCAACTGCGCCTAAACATCCAGAATTTGGTGCTGAAATGGTTGATAAATATAGAGATTGGATATGGTGGTTTGGTGCAAATCCAGATAATGTTAAATTTTTAGTTAAATATCATATGAAATTTCATCATGATTTACCAAAAATGCGCAAAAATCATCCAATTAAACGTGAAATAGAATCTAGTTCATTATATCATAAATTAGAACTATTTAGTAAAGCTGATAATATGTTATATAATTTTAATATATAATTAAATTGTTAAAATTTATGAATAATTTTAAGAATAATAAATATTATAAAGATTTAATTTATGAATTTAATTTAAAAGTAGAAAATTATAACAATAATATTCTTAAGTTAATTAATGATGAAAATGTTAAAATTATATTAAATTTTAAACTTAATAGAACAGACGTATTTATTAATACTAAATATAACGCAACAAGTTCATTTGCTTCATTAAATTCTAATACAAAAAATGAAATAAATTATGATGCACATTTTATGTTTGCAGAAATGTTAGCAATTGATTTAGTGTGGAGATATAATTATGATAAAACGTTAATTGTTGATGAATTTCCTCATTATAGTATTTTTATTGAAATGAAAGAAAAAGATCCTGAAAAATTAAAAAGAATTTTAAAAGATACAACTGTATCTATTGATGATGTTGAACATGGCGCATTTGGAAATGCAGCTGATAAATATACAATACTTAAAAATCTAATAAATGAAGATTTGTATTATTTAACAATATTAAAATATATACCAACTTCACTTAAACGAGGTTTATCAGATAATGATATACTTAATTTAAAATATGTTTTAATGTAATATGGAAAAATATGATTTTATATATGAAAATGATTATTTATCTGATTTAATATCAGAATTTAAATTAAAAGTTAAAAAAATTGAAGATACTAAAATGTTAATTTCTAACAATGATAATAGTATGACACTTAGTATATATTTTAAAAATAAAAAAGTTAACATTTTATTAGATGATACTTTTAAAATGTCATCAAAATTCACTTCAAATTCATCTGAATATAAAATAATAAAAGGTAACGAATTACTTAATATTGCATTTATGGTAACATATATGTTAACAATTGATGCAGTATGGATTTATAATTACAATAAATTTAATTTATATGATTATTTAAATAATATTATTAATAATGATGAAGAAAAAACTAAAAAATTATTACAAGACACAGATTTAACTATTGAAAATATTAAAAACGAAGAATTTATTAATATTATTAATAAATATAAATTATTAAATAATATTGTATCTATTGACGCATTAATGTACGCCAAATTAAAACATTTGCCTTTAAGTATTACTAACAATATTAACGATATTGATAGATATGAAATATTATATTATATTGCGTTATAAGTTATTATCGTATTTCCATTTTTCATAACGATCTGTAATTTCTATTAGCATTTTATTTCTCATTATATCATCACGTGTAAATTCAAAATTAGCAACACCATCAACGTCTTCTATTAATTTTATAAAATTTGGTAATGCTACATCATTTTTCTTAATGTCATATTGAGAAATATCACCCGCAATTATCATTTTAGAATCTTTTCCTAAACGCGTAATTGCTAATGCAATTGCTTTATAATCCATGTTTTGTGCTTCATCAATAAATATTAATGCATTATCATAACCAGCACCACGCATATAAGCTAATGGTTTAAATTCAATTTCTTCTGTTGATAATAAAAAATCTACTGATGCTTTACCAATTATTTTTTCAAAATTAGTATAAAATGACTCTAAATATGGTCTAACTTTTTCATCCATGTCACCAGGTAAAAAGCCTAATCGTTCTCCACCTGATTCTTGAATTGGTTTTACTAAAATAATTTTATCAATTTTTCTATCAGTTAATAACCATAATGCAGTATAACATGCAGTAAACGTTTTAGCACTTCCAGCAGGACCTTGAACAAATGTTATAGTATTGTTCCTAATAGTTTTAAATAATTTAACTTGATGGTCGGTAAGTACAATTTGCTGAAGTTCGTCTTTTTTAATAGATGTGTTCTTCTTCTTCATATAAATTATATATACAAATTTTACATATCTTGATTAGCGAATATTAAATAAAAATATATAAACAAATAAAAAATATTCATTTAATATTTAATATTAAAATGAAATAAAATATCTAATAAAATTAATGTGGATTAAAGATAATAATGGAAGATGGATTCAAAAAGAATCATTTTTAAATAGTACTGAATTTAAAAGAACTTTGCAAAGATTAAAAACATATTCAAAATGTTTAAATGCTAGTACATATTCAGTAACAAATAATTTAGATAATATTTATTCAGAAATTTTATATCAACATGGTTTTTATGTTGAATTATTAGATTCTGCACCAAATGAATTAATAATTTCTGATATATTACTAAAAAAAGGAGAAATTTATAATTTATCTTTAACACATTCTAAAGAAATTATTATTAACAATAAATTAGATTATATTGTAAATGAAGATGATGAAACTGGAGTTTTAAAAATGACAATACGAACTGCTATTGCTTTAAATTATATTAAAGCTGCTAATAGTTTGTTATTTTTTAATGATTGCGCTTTAACATATTGGAATGATTATGTTTATTATAATAAATTTATTAATGAAAATCCAGATGAAAATTGTTATATTTTAAATAGTACATCAGGTGTAGTAAATAATACATTTGATTCATATAACAATTTTTTATTAAATAATAATATTGAAATAAATTTAGATAATAACGTAATATTTAAATATAATAATTATGATTACTTAAACGTCGCAAATAATGAAGATAAAATATATTTTGTTGCATTTGATTCAAATACTAGATTACCATATGATGCAACAATTAATCCAATATTAAATTCAAATAATGAATTAATAATTAATAGTTTAACAAATGATGAATTAATTAACACTTCATTGTTAAATGATTGGATTGAAAATGTTAATATAACTGATTTTGTTATAATAATATCTACAATTAAAAATGTTAAAGCATGGAATATTTTAAATATTAATTCTTTAACAAAAATTGGTATTGAAATTTCAAAATTATATGAAAATAATAAAGAATTTATTATAATTGGACAAAAAGATAAACATATAGGATTTTATAATATTTATTTTAAAAATTTAGAATCAAATCTTAATTTAACGTCACAAAATGTAAATATATTGGGAACGAATGGAACAAGTGGTGATGATTATTTAAATCCAATATATGATACAACTAATGTATTTTTAACTGAAAATTACGATGAAAGCGATGTTTATGATAAGTGGAATGATAATGAAGAAAGAATGGGATATTCATTAGAAACTTATTGGACACCAGATAAAACAATAATAAATTTATTAAATAATTTCAGATTAATTGATATTGCATCAACTGAAAATGTTGATATTTATAATGAATGGTTTGATTTAGTAATAGATGGTGTATTAATAAAAAATGACATGACTATATTATTAAAAGATCAAATAAATAAATCTGAAAATGGAATTTACATATTTAAAAATAATTATTTAAATGTTTCAGATATATTTAATGATAATATTGAAAGGGACTATTTTAGTGTTTATATTAAATTAGGTGAAACAAATAAATATAAGCAATTCTTTTTAGATAGAGAACCAAATGGAGATTATATTTATGGTACAAATGGAGAAATAAATTTTATTGAAGCTAAAAATTATGTAATTAGAAATAGAGTTGATTATAAATTACTTAATAGTAATACATATAATGATAGTGTAATTCATATTGATAAGGATCCAATATTATATGATTATGAAAAATTTGATTTATCTGTTAATGTTGGACAATATTCATATAAAACGTCTAAAGATTTAAATTGGATTATAAGAAAAGAAGATAATTTATTAATTGGACAATTAAATTTATCTGGAACATCTGGAACGTCAGGAACATCTGGAGAATTTTTTCCATTAAATCTATGTTTTAGATTAAATTCACTAAATGATTATTTATATTATGTTAATTATGAAAATAATTATTCGCGAATTTATAAATTAGATCCATTAACAAATGAAAGTTTTTTATATTTTGAACTTGAAAATTTTATCATAAAAGATTTTTCTTTTGAAGATGATATATTATATATTTTATTAATTGATAATGATGGTAATCAAGGGTTTAAACTTTATAATAAAGACAATTTACAACTTTTATTTGAATATGATATAAATTTTGATGTAAATGAATTTAAAGTTTTAACTGTTTATAATGTTGTTTGGTATTTTTTATTAACAGATGAAACTATTATACAATGGCATCCTGAATTTGGTTATGATATTATATCAGAAGAACATGCAAAATATTTAATAGCATATTTAGATTTACGTTCTATTAATGTATTTAATATTTTAGATTTAAATTATCCAGTTGAAATACAACCAAATAATTCTACAAATAACGATAAATTTGGTTATTCTATTTCAATTTCAAATAATAAATTATTAGTATCAGCAGTATCAAATACTACAAATGGATATGTATATTTATTTGATATAACATCAACTAATAATAATATAATTGAATTAACATCAAAACAAGGAGATTCTTCAAATACTTTATTTGGTAAATCAGTTCATTTAATAGATAATAATTTAGCAGCAGTAAGTGAACCAGAATGGTATAACAATACTGGTAGAGTTAATGTGTACGATGTAACAAATAATACATTTGATTGTATTGCATGGATTCACCCAACAGTATATAACGATAATAATAATTATGGAAATGAAATTAAAAGTTATAATGATGAATTATTTGTTACTGCTCCTGGAGAAAATAATGATTCGGGATGCGTATATGTTTATAATGTAAATGATTTATATGGATCATCTTGTACAACTGGATCTAATGTAACACCTAAACAAATAATTAGATTAGATGGTAATCCAATAAATTTTGCATTTGGAACATCTATTAGTGTTAATGATGGTTATCTTGCAATTGGTGCGCCAACTGCCGATGATTTTGGAAAGGTTTATTTATATCAAAAAAATGATAATGATGAATGGGAATTAATAAACGTTATTACGTCTTCAAAAACAACTGAAAATGATTTATTTGGCGCAAATGTTTATATCACAGATACATTTTTATTTGTAAATGCATATAATTATTACGAATATGGTAAAAAACGTGGTGCAGTGTGCGTATTTAGAAATAAAGGATTTAATGATTGGGAAGAAATACAGTTAATAACATTAGATGATACATCAAATGATTATGATGATTTTGGTGGATCTTTATATTATTATAATAATATTTTATATGTTAGTGCACCAAATGGTCAAGGTGCTGTAACAATTTTTAAAGAAGTTATATACAATAAATGGATTTTACAAGATATTATAAAATCACCAAATCCATCTTTATCAGGATCATTTGGATATAGTATTGCAGGATATGATAATTTCATATATGTAGGTCAACCTGATTCATATTATAATGGATATGTATTTGGTTATGAATTAAATGAAATAGACGAAGGTACAAGTGGTACAGCTGGAATAACAGATGATTATGTTCAAATAAGTTATGTTAGACAACAAGATAAGTTTCCCGTAAGATTAGAAAAACCAGTTAGGAATTTAACTGATTTTTTAAATTGGCAACAAACAGAAAAATTTTATATTTATGAAAATTTTTCTAAATCTTCATTAGGTGATTGGGAAATAAAAAATAATACTTTATATTTAAAAGATGTTGACATTTTAGGTGTTGGCACAAATGGTTTAGATGTAATACCAAAAATAAGTGATACAATAAGTAGATACTTTGATGGTAAAGATGATTATATACAATTACCAGTATTACCGTTTAATGATATATCAAATATTTCAATTGAATTTACATTAAAACCAAATGCAATAAAAACAAACAGTAGAATATTTTATTTTGGAAGTGAAAAAATTGATGAATATGACACAACATATGATAGTGTTGAATTTATTATAAAAGATAATTTAACAAACAGACCAAAATTTCAAATAAAAACTGATAACGAATATTTAGTAATTAATTCAACTGAACCAATAAATGAAGATGAAGAAGTAAGAATCACAATAACAGTTGAATATATTAATTCAGTTGATGAAAATTATAAATATTATTATACTGGAAAAATATGGTTTAATGACCAATTAGTTGGAACTTCAAATAGTCAATTTAATAAAACTATATCTGAATTAAGTTCATTGACAAAAAATTACATTGCTAAAAGTGATAATCCACATGAACCGTTGTATTCAGGAACAATTAAAGAATTTAGAATAAGTAACATTGTTTTAAATCCTGCACAAATATCTGTTAGATATATTCCAATTGAAATAACAGATGTAACTTATCCGAATTTAATATATTATTGGGATTTATTAGATAAAACATCATTAATCTATGAAAAAATTACACAAGCAAATGGCGTATTTATTGGTGGATTATATACAGATGAAACATTACAACAAATAGAAAATCCAATTCAAATATTATATAATTCAGATAAAAATGCAATTTATATACTAACAAATAATGGTGTTTCAACGAGTGGAGACATAAAAACTGATATATTTAAAATTACTTTTCAAACAGAAGATGTTGATTTAATTGTATCTGATTTTAATATTTTATCAATTTATGTTGATGAAAGTAATTTATATTGGTTAATTGAAAATAAAATATTTAAAGAAGGACAAAACTTACCAGTATTATCATCACCATATGAAATTATAGATTTTTGTGTTGTATATAATAAGATTTTTTATATTGATAATAATAAATTAATACATGACGAAACAAATAGAACTGTTTTTGATATGAGTATTTATCCAAATTTAAATATTAATTTAATATTTGGATATTATCAAACAGGTAATATTAATTATTACAATGTTTATATTAAAGACATAAATGATATAATATATGTATTATCATCATCCTTTAGTTCATATTCAAGTTTATTAAAAATACGTGGAAAATATCCATTCTATTATAATGATGAAAATTTAAATATTAAAAAAGGTATAGAATTAAATAATAAAAAGTATTATATAACAACTGATAATAAAGTATATGAACAATCATCTTTATACATTAAAAATTTAGATGAAGAACAACGTTTTTGGAGTTGGAATGTTAAAACTATTTTTGGCATTTCAGGATATAATGATATTTTATACGTAGCATCAATTGATAATAGTAATAAAGTTCAATTATGGCGTTATAATACATTGACAAATAGAATATATTTAGTTCGTAGAGATATAATAGATTTTATGTTTTATAGTACTAATTTAGATTTGGATTTAACATTAATTGGAGATGAAAAATATTATTCTGTTTTAATAAAAGAAAATGCAACGAGTGTTAATATAATAAACACAGAAAAAAATATTGAGTCTCATTTATTATATGATACAGTTATAAATTTAAGAAATGTAAATAAACTTATTGAATTACAAAAAATAGATACTAATTCATTTTTATTCGTTGACATAATAAATGATAAAAAATATGTAGGATTATGTTATAATAATGTTGAATATAATTTTTGGAAAAATGTTTTACAAACAAATGATACTGTATATAAAATTTGGATTGGAGATTTTGGAGTAGCATTAAAAAATATTGATGTGTCAATAGATGGAAAGCATTCAATTGAATTATTAAATACTTATACTAAGTTTAATTATTATGATATTGAATTAAGTATCAATAAAAATTTAAATGAATATAATTATATCGTTCCAACTTGGACAGGAACAGCTTGGATAAATGGTGAAAATGGAAATAATATAAAAACTGAAGATTTTGGTAAAAATTGGACTATTGTTAATACTAATACATATAACACTTTAAATTCTAGTAATTTTTTAAATAATTATGGATTAGTAGTTGGACAAAACGAAACTATATTAGAAACAACATCATATGGAGAATTTTATGATAAAGTATTAATACCAGATGGATTAATTAATAATAGAGAATTAACTAATGTTTTAATATATGATCCTAAATACGCAATAGTAGTAGGTAAATCTGGATTAATATTACATTTTGAATTAATTAATAATAGTTGGGTTATTAACAATAATATTTTAAATAAAGACGTTGTAACTGTTACAACTGATGATTTAGATTATTTTATTAAACCAATAATATATTCATCTACAGATGAAACTATATTGAAAACAAATTATACTACTATTAAATATATTAATGGTGTATTTTGGTTATTTGGAGATAAAGGTTATATAACTAAATTAAAATTATATTATACTGATCAATATATTAAAAGCGATTTTGAATTTTATATTGATGAATCATATATTGATAATGTTTTATCAGTTAATTATTTTGTTGACTATAATGATGGATTTGATAAATTTTTATTATTATCAAACAAATCAATATCATTATTTACTATCCATGGCAGTATTAAAGTAAAAGAATCAAATTATTATACAGTTAAATTAGAAAAACTAAATATAGAAAATAACTTTGATTATACAACATCATTTATTGAAAATGATGAATATTTGTATCTTAGTGGATATGATGGTAATGTTAAATATACTAAATTACAAGATGTAATTAATTTAGATAGATATAATCCATTAAATTTAAAAAATGTTGATGATTATTTATATGAGTATTTTATACCAAGAATGTTAATTACGGATTATTATTTAGCTAGAAAAATTAATATTTTACTAAGAGATAAAAATTATGTTATACCAAAAGCTCAAATACCCAAGAATATATTATCGTGCGTTGATAACACATATCCAATATTTAATGAAGATGAATATATTGAATTTTCTGCAATATCTGAAACGGGTGAACCTAATTATTTAGCACATCAAGATTGGATGTATACAACAAGACGTTTAATGCTATTAGAAGGCACAAATACAGATGGAAAAACTAAATATTTTCCATATAACAAACGATTTGTTGCTAAAGATGATTTAACTAACTATGTTTTAGAAAAAGAATTAGTAATACCAACTGATGGTTTTAGACATCATGACATGCCTGAAACACTACAAAATGATATAAATACTTCAATAAGAAATGAAATATGGACTGATGGAAATGTTGGTAATTTTCCGGAACAATATTATCACACTGTATTGTATGTTAATTCAAATTTTACAGTAGATGCCAATGATGTAATAGAATTAAAAATATTTAGAACAGAAACAGGTTTAAATGGTTTAGATTATACTAAAATTTTATTAAAAGAATCATTTATTATAAAAGCAGTTGAAAGTGTTGATGCATCAACAAATAAGATTGTATTATGGGCATTATTAGATCCTGAAATATTAACTGAAATAGAACCTGTTTCTAATGAATACAATTCGTGGAATATTCGTTTAGAAAATTTAAATTATTTTAATGGTCATTTATCTGATTTAAAAAATAAAATTTCTAAACATTTGGTTGGAGAAGTTTATACTATAGATATAAACGAAAAAGATTATATTTATGTATCAACAAATATTACAAATAATACTAAATATTTTAATTTAGAATCACAAATAACAATAAATACTATTTTATCAAATAATGAAAAATTTAATGTTAAATATTCTGATTCTATTATATATGGACCTAATTATAATTTATTAACATTTTTAAATAGAATAAATCCAATATTTAATAATAATTATGATTTTGGTAATTTTGAATTTATAGGCACTTTATTTGCAAGTCAAACAGAATATGAATTAGACATATCTAGAAATTTATTATACGCTGGAACTTATTATTTTGATAATAATTCTAATAACGATTTATCAAAATTCAAAGAAGGAACATGGGTTGACATTGAAAAAGGAAATGAAATAATTAAACGTGTTTATATTGATAAGATTGAAAAATATTATGATGTTAATGATAGATATGTTATCAAATTTACGTTTGATACAAATTTAGATGATGCATTATTAACAAATAATAGTATTTTAAAAATAAAAACAAGATATAAACTAGAACAAATTTCGCTTGATTTAAATTGGACTGATAATATTAATACACCAACACCTGCAACTGATGGTGAATATGCAATTGGTACTAATGGAACAGCAGGGTTATTTGAAATAACATCTCAAATGGGATCATATTATAATGGATGGCATAATTACGTTAAAACTGCAACATCATATGCTAAAGTTTTAACAAATGATCACAATGTTAAAAAATATATAAGTGCAATTGTTTGGATCGATGATAATAATGATTTAAAACTTAATATATTTAATTGGAATAATGATCCTAATTTTGCGTTTAGACCTATTGATTTACACATTGTTGGTATTGATGCGTCAGAAGATGAATTGTTCGATTATTATGATGATACAAATAATGATTCTGTTACTGAGTTTGTTGGATCATCTCAAAAAATTTATGGTTTAAAACGCGCAATTTCTATATTTAATACTAATTGGAATATAAATGATAATATATTTGGATTAACTAATGTTGACACTACTAAATATAATTTTATATTAACAGATGGTTTAATTTTACAAAAATTAAATTCAGATTATTATTGGATATTAAATGCAGATATTAGAGATGCTGTAATAGGATTAAAAAATGTAGATAATAACGAATATTTAAAATGGTATAAAGGTACATGGTTATGTGGCATATGGGAAAATGGTTATTGGTATAGTGGAACTGTTTATAATATAAAATGGATTGCTGGAGAATGGTTTACAAACTCGCCCGTTAATAACTTTAATGTTTGGTCTATTGATACATCTATTAATGATAAAAAAATGTCAATTTGGTATAATGGCGAATGGGGAAGTGGTATATGGCATAATGGAATATGGTATAATGGTATATGGTATAATGGTATTCATGAAAATGGTGATTGGTATGATGGTAAATGGTTAAATGGCGTGTGGAATTATGGAAATTGGACTGGAGGTGAACATTTTAATGGTACATGGTTAGATGGAATTTGGAATACTAATAATGTGTCATCAATTTGGTATAATGGAATATGGCTAGGTGGTGATTTTGAAAATGGAATTTGGATGAATGGTATATGGGATCAAGCAGCAAATAAATTAAGTAGATTTGGAACAAAATCTACATTAGTTCAAAAAGCAATATGGTATTTTGGAATTTGGAAAAATGGTGAATTTCATAATTATTTAAACACTGATGAAAATGGTAATGCAATAACATCTAAAAATTATAATTCAAGTATTTGGTATAATGGCAACTGGTTAGCTGGTAGTTGGTATGGTGGTACATGGAAACATGGAATATGGGGAAATGGCGTGTGGTATAATGGATTATGGAAAAGTGATTTACAATTAAAATATGTTGAACAATATATTTTATATGAAGATCACAACCAAGAAGATTATATTCAGGCTAGGTTAATATTCAAAAATAAACATTATTATAATAGAACATCTCAGCATTTAGATTTTAATAATCAAGATACTGATAATTTAGCATCATTACAAATAAATAAAATTACTATTTTTGGTGATCCTAATATTGATAATGGTATAATGCCTGAAATTGCACCTCAATTAGGTTGGAATAGTTTTCCTATAGATCATCCTGTTGAAATTGTTGATGATTATACGTTAATAATAAAAATATTTAAAAATGGATATTATTATAATAGGTATATAAATGCTCCATTATTAACAGATAATGGTACAAGTGGTACAAGTGGCACAAGTGGTTATGATGTTTGTTTAGACGAAAATATTGAAATTGTTAAATCGCCCGTTAAAAACATTTATGATACATTTACAACATATTATGATGGTCCATATACAGTGAGTCATTGGATAAATGGAACATGGCATTCAGGCATTTGGGAAAATGGATATTGGAGTAATGGTCGATGGTTTGGCGGATTGTGGTTAGATGGTGTATGGGAACGTGGAAATTTTGGTAAATAATATAATATATAATATATGAATAATATAATTAAAAAATTTAAATTATTTGAAGATTCTTTTGAAGATAATCATTTAAGTGATTTTAATATAGATTCATCTGAAATAAAAGATGAAAAAGAAAAATCAAACGATGATTTAGATAGTCACACAGAATATGATGATTTAGAAAATAACGTTAAAGAATTATTATCAGATTTAAATATTGATAAAATTAAAAAAGAAATTAAAAAAGAAGGAATTGATAATGTTTCTATTAAAGGATTTGTAAATGAAAATGATATTTATGATTTTTATTTAGAAAATAGATTTGATATAGACAATAAATTAGTTGATCTTGATTTTTTTAATGATGCACCAGTTAAATATAATGTTGAAAGCTTATATGATTATGTTATAACTGGTACAAAAATTGCAGTTGAAAATATTATTTTATCGTTATAGTTTAACTGAACTTCCTGTTGATGTTTTTAAATTTGTTGGTTGATATATTCTAGTTCTTTCCGTTGTATTTTCCGTTGTATTATATAAATATTCGTCAGATTCAGGTATTTCATCAAATTGTCTATCATTTGGATCAACCGAATCATTATCTACAACTTTTATTCTATCTGATAAAAAATGCGCAGCTGGCATAGATCGTATTGCAAAATATTTATTACAAATTTGTAACATTGCCGGGTTTGGAACAACTGGCGCCATTAAATTTCCTAAAAATGGTCCACCATAACTTCCTATCATATTTTTAATAAATTCATCAAACCATGAAATAAATCGATCACCTAATATTATAGATTGATTTGCGTCATGTGAACCAATTTTTACAGTGCTAGCATTATCTCGTAATTGTAATATAATATCTCCATCTGGATTTATTTGTAATTTAGATTTTACATAATCTAAAATAAATCCTTCTTCAGTACCTTCATCATATATTTGTAATTTTGCGTCAAATGCAATTACTGAAAATTGTTGATATGCTTCTTCTGATAATGTTTGTAATTTTTTGTGTAAATTTATATTAAAATGTTCAGCGTATGTCCATTCTGGATGATAAATATCTCCCGCTGGAAAAATTAAATATATTACTTTCCCAATATCAGGTAAATAAAATGTACCACCATCAGTATTATATGTAGGAGATGCCCATGGTATATCTTCAATATCAAATGTTCCATAAAATCTAGGAACATTTACTTTAATTCTGCCTAATTTTAATGGATCATTTATATCAACTACAACACCAGGCCATTGTTGGTTAATTTCATCAAAAGAATCAAATATATTTAGTTTATCCATTAAAAAGTTTTTTATTATTTATTATATTTTATACTTTACCTAAATTATCAGGATTTTCAAATGGTTTACCGTCTGGATGTAAATCACCAAGATCTTTTGGATTTTCAAATGGTTTACCATCTGGATGTAAGTCACCCAAATCATTAGGATTTTCAAATGGTTTACCATCTGAATGTAAGTCACCAAAA